GTAGGATTAAAAATAAAATCATCAGATTATATATCTCAATTATTTAAGAATGATTTAAAGAAACATGATATAAATTTACCTGAATCTGGTTTTAATCGAGCATTAATACCATTTATATTACAAAGTATAATTGTAATTTATTTATTAATTAAATCTATAGGATCTGGTCCATTAGATTTATCAGATAAACCAATAAATATTTTTAATGTTTTTGGATTAGATGCATTTACTAAAATAATATACCAATATTATGAAAATAATTAAAAAATAAATATTATAAATATTTTTATTTATATTAATAAAAATATTTATCAATACATTTAAATAATAGTAAATTATCTTTAAATACATTTTTACAATATATTTCAAATTTAAATCTTTCAAATTTAAATGCCTTCAAGATTTTTATATTTTTTATATTTTTTTTTAAATATTAATTTATTTATATTTATAAATTAATAAATTAATTAATTAAAAAATTTATCAATACATTTAAATAATAGTAAATTATCTTTAAATACATTTTTTAATCAAAATCTATCTGCTCAATGGTAAATTCATCTAAATTTTTTATACATTTTGTCTCTAATAATCTTCTTAATATAAAATTCTCTGCTTTTAATGCTTTTATCATTTCATTCTTTTTTTTATTCATTTTTATATATTCTTTAAATCTTTTTAAATCACTTTTTTTTAATATTTGTTTATTTTTCATATTTTCTTTCATAAAACTCTCTACTTTTTCTTTTATCTCTTCTAAATCAACTTTACCCATCTTTTTCTCACATTTATTATCTGCTATTGATAATGACATAGCTATAGCCTGTTTTTGTGATGTTACTTTTTTACCACTCCTTGACTTCAATTTACCTTTCTCATAACTCTTCATATGAGATTCTATTACCATATTCCTACACTTATTATATTCTGTTACTGGCATCTTATATTAATTTTATATATAATATATATCTATTTTTTTTATTTTTTACTATTTGTAATACTAGATTTTATGGATTTTCTATATTTAGTATATATTTAATTATTCTTATTTTACAATTTATTATAATCTATTTTTTAAATTTTCTATTGAAAATATATATATTTTATATGAACTACTATATTTATTTTTTATTTTATTTTATTCTATTATATATAATAATAATAATGATTAATAATAATAAAATATCTAATCCAATAAAAGCTATATGTGTTTTACAATCTAATTCTAATAAAAATCTTAAGGGTATTATTCATCTCATTGAAATTAATAAAAATTATACTAAAATATTCGGTCAAATTGAAGGACTTAATCCTGGAAAACATGGATTCCATATACACGAGTCAGGTGATCTATCTGATGGATGTAATTCTCTCTGTGCTCATTTTAATCCATTTAATAAAAAACATGGAGGATTAAATGATAAGGAAAGACATGTTGGAGATCTTGGTAATATTATTGCTAATTCTAAAGGTATTGCAACAATTGATATTACTGATAAATTAATTAAACTTAGAGGAAAATATTCTGTTATTGGTAGAAGTTTTATTATTCATGAAGATGAAGATGATCTAGGTAAAGGTAATCATGATGATAGTCTTACAACTGGTCACTCTGGAAAACGTATTCTTTGTGGTGTTATTGGTTACTCTAAATTATGTAAATAAATTATTTATTCTAAATTTATGTAAAATAAAATTACGATTAATATATTTTATTTATATATTAATCTATCTCTATTAGATTATCTATTTTTTTATTTTTTTATCTTTTTTTACCTCCATTATAAGAATAACCATAACCATTATCTATCATCCATTTATTAATATGACATCCTTCATTATATACCTCTGATAATAATCTTCCATATTTATCAAATCCTACTATCTTTATATAAATTATTCCTCTTGTTTTTTCTATTAATTTATCTCTTGCTATTATAGCTAATTCTATCTCTTTTTCTCTATCAAATTTATTCCTTAATGGTTTCATTTCTGGACTATCATAACCATTCATTCTTATTATCCATTTATCTATATTACCTCTAAAATTTAATAATACTTTAATCGTATCACCATCATATACTTCTACTACTCTTGCCCATGTTTTATAATCATCTAATGTAAATATCTTATAACTATTCTTTCTATATTTTACATTTAATTTCCATATTATATAATATTTATTTGCTAACCATCTCTCTCTTACATTCCATTTTGATATTGTTAATATATAACTTTTTGTTATTCTATTTATTATTTCTTTTAACCATTCCCTATTATTTTTCTTATTTGTATTATTATATATTTTTAATAATTCTTTAATTAATTCTTCCATTGATAATATTATTATTTTATCTATATTAATATTTATTTTAATTTATTTTATTTATTCAATTTTATTTATATAATAATAATATTTTTATTTATGTAATAATATTATTTTTTTATTTTAATTTTATATATATATTATATTATTTTAATGGTTGTAAGTTATAGATTTGCTGATCAATTTAGTCTATTACATTTTTCTGTTGGAACTATTGCTTATTTTTGGAATATACCTTTTCTTATTGCAATAATTATTCATGCTATCTTTGAATGGATCGAAAATACTAAATTTGGTATTGAACTTATCAAAAAATGGATTATTGATCCTGGTTTATTTAAGTGGCCTGGTGGTAAATACCAAGCAGATAGTTCTATTAATATGTTTGGTGATAATGTATTTTTTGCTATTGGTTGGATTATAGCTTATATTTTAGATATATTAAGTGATAAATATAATTGGTATGAAAAAAAAATATAATCTTTTATTTTATATTGATCTTCTAAATTCCCAACCTAATATATTACATATTCCTGACCATATACAATCTTGCTCATATAATTTCTCCCTATTCTTTAATAAAGGAAAACAATATTTAAATTCATCTAATCCTAATAATTCTACAAACTTATGTAATACATAATAATATGATAAAAAATTCTTCCTCTGTTTATTTACTTTAGGATATACTTCTTGAAATGGTGCTTGTATTTCTTTAAACATATATCTCAATTTCTCCTCTAATATCGGACTTAATATTGGTGGTGGTAATCCATTTAATCTATTTAATATATGAACACTATGCTCATAATACTTATTATATCTTAATTTTCTTAAATAATTCTTTATTTTTGCTGGTGTTAATTTTGCCATATTTAATATTCTTTCTTTCTTTATTTCTATTAATATTTTATCAAATACTTCTGGTGGTATTTCTGTTGTTTCTTTTCCTTGAAATTGAGTTAAAATTTCATTAAAATGATTAATTCTTTTATATGCAAAATATGTTACTTCTGGAGGAGGATCTTTGAAACTAGGTTTATTTGAATCTATTACTAATTGATCAATTTTACCACATTTTGGACATACCATATAACCTTCTGTACTCTTTAATATCTTTTCAATATTACATTTTTGACATATATTAACATCTATATATATATCATCTACTCGTTTTATATAATTACTATCAACAATTTGTAAATAATCATTTAATATATCAGATTTTTTGAATGATTTATTTGGATCAAAATAATCTCCTATACTTTTTATATCTTCACTATTTATATTTATATCATCTAATTCTTCTTCTTCATCCTGCCAATCTTCATTCTCTTCATTTAAAATATCTTCTGATAATGATTTATTAATATTATTATTATTATTATTAATATTATTATTATTATTAATATTATTATTATTAATATTATTATTAATATTATTGTTATTCTTTGGATTTAGATATTTTAATATATTTTTATTATCATATTTTAATACATTATCTATATCAATATTTTCATTTGTATTATCACTCATTTTCTTCATATTATCATAATATTTATATAAAATATGACCTGTATTTAAAAAATAATTATTCAAATCATAATTTGAATTATATTTATCTATCTGATCTATTATTATTTTTTTTTGATTAATTATTTTTAAAAAATTATCTAATTCTTCATCTGACATTTCACTTTTTTTATTAGAATTTGATATTATATTATTTATTTTTTCTAGTTCTTTCTCTAATATTAATAATTCTTTCTGTTTTGATTTAAAGTTTTTTATAATTTCTTTATGTTTAGCATCTAATGTTATTCTATCATCATATATTATCTTCTTTTCATTTTTTACCCTAAATGTTGACATTATAATATTATATATTTATATTACTCTTAAATCTTATATTATATCTTATTTAAATTTTTTAAACTAATTTATGAACGAATTGTTTAGCGTATTCGTTTTTTATAATTTATTATATTCTATTTCTATTATATAGTAATTTCAATTTATTATTTATATTATTTTTTATTATGAATAATAAAATTAAAACCAAATCTTTTAATAAAATAAATGATATTAAAATGAAATTTATCTTTAACGCTCTTGAAGATGGATGGACTATTACTAAACTTGATAATGGTAATTATGAACTTACTAAGGAAATTAATAAAGTTAAAAAAGAAATTGATCTTAATCAATATATAACAACTTATTTATAATTTAATATTATATTACTTATAATATTAAAATTTTTTTCTTTTATTTTATGATTCACTTATCTGAATTTAAATATTTTTCTAATTTTGTTGATTTTATTAATTCTAATAATCTTACTATTATTTTTGAACATTATTATAATAAAATATTTTATTTAGGATTTATTATTTTAAAAAATTATAAAAAAAAATATATTATTAATCTACTTAAAAATATTTATTATTCTTTAAATACTATTGATATAATTGTTTCAAATAGAATTTATCATATCAATAATGATAATAACGATAATTTTAATAAAAAACTTATTCATTTTATTGATTTAAAAAATAATGGTAATGATTTAGGATTTATTATTAAATCTATTTTGAATGTTTATTTAAATTATTTAAATAATATTACTCATTCTAATAATATCTATATGATTAAAAATATTATTATTATTTATTTTAAAAAATTATTTTTAAATATTAACTTTACTATTAATTATTCTAATCATATTTCTATTTATAATAATATTTCATCTAAAACTTATCTCAAAATATTTAATAATATTATTAATAATAATATTGATCTAACTTTTATTAATTATAATTATAATCCTAAATTACATATAGGATTCATTCTTGATGGTAATAGAAGATTTGGTAAAAAATATAATTTAAATGGTCATCTTTATGGTGCTATTAACTCTAAAAGAATTATTACTTATATTTATAAAACTGGTATTATTAAAGAATGCACTCTTTTTGTTCTTTCTTATGATAATTATATTAATAGATCTACTCATGAAAAAAATAATATTTATAAAATTATTGAAGAATATCTTTTATTTATTAAAAATAATCAAACCTTATTCTCTAATTTTATTATAAATTTTTTAGGAGAAATTAACCTTTTACCTGAAAATTTACAAAATCTTATTTATTTTATTATAGATCTTAATAAATTTAAAACTCAGAATAATAATATTATTACTATTAATTATGCTATTGTATATGATGGTAGAAGAGAAATTATTAATGCAGTTAATACTTATTCTAATAATTTTTTTAACCATTTACTTCTTAAAAATGATATTGATTTAGTTATCAGAACAGGTAATTCTAATAGAATTTCTGGTTTTTTCCCTTGGCAAACTATATATTCTGAATATTATTTTCTTGATAAACTCTGGCCTGAATTTACTGAAATCGATCTAGATAATATTTTAAATTCTTATAATAATATTTCTATTAATAAAGGTAAATAATTTACTTTTATTTATTAAATTATTTTATTTATTAATTTATTTTATATATAAATTTATTAAATTATTTTATTTATTAATTTATTAAATTATTTTATTTATTAATTTATTTATTAATTTAATAAATTTTAATTATTTATTTTAAATTATAAAAAAATAAAATATTTATATAAATTAAGATTAATTAAAAATATGTATACCTCGCCTAATCTTGTTTTTTTTTAATTTTAATTGCGTGTATTTTTAATTTAATTTTTTTCTTTATTAAATATATATATAATAAAATCTAATAATGGGTGCTTTAATGCAATTAGTTGCCTATGGTGCACAGGATGTGTATCTTACTGGTAATCCTCAGATTACCTTCTGGAAGGTTGTCTATCGCCGCTACACTAACTTCGCTATGGAGTCTATTGAACAAACTTTCAATGGTCAAGTTGATTTCGGTAAGAAAGTCACCTGCACTGTTGCCCGTAATGGTGATCTTATCTATCATGTCTATCTCCAAGCTACTCTCCCCGCTGTCACTGTTCCCTCCAACACCTCTTGCTTCTTCCGCTGGGTCAACTATGTTGGTCACGCTTTAATCAAGAATGTTGAGGTTGAAATCGGTGGTCAACGTATTGATAAGCATTACGGTGATTGGCTCAACATCTGGAACGAGCTCACTCAAGAGCCTGGTCACCAAGTTGGTTATGACAATATGGTTGGTAACACTCTTGCTCTTACTGGTGCTGGCTTAAAGGCTGTTGAGGCTACTACTCTCTATGTTCCTCTTCAATTCTGGTTCTGCCGTAACCCTGGTCTTGCTCTTCCTCTTATTGCTTTACAATATCACGAAGTTCGCATTAACCTCGAGTTCCGCCCTAAGAATGAATTATACATCATCTCTGGTCCTGCTGGTGCTACTTGCTCCGTTGCCGACTGTGCCTCTGGTAACACTCAAAACGGTGTCTGTGTTCCTCCCCTCGAGTATGCCTCTCTTTACATTGATTACGTTTTCTTAGATACTGATGAACGTCGCCGCTTTGCTCAAATGTCTCATGAGTATCTCATTGAACAACTCCAATTCACTGGTGATGAATCGGTTACTAGCACCAACGTTAAGATTAAGCTTAACTTCAACCATCCTTGCAAGGAGCTTGTCTGGGTTGTTCAACGTGATGACGTTGCCCAGAACTGGAAGCAGTGGTCCAACTACACCGACGATGTCGATACTGACGGTAATGTCGAATCCGGCTTTGCTGCTGAGAGCTTCCCTCTCCTCTTATCCGCTCAAGCCTCTCAAGCTGCTATGAATGGTGCCTTCGGTGGTCCCTCTGGTCTTGTCAATAATGGTCAGATCTACGGTCTCTCTGAGTGGGGTGTTGGTGGTTCTGGCGCTCTCAGTGTCCTTGCTGGTCTTGCTGAAGAACTCGGTCTCCCTGTTGCTGCTTTATCCGCTGCTCTCGGTCTCCCCTTCTCTGGTCTCGCTGGTCCTGGTGTCAATGCCTCTCAATTCGGTGCCCCCGTCAATTTCGGTGTTACTGATGCTGGCTCTGGTGCTGATCACGCTGGTCTTGGTCCCGTCCGTGCTGGTCGTAACCCCGTTGTTCGTGCTAAACTCCAACTTAACGGTCATGACCGCTTCTCTGAGCGCCTTGGTTCATACTTCAACCTCGTCCAACCCTACCAACACCACACTAACGTTCCTGCCACTGGTATTAACGTTTATTCTTTCGCTCTTAAGCCCGAAGATCACCAACCCTCTGGCACTTGCAACTTCTCCCGTATTGACTCCGCTGTCCTTCAACTCCAACTTACTCCCAAGGCTGCTGGTCAAGTTACAACTGCTAACGGTTACTCTGGCTCTGCTTCTGCTGGTCTCGGCTATCAGAACTTCGGCTCTAAAGTCCGTGTCTATGCCACTAACTACAACGTCTTACGTATTATGAGTGGTATGGGTGGTCTCGCTTACTCTAACTAAACTATTAACCAATTTAATAAACTATATAAAAAAAATAAAATAATTTATTATTACTTTATTTTTCTTTATATTAAATAAATAAATTTTTTATTTATTTATATAAATTTATTTTGTTTCATAGTTAATCTTTATTATCAATAATAATTATAAATTTAATAAAATTTCTTAAAATATATTGGATAGTTAAAAATAATGAAATTAAACGAACTATTGAAAATAATAATAATTTAGAAAATCTTAAATATTTTCTTAGTAAAACCAATTATTTTAATAAATATAATATGATATTTATTTATATTTTTTCATACTTTCTAAATAATTATATAGATTAATATAATTACATTTTTTATAAATATTTTAAAAATATTAATAAAAATAAAATAAATAATGATACTTATATTGATGAAGAAATATTAGAATTAAATAAAATAAAAAATTTAAACAATTTTGATTAAATATTAATTATAAAAAATTTAAAAGAAATTTCTATTAATAATCTTGAATGTGAAAATTAATTTATATATAAAATAACTAAAATATTATAAAAATATTTAATAAGAAAAAAAAGATTAAATATAATTTATAATATTATAGACAAATAAAATAGATTCATTTTATATATTTAAATTATAAAAAAAAAAAATATTAAGTTAATATATATATATATGTCTTCTACACCTTCATCTGTGTCGCAATCTGTTATAAATCAAAGTAATCTTACTGGATTAGTTATGAGTAAGAGTGTTTCGAATAATATTCAAAACTTACTTAATATAGAAGATCAAGTTTGTCTTGGACTTGCCCAACAAGCAGATTTAAGAGTAGCTCCTTATACAAATCTTGGAATTTCAGTTAATAATGATCCTGATGTAAATTTACTTGTAAGAAGTAGTGATACACAGGCTCTTAATTTAAATAAAGTTGATGGATTACGTGGTCAACAAGTTTTATATTTTCAACATATAGAAAAAGATTTATTAAATAATTCAACCTCAGTTAGTTATCAATTAGGAACTGGTGATCATATTACTCATAATATAAATATAGAGTTAGATCCTAAAAAGACTAATCCTTGGGCTGAAGGTAGTCTTGAAATTATTTCATCTTATTTAGATAATCATCTTTCTATTGATTCGGATCAAGCTTTAGTTTGTAATATTCCTAATAATAATGATTCTGAATTATTCCGTGCTCGTAATCATGTTAGAAATCTTTTTTCAAGTGATCCAAGTGGTCTTAAAGTTTCATTTGATGTAGATTTTAACAAAAAAACAGGTTTTAGCCCTGAACATTCTTTACTTTTAAGTACTGATCCTTTAACAGTAAATAAATATAATTGGGTTGATTTACCAGATAATTTTAATATTAATAAAGCAGTTTTAGCAAATACAACTACTAAAATTTATGATATTCAATATGCTGCTTCTGATTCAATTAATCCAACAACAGGTGTTTATAGATTATCTAGTGCTTCAACTCAAGTAAATGTTACAAGTAATAAATTAGTTAATTCAAATTTTGTATCTGTTAATACAAGTGAATTACCTATTAGCCAAGATTATACTATATCAACAGATAGAGTTACTTCGGATTTACCAAGTTCTTTAACTGAAGATCAATTTTTTAATATAAATGGTTTAGGTGCTCCTGGTATTAGAGATTTAGTTGGATCTGGATTCTCAATTAATGTTGATATTAATAATAATGGTGGATATTATTCAAGTGATGTAAATTTATTTACAGTAGATTATAGTTCATTAAAGAATAATGATTTATATTATTTTGATAATGTTGTAAATCAAAATCATATTGTTAATTTTAATGCTAGATCAATAAATTTAAATAATATTACATATAATACAAGTGATGGATTTAATAATTCTAAAGAAATCTTTTTAAATTATATTGATGAAACTTTAAATAATACTGATTCAGCTTCTAATCTTCAAATCGATTTAAGTTCTACAACAAGAACAACTTTAGTTTCAAGTGATAGATTAACTCTTGGTAAGACTATTTATTATCCAAATCAACCTGTTGCTCCTGATGTTTTACAAGCTTCTGATTTAATTAATGGTTTAGTTGAATATAAAGTTACAGAAATATTAAATGAAACTAATGATAATAATAGAACTGATGCTCAACGTTTGGATACATTCAGAATTAGAAATAATAATCATGAATTACATTACTTCCCTACTGCTGTTGAAGCTCCACCAACAACTGTTGTTAATTACTCTGCTGTTGAAAACTTAGCAACAAATTCTGCTTATATTATTCATGTTAATAATAAAGTCGCTTTATCTAGCAATGATCATCCCATATATAATGCATCTAATAATACTTCATCTGTTAATTTTAATGCATATTCATATGTTCAAAATCCTGGTTCTTCTGTAACTAATGATTTCTTGAATCGTAAAGATAATAGAATTGTAGTTTCTATTTTAAATACTAGTGATGTTTTATCAAATGCTAATTTTGATTTGGTTGGTGGTAATCTTAGCACTGTTAATAATGATCCTATTGAAACTAAAGATAGAAGAACCGGTATTAATAAATTTTCATCATCTTGGGGTAAGAAATCAATAATAAACTATAATTTAAATTGGAATTTAGAAGGACTTTCTAAAGATTCTATTGAATATGAAAATGCATTAGAAAGTATTACTGTTTCTGGTTTATATTCTACTGATGGATTAACTAACCCTGCTACATTCTCTTTAGCTAGTGATGTAGGTATTAATCGCAATCTTTCTATTGAACCTTTAAATATCGAACTTCTTAATTATGTTAAAGGAACTGCTAACAGAACTGAACTTAATGTTGCTAGTGATAATTTATCTTTCAGTGGAGATGTTAATCTTAATATTCAAAATGTTAAAGTTTATAGAGTTACACGCAGTGATCAATATCAATTACGTTTTGATCCTTTATTAGACGGTTTTACCAATATGAGATTGACAACATCTACTATTACTGATCAACTTACTTATTTCGAAATTGAAGATAATAATTCTAATGTTAATCATGGTGATGTTTCTGGAACTGATAACTCAGTTCATGAATTTTATTTAAGAGCATTAAGAATTAATAATGTTCCTGCTAAGGCTACTAGAATACCAAGTTTATCTAATTTATCAATTACATTTAAAAATAATGCATTCTATAATGCTACTTATAATCGTCAAGTTAATGATCGTAGTTTAGCTAATGGATGGGTCAATGGAACTGGACTTAATCCAGTTACTAATCCTATATATATAGATACTAGATCAACCGAAAGATTAAATCCTGAAAACCAAAATATTTATTTATCATTTAGAACTGCTTCTAGTTATGTATTTGTTGGTGCAACAGTATTTTATTTAGATTTAACTGTTGATAATGATAATTTAAATAAAACTTGGTCTGCTAAATTATATAATTATGCTAATACTTCTAATCTATCCTTATTAAATGGATGGACTTTAAGCACATCTAATACTACTCCACCTGATCAAAATCCTACTTTAGTAACTGATCTTGATGTTCAAATTAATATTTCTTCTAATCAAGTTGCGGGTGGTGAAGAAACTGTTACTATTAATATAAGACGTGTTGCTAATAGCACTAACCCTGATCATGTTATTACTCTTAATTCTTATTTGATGTCTTCATTCTGGATTTATGGATTTAGTGGACAACCTTCTATTGTCACAAAATCATCTCATATTAACTCTACTTCAACACCTGTTAATGATTGGATCAAATATATGTTAATTAATAATACTGACACTAAAATTGATAATGGTGTTTATGTTAAATACACTAATACACCTAAAGCAGTTTCGGTATCATCTAGTTATCCTAATGAAAGATTTAAACTTTCTGATAATGATTTATTAGTTAAACATTATAGTTCAAGTGCTAATCAAACTTTATTCACTAGTTCACCAACCTATGATAATAATACTAAATTTATTTTCTCATCTGTTGGAAGTGTTGACGTTATTCTTAGATATCGTCGTGGATATTTAAATACTAATATTATTGGAACTCGCGGTAGAACATCTGTTGTTGTCACAATCGGTAATTACACTCAAACTTTTACCAATGTTTTTAATGGTTATCAAGCTACTTTAAATAATTTAGTAAATGTAAATGATAATTCTAAAGTTATTGATCTTAGTGTTGTTCTAACATTTAAGAAATCTTTAATTTATAATGGTTCTATTAAATTATTTAATCCTGTTGCTTCTACGGGTGTTATAACTGTCTCTAATCCTGCTAATATTGCTGGTGCTGAAACTTTAAGACAAACTATTAACTTTAATCTTAAAGATACTGGATTCTTATATGATAAATTTGGTATTGTTGCTAGAAGACCTGTTTCAAATGATACATTTAAATATATAGTTGGTTATGGTAATAGTATTTTATTAATTGAAAGAAATGCTGATTATAGAATGAATTTGACATCTGCTTTAAATGCAACCTATTCATATGTTAATCAAATACAAGTTATTAATAATTCTACACCTGCTTTAATTGCCAATGCTTTCACTATTGGATATATTGCTCCTAATTCTCAAGCTGGAGTATATTATATTTGGATTACACCTCCTCAAATTATTGTTGAAGCAGTAACTAATGATAATAAATCTGCTGTATTTAATTATAGAACTGAATTAATTAAGGAATGGGCTTTCCTTGATAACACTAATAATACTGTATTTAATCGTAATGATAATCCTTCTGTTACAGTTAGTGTTAATAATAATGCTCAAATAATGCGTTATCATAATATTAGAACCGATTCTAATTCTGCTACTACTAATTTACCTGCTAAACGTGATTATTGGATTGATATTAAAGAAAATAATGTTGTTGTTAATTTAAAAAGATCTAGTCCTACTACTGCTTCTATTACTATTCTTGATGGTTTATTAAGTAAATTACCATCTACTTTAAATGTTCTTAATAATAATAATGATAATAATAAATATTCTACTCTTAATTATTCTAGTCAAACATGGACCTTATCATTTAAACAATTATTAGCTGAAATTTATGATAATACTGCTTCAATTGATACATCTATTGGTGTTACTGACTCTACTTTAGCTAATATTACATTGTTATTCAGAAATACTATGGTTAAATCTGGAACTTATATTCTAACTTTCTCTCCTAAATCCACTGTAAGACCTTATATGTATCATGCTTTAACTGTATTTGAAAGGAGCACTGCTAATACTCTTAGTGTTGATAAAGTAGTTAGACGTGTTTATAAATACACTTTCTCTGATGTCAATTACAATACCTATTTAACCAATCTTGTTGATGTTAATGGAGTTGTTCCTGACAATGCTTCTAATAATTCTTCTTTCGTTAGAATTGGATTCAATATTGTTAATATTCAATTTAAAGACTATTTAATTCCTTCATCAGATAATACATATAGTATTTCTGACCTATTACTCAAAATTAATTCACCTACTGTTTCTACATGGAGAGATTTAATTGAAGCTAATACAACTGATGGTAATGCTTTACCTGCTAACTATGCAGGAAATAATCAATCAAATGTTAGATTTATTGTTCATGGACAACAATCTATAACTCAATTACTCCAATTAATCTATCCTTTACCTAATATCAACAAATTATTATATATGAATTGTAAAGATATCTACAGAATTAATGATAATTTAGGTAATACTATATATGCTATATCCTATGATGGCACTGTATTTGCTAATATTGTTGCTAGCGAAGAACTATATTTACAACAAAACGTTAAACGATCTTATACCAATAATAATGTTCGTAATATCCTTTATAACGATTTATCTATTCATCATTTTGAAACTAGAACCCATAATCCTTTGTAAATTTTTCTATAAAAATATTTTAATTAAATTATTTTAATAAAAACTTTTATTAAATAATATAATTTATTATTTAATAATAATTATCAAATCTTAAAAATTTTTTACAACTTATAATATATTATATAAAATCTTTATTCAATATAAATGATATACATGAATAATTTCCTATTATTAATGTTCCATAAAATCTAAAAATATATCCATTATAATATCTTCTATAACTTGGAATATCCATATAATTATTCAATATTTCTTTTATTTTATTCTCCAGTAATATATTTAAATTATGATTTTTTAATTTATAATATTCTATATTTTTTAATTCTAATTCTATATTATTCTTAAAATATAAATTATAAATTCTTAATGTTGTTATATCTTGTAAATTATATTTATTAAATTCTTTATCTATATTTTCTTCATAATATTTTAATGTTTTTTCAAATTCAAACCATTCATATGTTAATTTATTATTATTTATATAATCATTATATTCTGAACGAATTATATAAAAATATTTTATTAATAAATTATTATTATTTAATTCTATATTTATATAATAATTTAATATTACTGATCTTTCATATATTCTATCTTTTTTTAATTTAATTTTATATCCATAATTATTATAATTTGTTAAATATTTTATTAATATTTCTAAATAATCTTTTATGATTTGAAATAAATTATTATTATATTTATTTCTATCTATAATATAAAAAAAACTTATTTTATCTTCTGTATTATATTGTTCTCCTTTTCTTAATTCATTATCTATATTCTCCTCATTTATTTTTAATATATTTATAATTTCTTTATCATAATTTATTATATGATTTTTTATATTTATTGTATCATTTTTTAAATTTTTATAATCCTCTGATAATATAAATGGAGATCCACTTATAAAATATTTAAATAATCTACTATTTTTTATACTTAAATCTATTATAAATGAATTTATATCTTTTAAACCTATTTCTTTAAAAAAATCTAAATCATTTATTTCTTCACTTATATCTATATCATATTCTTTATTGTATATTCTATCATTCAATTCATATTTATTATTTTCAATATTTAATAAATTAATATCATTATTATAAATTTCATATAAATCTGTCATTATTAATTATTATTTATATAATTATAATTAATTTTTAGACTTATACATTGTTTTTTATAAAAAAAATTTAATTAATAAATTTTTATATCCTACAAAGATTTAAAAATTATCATAATAAATTTTCTTAAATTGTTCAAAAAATTCTATTGAATTTAATTTACATTCTAAACCTTTTATTAATAAATCTGTATAACCTTTAAATAATGGATATTCATTAAAATTAGAATCATACATTCTATTTAATTTAGATATATAATTATTTATATCTTTTTCTCTTTCTAATCCTGGACTCTCTTTTGATTTTAATTCTTCTGGAAATTCACCAAAATTTAATATTTGAGCCAAAATACAAGATAAAGAACAAACATCATGGTTAAAATCTATTTCTTTAGATGGATCTATTGACCTTAATGCTTCATTACTAGATGTATACCATCTAGTGCATACTTCACCAATTGGATTTAATTCTCCTTTGCAAAAAGAATTACCAAAATCTGTTATCATAATATTATTAATCATAAATTGATTATCAGGTAGATTTAATATATTAATTAAAATATTGGATGGTTTTAAATCACAATGTATTATTTCATTTGAATGAATATATATTACTTTTTCACATATATCTAGAAAATAATATAATAAATATTTTATATTGTATTGATTACATATTTTTTTTCTATTTAATTCTATTTCTAATAATGATTGAAATGTTGTATCCATTCTTCTCATTGCTATAAAAAAACCTACTCTTCCCATATATAAATCTGTTCTTAACTTACACATTATATTAGCTTCATGATTACATTTAATAACAGATTCTGAATACTCATCATATTTATTATCTCTAATAATTCTAGGTAAATATATATTCCAATCTTCAAAACATTTAATAGCATATGTATTACCATATTTATCCCATCCATTAAATATACATCCATGTGAACCACAACCTATAATTTTTCCTGGTAAAAACCAAATTTTTAAACCTGTATTTAATTTTATTTTTATCAATCTAATTAATCCTTCTCCATTTTTATTATTTTGTATTGAATCATATGAATAATATAAATTTTTTTTACCATTCTCATTACATTTTAAATATATATATATCTGTAATCTAGTATCAAATATTATATATTGAATATTATTAACCTCATCCATTTCTTTTATTTATTTTTCTTATTTTATCCTATTAATAGAATTTATTAATTTTTTTTCATTTTTTTTGATAATATTGTAACTTTAAATTATTATAAAAACTATAACACCGTTCCCATATAATTCTATTTTCTTCATTATTAATAAAGATTTTATATAATAAATTAGAAAAATAATTAGAACTCTCTAATGAATAATAAGATGGTAAATTATCTATTGAAATTATATTTAAATTATCATTTATTTTTAATACAATCTCATTAAATGTTGTCGTTTTATTATAAATAGGAAAAGGATTAAATGGATGAGTTGGATCACAACTTATATCTATTATTAATGTTGTTTTATTAAAATTTATTAATTCATGTTTTGTAATGAATGGATCTATTTTATTACTTAATTTAATACAATTAACTATAATATCATATATCCATAAATTATTTTTTGCATCATTTGTATATAAACATTTATATTTTACATTTAAATTATCTAATATTGATCTAACACCTAGACCACTATTACCATTTGGACCAATTATACATATATTTAATTCCTCTATTTTTTTATGTGATATTTTACTCCATTCTTTTAAACCTATATTTATACCACATATACCTGCATAATATCCAAAAGAAGTTAATCTTTTATTATTATTATCAATAAAATATTCAAGATCGAATAATTTACTATTAGAATGAAAGAAATTATTAATAAGAGGATTATTATTTTTTATAAAATGCGAAAAATATACATGTTGATGATTATCTAATTTTTTTAAATGATCTAATGATAATTCTTTTAATCCTAAGATAATACATTTCTTATTATTTAATCCTATATTTATCCATATATCTTCATCTATTATAATACATCCTTCATTTTCATAATCATTATCAGAATAACACCTATTTTTACTAGTTTCTACATAAATTTTATAATTATATTTTTTTATTAAAATACCACAATGTTCTGGAATTAGAGGTGTTCTATGTTCATCTTTTTTTGTTTCATTTCTTATGATAATTGTATTAAATTCCATATAATTTATATTTATAATAAATATAAATATATGAATGATAATATTATACAAAATTTAGAAAAACATCATAAATATAAAAATGTTTATAAACCTAATACATTATATTGGGGTTTAGGTATAGAAAATGAATTATATTTAGAATTTAGTAAAAAAATATCAAAAAAAAAATCAGAAATTTTAAAAAATCATAAAAGAGAAAGATATAGTGTTGATTATTTTTCTAATTATAAAAAAGGTATTATTCAAAATTTATTAGAAGAATATTTAGAAAATTATTCTGATGAAGATGATATTTATTTACCATTATTAATGAATAGTCATTCATTTATTAATACAGACATGTTTAATGAATCGAAAACAATATATAATACTAAATGTGAAAGTAATCCTAAATATAGTAATGAAACATTTTTAGATACATTAAAAATATTAGATCCATATTTTTTTGAAAATGAAGAAAATACTTTTATTTTTGATGGAGATAGTATTGAAATTGTTACATTAAATTTTTATAATACTCTATTTAAAGATGTTATTAATGAATTAAAAATGAATAAATTAGAATTTATAAAACATTTACAATTATGTCAAAAAAAATTATCATTACATTCTGATAAAGGTATTATAAATTGGATGTCTTCTAATCATCCTATAGCTACTTTTATGACTAATTTAAATAATATATCTGTATTCTGCAATGGAACTATTCATTTTAATTTAACTTTACCTACTATTTTAAATGAAAAATGTCAAATATCTAATTTTAAAGAATTCGAAAATAAACATAAAATTGCTATTCAATTAATACAATATATGGAACCATTTATTATTACATTATATGGTTCTTGTGACCCTTTTTATAGATTTGATGACACATTATCAGCTACTTCTCAAAGATGTGCTATATCAAGATATATTGGAATAGGAACATATGATTCTGATTTAATGTTAAAAGGTAAATTATTGACTAAAAGTGTTAAAGATTTAGATAGTTTTTTTTGGTATAATAAATATTATGAAAAATGTGGTTATAATAAACTTAATGACATTGGATATGATATTAATTTTAATAAACATTATAATCATGGTATAGAATTGAGATTTTTTGATCATATGAATGATGAAAAAATTAGTCAATCTTTATTATTTATTATTTATTTAATGGATGATGCTTTATATAAATATAATAATAATATTGATATTGATAACCCTATTAAAAATAAAATATGGAATAAATTTGTTGAAAGAGTTTTTAGAAGAGGTAAAAGTTATTTATTAACTGATTCAGAAATTGATTTATATAAAAAATTATTCAATATTCATACTTTTAATTCTAATTATATATCTGATATATTTAATGAAATATTTCATTATTTAATGAGAAAATATATAAATATTGGACTTTTCTCTAATTATGTCATTCAAAATAATAATATTTTTATACAAACTTAATTATATTATTATAATTTTATATTTTTGAAGATTTTTTTTTATAAATTATATTTTTTTTTATATTTTTAGATGTTATTTTTTGATTAATTTTTAATTGTGTAATGATATCATATTCTAAAATTTTATCAATTAAATAGAATAAAAATATTGAAGTAAATATCATTTGAATCATTATAATTGTTTTTAATAAATTTCCTTTTACTGTTAACCAATCAACACTATTCATAAATGAATTTGAAACACTAAAATATAAGCAATTTAATAAAACATTTTTATTGGAAATTTTTTTTGAGATTGTATTATCTATAAACATTTTTTCTGGAGTAATTAGATGAATACAATAATATATAAATGCGAATATAAACCAACTCATAGAGAATAAAAATAGGATATTTACAATAGCATTCTGTTTTATTGGAGTATATGGATTTAATAAATCTTTAACAAATAATATTATTTCTATTATTAGTAATATAAATATTAGTATGCATATTGATAAAAGTATATAATCTGATATTTCATTTGTATATTTTTTATTTTTATCTTTAATTAATACTATTATTATAAATATTATTATAAAAATTATATAAATTTTTTTCAAAAATATCATATATTTTATTTATATAATATATTAAATATCAATATATTATTTTTAAATAAATATTATACTTAATTTCTTTCTTTTCTATCTGATTTTACTTTAAAATATCTAATTGCAAGTGGTTCTAAATTCATATCTTTACAACATTTTTCCATTATTTCAATAACACTTTCAAATAATCTAGGTTCTCTTGGTCTTCTATTATTATTATTAGTTTTATTATTTTTCAAAGAATTAGGTGATATTTCACTATCTTGTTTAAGTAATAATATAAAATATCTATGAGTTTGTCCGAATGGTGGTCTTGGGTTATGATAACGACGAATTACTGTTCCACTTGTAATATCATCACCTTTAATATTTGAAATCATAAGATGTAAATAAAGTTTATTAGGAGCATTTTCTGGTAAATCTGGATCAATAATAGCAAGTGTATATAAATCATTATCACTAAGATTATTTAATTTTATAAATGGTGAAATTTTAGTCATAAAGGAATCATATAATTTTCCATTTTTATCTAAAATTTCATTATCAAACTTTACAAAAATTTTATCTCCATTATCTAATAAATTTTTTACCATATTTGAATTAGATGATAATTTTAATTTATTAAGAGCATTATTAATCATATTATTATTTTTAGGAGTATTTAATTTATTATTATTAGATTGATTATTATTAGATTGATTATTATTACTCATATTATTATTTTTTAATATATATTTTTTAATAATATTTTATTTAATTAGAAATTATAAAATAATTATATATAATTAAAACTTATTGAATGGTATCAATTATAAAATTAGAATTTAATTTATTTTGTATTAAAGGTAAATAATATTTATCAATAGATATTTGATACATTAAATCATTATTATTAATAATACAATTCGATGTCCAATTATTAAGAAACGTAAAATCAATAAGTGATTCTATTCTTATTTCAATACCTTTTTTATGTTTTTTTCTATAAATATCTTTCATTTTCCATTCTGCAGATAATGCATTATATTTATCAGGAAAACCAGATATATAAAATATATAATTCCACCCTCCATTTGTTTGAGAAGTATATTTAGCACCACCAGAGATTATAGTATTATGTTGTTTAATTCTTCTTTCTAAATTATTAGTGCAACCAACATAAGTTTTATTATATTTATTATTTTTAAGAAGATAAATATAATAGATATCAATATCTGTCATAAAAATATTTTATAATATAATATAATATATATATATAATAATAAATATATGTCAAATATAATACATTTTATAGATTCAAATTTATTAATTCCTAGTAATTTTCCAACTCATTTTAATAATTCAGAAGAAATTGTAAATTATTATGTAAATAATCCTATAGTATTTGGAGGATTAAATAATATAATAACAAATAATTTAAAAGCATATGATTTACATTATACAACTGTTGGAATTAATTATCCTTGTCCAGCCCAAGGTAATGTATATTTATGTAAAAATATAACATTTAGTACACCTGTTGGATCAAAATTTTATTATGTTTTAGATACTGCATTTCAATTAATAAACTTTTTAACTTTTAAAGGTGGGTATTTACAAGCAGGAAGACCAAATAAATGTTGTTTTATCTATAGTAGTTTAAATGCTTTAAATTCAACATTTTCAACATAATATATTAAATAATAAATAAAATTATAAATTAAAAATATATGAATAAAAGAATATTTAGATATTTTTTTATTGTTTTCAAAATTATAATATATCAGAAACTGTAAGTGATTTATTCTGTTGATATATATTTTTATTTGCTATATTACTTAGAATATTTTCAAGTTCTATTTCAGATACTTTAATATTAATATTATCATTAATTTCTTGAGGTAATGGAAATCTACCTTTAACATTTTTAAAATTATTAATAAATTTTTCAATATTTGATTTTCTCAAATTATTTTCTTGTTTAATTCTAAGTCTTTCATTTTCTTCATTAATATTTATAATATATTTAAAACTTTGAGCACTAGTTAAAGTATCAAGGATTTCGGGTTTAGATATTGATTGAAATTCGGTAGTATTTTCAAAACTAACTTTAAACATATCAATAATATCTTGATTAATAGAAGGACTAACTTCCATTAATCTATCAAATTCTTCTTTACATATTTTTAATAATTGAAGAACAGGCGTTCTTTCATCTGGTGCTTTAGCTAATTCAATTCTAATATTTCTATAAAATTTATCCCAAGATATTGAACTTACTCGATGACTTTCATTTAATTCTGAAATTCTTAAAAATCTTTCTACTGTTCCTAAAATACCTGCAAATATATTAAAAGATCCAATTGCAATAGTTGCATATGATTTAATTTCTTCAGGAAATCTATCTATAGCAAAATTAGCTGTTCCTGTTAAGGTTGATATAATGATAATAGGGATAGAGAAAAAAGCTTTTAAACGATAATATTTTGTTTCACATTTATTATGTAACCATTTATAACACATTGCTTTATCTGCCCAATCTATTAATATTTTTTCATGTTCAGGACGCCAATCAATTTCAATTATATCATTATTATTTTCTATATTTAAATTATCATTTTCATCTTCTTTAATTTCTATTTCTGTCATTATTATGATTTATATAATATACTTTTATTTTTTACTTTACTAATTTAAAAAAAAAGAAAAAAATTTATAATATTTATAGATTAATGTCAAAACAACAACAACAAGAATTTACATTAGATAAAATTGATGATAAGATAAAGGATTTAAAAAATAAATTTTGTTATATTAAAGAAATTAAAGAATTAATAACAAATATTTTAATAAGTTTAGATTCAAAAATGTCTAAAGTTGATACAATATATGAAGAATTATCTAATATTAATAAGATAGATTATCTTTTTATTTTTGGTTTAGATTCTTTAAATTTTCAAAAATTATATATTAGAATTGAAATGGATTATATGATTAAAAATTATATTTTAATTATTAATCGTTTTTATTGTAATTATTATAAACTATTTAATATTATTAAAATGTATATTTTTAAGAATATTAAAGATAAAAAAATATTAGATAATTTAAATAATTTAAAAACTTATCCTAAATATAATGATATTAATATTTACCAAAAATATGATTTTGAAATAATAACTGATATTTTTCAAGATATTATTAATTTAATTAATATATTAAATGATTATGCTATCAATGAAAAACAAAGTATGAATAATTTAAAAAATAAACAATCTATTGGATTAAAAATTAATACATTTATTTATACTTATCAAAGTAATTATGAAGAAATATTAAATAAAATATTATTATTTACTAGATATTGTTTATTTTTTACTAATAATAATATCGATTATTTATTAAAATACCAAAAAAAATTACAATTATTTTTTGATCAAATTAATGAAGAAATTAAATTAGAAAATGTTATAAATTCTAATGTTGACAATGTTAATGATATTAATTTACCTTTATCTCCTACACCTACTCCATCAAATGAAAAATCACCAGATGATATTAAATTATTATATCAAGAAAAAACATTTAATAATAAATTAGATAATTCTAATAAAATTATTGATAATCAAAATGAAAATATTAAAATTTCAATTAATAAAGATATAGAAAATAATGATAATATATCAAATAATCAAACTATTACTAATAGTTTAAAAAAACTTAAAAATATTGCTAGTATTATTAAAAATAATAATAATAAAAGTAAAAAAAAATCACCTGAATTTATTCCTATAATTGATCAAAATATAATAAATAATAATAATAATCAAAATAATAATGATAATCAAATAAATAATAATAATTTAATAAATAATAATGATAATCAAAATAATAATGATAATCAAAATAATAATGATAATCAAAATAATAATGATAATCAAAATAATAATGATAATTTAATAAATAATAATGATAATTTAATAAATAATAATGATAATTTAATAAATAATAATGATAATTTAATAAATAATAATGATAATTTAATAAATAATAATGATAGTTTAATAAATAATAATGATAATTTAATAAATAATAATGATAGTTTAATAAATAATAATGATAATGATAATTTAATAAATAATAATGATAATTTAATAAATAATAATGATAATTTAATAAATAATAATGATAATTTAATAAATAATAATGAATAAAAAATAATATTTTATAAAAAATATATTTACATATATATTTATGTATATATAAATTTAATTATAGATTAATTAGTCGACATCATTAGTATCAGATGGAATATTATTAATAAAATCATTCATTTCATCATTTTCATTATTTTGATAAAGTTTAGTCATAATAGGATGAACAATTTGTTCTAATTCTTTTTTTTTAGATATATATAAATTAGGATCAATATCATTAGTTTCAAGATTTTTAAACCATTCTTCTAATTCAATAACTTTATTATTCATAATTTCTCTTTCATTTTTAGATATTTTAAGATTATTATCATTACAAGTATTTCTAACAGTATATAAATAATTTTCAAAGTTATTTTGAGATTCAATTAGTTCTCTATATTTTTTATCAATTTCAGAAAATTTATCAGCTTCTTTAATTAATCTTTCAATATCATTTTTATTCAATCTACCACTTTGATTTGTAATAGTAATTTTATTCATTTTTTTTGTGCTTTTATCAGAAGCAGAAACATTAAGAATTCCGTTTGAATCGATATCAAATGAAACTTCAATTTGAGGAATACCTCTAGGAGCAGGAGGAATACCATTTAATTGAAATTCACCAAGTTTATTACAATCTTTAGTTAAAGATCTTTCACCTTCAAAAACTTGAATTGTTACTGATGGTTGATTATCAGTATAAGTTGAGAATACTTGTTTTTTATTACAAGGTATTGGTGAATTTCTTTGTATAAGAGTTGTCATAATACCTCCAGCAGTTTCAATACCTAAACTTAGAGGAGTTACATCAATTAATAATAATTGATCTAATTTTTCATCTTTAGATCCAGATAATAAAGCAGCTTGAACAGCAGCACCATAAGCAACAGCTTCATCAGGATTGATTGTTTTATTGAGAGATTTACCGTTAAAATAATTAGAAAGAAGTTCTTGAATTTTAGGAATTCTAGTTGATCCTCCAACTAATACTACTTCATCAATTTGATTTTTTGACATTTTTGCATCTGATAAAACATTATCAACTGGTTCAAGTGTTGATAGAAATATATTATTACAAAGATTTTCAAATTTAGCTCTAGTAAGAATAAGATTAAAATCATGACCTTCATATAATGCTTCAACTTCTATATTAGTAGAAGTAGCAGATGATAATGTTCTTTTAGCTCTTTCACAAGCAGATTTAAGTCTTCTTAAAGCTTTAACTGATTTTGTTAAATCTATTTTAGTTTTCTTTTTAAATTCTTGAACACAATAATCTGTTAAAATATTATCAAAATCTTCTCCTCCTAAATGAGTATTACCATTTGTAGCTTTAACTTCAAATATACCTCCATCAAGAGTTAAAAGAGATACATCAAATGTTCCTCCACCTAAATCATATATTAAAACATTTTTTCCTCCTGAATTACTAGTAATTTCAGTTTTATCTAGTCCATAAGCTATTGCAGCAGCGGTTGGTTCATTAATAATTCTAAGAACATTAAGTCCAGCTATTGAACCAGCATCTTTTGTTGCTTGTCTCTGTTCGTCATTAAAATAAGCAGGAACTGTAATAACTGCTTTTGTAACTTTTTCTCCTAAATAATTTTCAGCAATTTCTTTAAGTTTTGTTAAAATCATTGCAGAAATTTGTTCTGGTTCAAGTGATTTTGATTCATTCATAAAATTTATATTAATTATAGGTTTATTGTTTATACCTGAAGAGACATCATATGTTAATAATTTTATTTCTTGTTGAATAATAGGATCATCAAATTTTTTACCAATTAATCTTTTTGCATCATAAACTGTATTTTTAGGATTCATACTTGATTGATTTTTAGCAGGTTCACCTATTAGTCTTTCGTTATCAGTAAATGCAACCCAAGAAGGAGTAATTCTATTTCCTTGTTCATTAGGTATAATTTCAACTTTACCTTGTCTATAAATACCAATACATGAATAACATGTTCCCAAATCTATACCAATAGTTGCCATTATATTTATGTATATATAAGTATATAAATTTTTAAATACTTTTTTTATATTATGTAAATTATATATAATATTTAATTAATTTACCATTTATAAAAATATATATTATAAAGATATTTATATATATATATATATTTTAATATGAATTATTTATTTGATGAAAAAATTTCAACTCCTTTATGTGAAATAATGGGAAAAAATCAAAGTGATAAAGGTAATATCAATATTACTACAAGTTGGCATAATTATACAACATTTTATTATAGTATTTTTAAAGAATTACGTGAAAAAAAACTTAGAATATTTGAATTAGGTTTAGGAACAAATAATATAAATATTCCTTCTAATATGGGAATTAATGGAAGACCTGGTGCTTCTCTATATGGTTGGAATGAATTTTTTCCTAATTCAGATATATTTGGAGCAGATATTGATAAAGATATATTATTTAATACAGATAGAATAAAAACATTTTATTGTGATCAGACAAATCCATATATTATAAAATATATGTGGAATCAACCAGAATTAATTGAAAACTTTGATATAATCATTGAAGATGGATTACATGCATTTAGTGCTAATGTTTGTTTTTTTGAAAATAGTATACATAAATTAAAACCGAATGGATATTTCATTATAGAAGATATATCTAATGCTGATGAACTTTTATTTATTAATAAAATAAAAGAATGGGAACTTAATTATAAAGATTGTTTATTTACTATGTTACAAATACCATCTTTAATTAATGATAATGATAATAGATTATTAGTTATTTTTAAATCTTCTTAATTATAATATATAAATAAAAAATATATTTAAAGATAATTTACTAATAATATATTTTCATAAATATATTATTAATTTATGATTTATTAATAATAAATTAGATTATAAAATTATAATATATAAATATGATTTATTAATAATAAAAAAATATTATTAAATAATATAAATATAAAATGAATCTTAATTTTTTAAAGATGTCACGAGAATATCAACTTTTAATGGTTGTATGCGTAGTTATTATAATTGTAGCTATTTTTGTTCCTAGAACTACACCACTTTTAAGGGCTACTGTTAGTGGTCAAATTGGTAATTTACAAGGATCTGTTAATTTAGAAACATTTGATAGTAAAAATGATAATTCTCCTGCCCTTGTTGTTTTTCATGCTCCTTGGTGCCCTCATTGTAAAACTTTAATGCCTCATATGGAAAGACTTAAGAAAGATATGGGAACTAAATATAGAATTATGTTAATTGATTCTACTACTCCTGATGGTAAATTATTAGCTGAAAAACATAATGTTCAAGGTTTCCCTACTATCCGTTTATATAAGGCTGGATTAAATGATGTTGAAAATTATGAAGATTATAATGGTGATCGTGATTATGATCATTTAAATAAATATATTAAAGATAATATGTAAAATTAGTTATATTTTATAATTAATTTATTTATAATAAATATAGTTTTATTATAAATGTTTATATCTTATAGAATTTTATTTTATTTACTTATCCTAATTATTTTATCCTTTGCTTTATTTATTCATAGAAAAAATTATAATTTTACTAAAAGAGAAAAATTAAAAAAAATTAGAAATCATTTAGGAGAAGATATTTTAACTGAATTGGCTATTGATTTATTATAATAATATTATTATTATATAATAAAGATATTTCATTACTATATAATTATATTAATGATAACTATCGGTTTTTATTCAAATCAATTAGGAGAAAGAGGAACTGAAATTGGATTATATGATTATGCCGATTTTAATGAAAAATTATTAAATAATAAATCTATTATTATTACGAATAAAATTGTTGATAATGATATTTATATTAAATTCTCTAAAAGATTTAGTATTATTATTTTTTTAAAAGAAAAAACTATAAACGAAATTGATAAAATTGTTTTTGATTATAAAATTGATTTAATATTTTTTGAAAAATCAGGATTAATTGAAAATATTGAACCAACTTTATGTAAAAGTATTATACATTGTGTTTTTAATGCTTCTCAACCACATGGAACTATTTTTACTGTTATTGGTAAAACTATTAATACTATTTATAAAACTAATTTCCCTGTTTTACCTTATATTGTTAATATTGAATCTATTGATACTAATTTAAGAAAAATTTATAAAATACCAGATAATGCTATTGTATTTGGTAGATATGGTGCTAATGATACATTTGATATTAAATTTGTTAAGGATTTAATTAATAATTGGAAAAAAGATAATACATATTTTTTATTTATGAATACTGATAAATTTACTGATTCTAAATACTGTATTTTTATTAAAAAAAATATTAATTTAAAATTCAAAAGAGCTTTTATTAATACATGTGATGCATTTCTTCATGCTAGATTAAGAGGAGAAACATTTGGGTTTAGTATAGCTGAATTTGCTTTATGTAATAAACCTATAATTAGTTTTGCATATTCAATTGAACGAGAACATATTAATATTTTAGGAGACAAAATTATTTTATATAAAAATTATAATCATTTAAAAAATATTTTAGAAAATTTTAATCCAAATGATTTTATTAATTATTATGGTATTAATAATCCTTATTCTATTTTTACTCCTGATAATGTTATGTCCTTTTTTAATTATTTAATTTATAATGCAATTAATTCTAATAACTAATTATCTATATCTTTCATTATTTTTTTTTTTATTATATATTTTTTTAAAAAATATTTAATTTGTTGTTTTTTATAATAAAATTTTAGAAATTGATTCATTTTAAAAATACCAAATTGTATATTTTCATTTTTATTTTCATAATTTTTATTAAAATTTACTATATTTTCATAATTATTGTAATTACAAATAACATTATCATATTTATATTTTTCATATTTATCACAATCACTTAATGATATTAAACTTAGAGTTGATAATATATAATCTTTTAAATCTTCTTTTTTTAATTCATTTATATTTTTTTCTTTAAATGATGTTATTAGAATTCCTATTTTATATTTGCTTTTACTTAAATGGTATGGAAAATTTTCTTTAATACTTCCATCTAACCAAATTGTATTATTCCATTCTACTGGTGTAAATATAAAAGGAATAGAACACGATATTCTTACTGCTAAAAATATATTCATATTAGGTGTTAATAAATAATTAAAATATTCTATATTACCAGTTCCTTTATTTGTTCCTGAAATATTTAAAAATTTATTAGTTTTATTAAATAAATTAATAAAAGTAGTATTTTCATTAATATCTTTTTTTTTACATATTATTTTAATTAATTTATCTAAATTATTAAAATTATCAAATCCATAATTTATAAATAATCTATTTAAATTTGGATCTATTAAATTATTAAAATCTATATCTTTAAACAATTTCTCTATTATATATATATCATAATCTATTAATAATAATAATGATATTATTGAACCTGCTGACACACCATAATAATTTTTAAAATATTTTAATAAATTATTTTCTTCTAAAACTTTCAAACATCCAATTGTAAAACCTATTTCCATACCTGCACCACTTAATATCAATGTATCAAACATTATATTAATATTTTTTAATATTAATATTTTATAATATTACTTTTATATGCTAAGAAAATTTTATATGATAAATGTATAAAATTATAAATAAAAAATATTGTTTATTTATATTAATATATTAGTATAATGGATGATTTTTATTCTATTAATTTAAATCAAATACAACAAAATAAAATAGAAAGAGATCGATTAAAATATCATACTTATAAAGTTATTTTACAAAAATGTTATTTATTAATTAAAAATTGTTCTGATAATGATAGTACATATTGTGTTTTTCAAATACCTGAATATATTTTAGGACATCCTTTATTTAAAAAAGAAAATTGTGCTAAATATGTTATTCAACATCTTAATGAAAATGGATTTAATGCTGAATATATACAACCTAATCATATTGTTATAAAATGGGATTTTGTTGAAGATTCTATGTATTCTGGTTTTAGAAAAACTATTGATAAACCAATTTCTTCTATTAATGATTTTAGACATAATCATTTATTAGAAAATAAACCTATTACTTCTTTTAATCTTAATAATTTTAATAATTATAATCAAAAAAAAGATAATTTCTCTATATCTATCCATAATAAAAATGATACTCCTGATAAATTTAAAATGGTTTCTGACTATGTTCCTACAAAAAATATATATTTTGGTAAATAATTTTATAAAAAAATATTAAAATTAATTTTTTTTATATTACTTTAAAAATTATAGATTAAAAATATTTCCTTTTGTATCGGCTTTAAAATTTTTGGTTTTATATTAAAAATTTTATTATTCCTCTTCACTTTTAACTTAATCATCTCTTTTAATTTATTCCTCTCTTTTAATTCAATCCTATCTTTTAATCTTTTATTTAATATTTTTTTTATACTATTATTTTTTTCTTTTATTTTTTTCTTTTCTATTTTTAACAAATAATCTAAATTAAATAAATTATTTAAATATTTATTCTTTAATAATATACATTCTTTATTCTTTAGATCATATTCATTTCTTTTTATTATTTCTATATAATTAGGTTTTATTTCTGTTATATTTTTATTTTTTTTCGAATCATTTATTGATATATTATTTTCAAATCTTTCTATTTTTTGATTCGTTATATCATATTTTTTTCTTTCTAATATTTCTACTTTATTTGGATTGTTTAAAAAAATATATTCATTTAAATTTAGTTTTATTTCTGGTATATGTATATCTTTTTCATATCTTATATTATTTACCAATTTTTGATTTTTTAACATTCTATTTTAATATTTATTGATTATATCATAAAAATTTAAAATATATTATTCAATTTTTTATATACCTATCCTCTAGTTTTTAAATTGTCCTACCACATCTAATTTTTAATATAGAATCTAAAATAAAGATAATAAAGATTCCTAATATAATAAGAAGAATTATATCATTGTTATTATCAGGATTATCATTAAGTAATGGACCAAAATTTTCTCTAATATTTTTATAAGTTTTATAATCAGGAATATCATTTTTAGGAATTTCTCTTGGTTCATTTTTATTCTCTAAACTTTTATCTGTTATCATATTTTCTTTTAATTTAATCATTTCTTCTAATTTATCTCTTTTCTTTTTTAAATTCATTACATTATCAAAATTATTTACATATTTATCTATCATTTTTTGATAATCATTATCATTACTATCATTATAGAAATTTTCTCTATCTGTATTTATATTTGACATTGATTTATTAAGTTTTTTTTTCATATCATTCATTGCATCATCAACATCATTATTATTATTGAATGCTTCATTTAAACTACAATAAGAAATCTTCATAAATAATTTATTAATTATATATATTTAATATAAATAATTTTTACTAATTATAATAAATTATCTAATAAATATAAAATTATTTTTTAATTAATTAATAATTTTAAAAAAGATGTTTATAATAGTTAAAAAATTATAGTTATACTATATATAAAATATATAAGTAAATGGAGCAAATATTAGTAATAATTGTATGTATTATTATTATATTTTTTTTATCACATGATAATAGATTTAATAAATTAATAAGTAATCAATCTGTTCCTTTGATTTTATTATTAATATTCTTTTATTTTGTATTTAATAAATTAGATATAAAAATACTATTTATAGCTATCATTGTATTAATTTTATTTAATTCTAATATTTATAATTTAATTAGGAGATATTCAAATGGAGAAGATATATTAGAAAAATTAACTTTAAAAAAAAATATTGAAAATATTAAAGATGATGATGATGAAGATAATATAGAAAATTTAGATAATTTAGATGGTTATAATGCTGTTAATTCATATATAGATAATACATATGATAACAATGAAATAAATAATGATGATCAAAAAATAAAAATTGAAGAAGATAATATTATTTCTAAAGAAGATTTAGAAAATTATGATATTAACGATATTAGAAAAATGTTTGAAGATTTAGACAAACAAATAAATGATAATATTAAAAATTTATAAATAAATAAAAAAACAAAATATAATATTATGAATATATATTATATTAAAATATGCAAGGATCATTTATGAATATACCAATTAATTTACAAAATAATGATATTTCTTTTGTTGATAAAATTATAGCATTATTAAATAATAGTAAAGTATTTGCAGGATTATCTATTTTAATGTTAAATTTAAGTGGAAGATTTTTAATAAAAGAATTACCAAAAAGTATTGAAATTTTATTTGACAATCCCTATTTTAGAAAAGCTATTGTTTTTTTTATAGCATTTGTCGCTACTAGAGATTTAAAAATATCTATCTTTTTAACTCTTGGTTTTATATTAATATTTAAATATTTAATTAATGAAGAAAGTCCTTCTTGTATTATTTCTCAAAATATTATTGATAAAGCAAAACAAACTCAAATTATTACATCTAATTATTCTAATAATAATTTAACTAATATTCCTAATAATATTCCTGAGAATAAATCTATTTTAGAAAATACATCTAATAAAGATATTAAAGTTTATCATATTGGTTCTGAAGGTAATACCGATATATTAGATAAATTTCCTCATCCTCAAATGATTAGATAAACTATTTTATATTTTTTTTACTATAATATTCTTATAAAAATAAATTTAAATATTTTTTATATTTTCTAATAAAATATAAAAAATGTTAGATATATATATTATTAGCAAATTGTCTTTAAATACTTTTTTTATTTTATTTTATTTTATTAATTTATATTTTTTTTATTAATTTAATTAATTTTATTAATTTATATTTTTTTAAAGTGTAAAAATATATTAAAATTTATCTATTTTTTTTACTTTATTTTATATATAAAATTATTAGATTGTTATATATTAATTATTAAACTTTATATTTGTATTATTAATTTCTATTGATTTAATATTTTTTTATACTTTTTAATATTTTTTTATGTAATTTTTATATTTTTATACAAAATTATAAAAATTGTTAGATCATTAAATATTAGTAAATAGTCTTTAAATATTTTTTTTTTATTAATTAATAGTTTTATAATATTTTTCATAAATAGAAATTTATATAATTTTATATTTTTATACAAAATTATTATTTTTATATTTAATACTTTAAAAATTTATATTTATAGCATCTGCTGGATTATTTCTTCTTCCTCTTCTTGATGGTGTTAATATCTCATTCTGTGTGATAGGTGCTCTATTCTGAGACTGCTGTTGTTGTTGCTGTTGTGGTATCGTTTGTTGTTGCATACTTGATACTGGTCTTGTCTGTTGTACTGGAACATTCTGTGTATTTAAATCTCTTAATATATCATCTACTCCTTGTGGTCCTCTCATTGGTCTCATTGGTTGTTGAGGAGGAACTTGATTAAATTGTTGTTGTTGTGGAACTTGTCTATTAAATTGAGGTTGAGATTGTTGCATAAATCCAAATAATGGATTCGATTGTTGTCCTAAATTCTGTTGCATATTATTCATTGTTGCTTGTTGCAAATCCCTTGCTAATTGCGGATTCTGTTTTAATATATCATTTATATTCGGTGCTGCTGACTTAAACAATGTATTCGTCATATGAAACATAAATGCACTTCCTCCTACCATCATTAATAATTTTAATTCTGGTGCTATCTTTATACTTTCTGAATATTTATCATGTAACTCTTCAAATACTTCGTCATAATCTGTTATATTCTCCATCTGTGACTCTGACCATCCATCTAATTTTATATCTAATGGATCAAACTTATTATTCATATACTCTATTCCACTTACTATCGCTATTAAACCTTTTCTATAAAATTTTATACTCTTCTCTACATCCCTCTGTCTCTTTAATTTATTTACTTCTGACTTTAAATCATCTAAATTTGATGCTAATGTATATTTCCTTGCTGTTTTATATCCCTGCTTCTCTAATCTATCTAACTGATATAATAATTCTTGTTTCTCTTCCATTATCTCCTCATACGTCTTCTCTCTCTCCTGTATTGAACTATCTGTCTCATCCGTATATTCTGAACCTGATCCTGATGAATCACCTGACGAATCACCTGATGAATCTGTCTCACTTCCATCATCACTATTTCCACTTACACTTCCTATACTTCTTGTTTCATTCATATTCGGAGTTTTATTGAAAAATGAAAAATTACCCTTATTATTATTATTTCCTCTATCTAATGATTCCGAATCTGAACTACTTTCTGAATATGATGATCCACTATCTGAACTTTCTGATATCTTAAATGTATGACTACTATTATTATTATTTTCTACTCTTCTTGTTATATCTATATCCTTTGATTTCTTTTTTGGATCCGCTAAATACTCTAAACCTTCTAATGGTATATGCTTCGGTGATATATCTTTCTTTATATCTGGAAAAAAATTAGGTCCTGTTGTTTTATTTTGAAAATTATCCATATTTTTTATTTAATATTTATTATTATTATTAGAAACTATTTATTTAAATAATACGCAATTCATATATTTTTTTAACGAATTCTTTATTTTATTTATATTTTTTATTTTTATATTTTTTATCATCTTATTCTTTTTTATCTTAATATACTTCTTCCTTGTCTACAACATTATCTTCTTCACTATTTATTTCTATATCTTCTATAAATATGTCTACTAATTTATTTTTATTTTTTCCTTTTATTTTTTCTTCCTCTAATATCTTATTATAAAAATATAATCCTTGTAAATATGTATCACATAAATCATCTATTTTTTTCTTATTTATATTTTTTAATATTTCCTCTTGTCCTGTCTCTTTTAAAAAATATTGTGTATGTAATACTGATAATTTCTTTCTTTTTTGATATGAACTCTTTACATCTAAATTTATAACGGGTCCTTTATAAACTTTTAATTTATTACATGCATTTATTAATAATATTTCATTTATCCTTTTTCTTTTTAATTTATCTAAAAAATATACCGTATATATTATTATTTGTAAACTTTTCATTATCGGATTCTTTAAACATGGTTGATTCTCTAATAATACATAATCTATATTAAATAATTCTTCTTTACTCATTATCTCTTTTATTAATCTTTCTGTTAAAGTATTTAAACTTATCTTTTTTACCTTCTCATCCTCTTTTATTAATGATATTGTATCCCATTTCTCTATCTTATTATTTACTAATATACAATAAGCTAAATTCTTTATTCCTATATCCCACGATATAATTCTCATTTTATTTATATATATTTTTATATATATAATTAACTTTATATATTACTCGTTTTATTCTAATTTCATATATTGTATTAACGTCTTATTCTTATTACCCTTATTAGTTACCAATTTTAATGAATCATTCGCTCTCTTCATCATACTCTTATTTATCGGTATATAACACTCATCCTCTTTTATTGAATAATTTATTGTATTCTCTTCTACTGTCGGAACTAATGATATTAATGGATATTCTATTAAGTTATATGTCTTATTCTCTATCGAATCTACCGATCTAAATTTTACTATATCTTTATATCCTCCAAATAATGTTAATGTTTCTCTTGGACCTGCCATCTCTATCTTTTTATTATTACCTGTTAATTTTGTCTTTAATAAATTTAATAATGCAAATTCTTCCTGCTTTTCTGCTATTGATTTATTACTATTAAATAAATATTTTGCTGCACATGGAAAATCACAAAATATACCATATAAATAAAATATTCCATTCACATATTTCTTTGGTATTGCTATCGGAACCGTATCAAATGTATGACAATCCCATAAACATGCTATATTTACTCTCATTGGCCAACTATTCCTCATATTACTCTCTATAAATTCATACTGAATATTCTTTAAATTCTTCTTTATATAATTATTATCTATATCTTCTTCCTTCTTATTGATTTCTTTATTATCTTTATGTATATTATTATTTGTTATCAATGTATCTATCATTATTATACTATTCTCCTGTGTAAATTTCTTTATATTATTATTTATATTTTGGTGATTTATTTCTTCATTTATTTCATTCTCATTATAAGATATCTCATTTATATCCATTATACCCATATTTAAACTTGAATATTTATCATTTGATCTTGGATCAAACGGTATCGGTTCATTCGGTATCTCTGGATTATATTTTAATATATCATTCCCTAATAATGACTTATCTAAACTATTTAAATCATTATTATTTATTGGTAAATGTAATATTGATACTTGCTCTTCCATTAAATGCTGATTTATATCAAACACTTTTAAATTCTTTATCTTATTATCTTTCGGTTTTCTTCCTCTCTTTTTTGGTATTCCTACTATTACATCTTCATTCTCCTCTGATTCGTTACTTTTTATTTTTGAATTTTTTATTGTTAAGACATTACTCTTATTATTCTCTATATCATTCTCTTTATTATAATTTTTTGGCTTCCTACCCCTCTTCCCTTTTATTTTTATATTTTTATCTTCTATATTCTCTATCTCTGATAATTCTTCTTTTATTGATTCTTTATTATTATTTTCTAATTCTGATAAATTTTTTTCTAATTTTTTTACCATTAATTTATTATTTATTAATTTGTTTTCTTTAAATATTTTATTTTATTACTTTTATTATTTATAGATTATTTTATATTTTACTCTTTTTATTTGTTTTATATTTTTTATTTTAATTATAAATATATATTATATGATATTCAAAAAAAAATTAAATAAATCTATTATATCTAATAATTTTAATAATATTAAAGGAGGAGACTCTACTACTAATATTCAAGATTTAAAAAATGAATATTATAATTTATTTCAAACCAATCAAAATTTAATCAATCTTAATAAAGACATTAATAATATTTGTAATTCTATGAATCTAATTAAAGTTAATATTATTAATATTATTAATCTATTTAATATTAATTTTCCACCTGATTTTAAAATATCTCTAAATTTTGATAATAATAAATTATCCCTAAATAATAACAATAATATTTTATATTCTTTTTATAACATTAATATTCCATCTTTAATTAATTATTTAAATAATATTCATTCTAACTTACAACAATTCGTTTTAAATCAATCTGATAGTGCTAATACCCTACATACTGATATTAACAATATTATTCATATTCTTGAAAATATTTCTAATACTTTTCAAAAATTTAAATTCAAAAATATAGATATCAATATTTTATCTTTACTTAATAATAATAATATTTTATATACTAATGTTCCTGGTAAATCTGCTATTGTTTTTTTATTAAACTTTATCTTATTTATTTTATATATTATTATTTCTAATATTGATTTAGATTCATAATTTTAATAAAATATTATACTTGTTATCCATATATATTATTAAATATTTTAGATATATCTAGTTTATAAATTTGTATAAAAAAACTAAAAAAAATATATTTAAAGATTATAACATTAAATATATTTAATAATGGATACAGGTTATTTAGAATTAATTATTGGACCTATGTTTGCAGGTAAAAGTACTGAACTTATTAGACAATATCGTTTATTTACTTTAATTAATAAACGTGTTCTTGCTATTAATAATTCTTTAAATAATAGATATGGTAACAATAAAATTACAACTCATAATAAAGATACTTTAGATAACTGTATTATTCTCGAAAATTTATCTGATTTAAATAATGATCTTATTCAAAATAATGATGTATTTTTGATTGAAGAATTACAGTTTTTTAAAAATGCTTACAATTTTATTAAATTTTTAGTTGAAGATAAAAATAAAATTGTTATTGCTGCTGGTCTTGATGGTGATTCTAATCGTGAACCTTTTGGTGATGTATTGAAATTAATACCTATTGCTGATAAAGTCAAAAGAATTAAAGCTATCTGTAAATTATGTAACGATGGAACTAATGCTATCTTCACTAAATGTATTTCTAATAAAAATTCTAAAATACTTGTTGGTGAAAATAATCATTATATCTCTGTTTGTAGAAAACATTATTTACAATAAATTATTTTTTTATTTATTTATAATTAACTTTAATACTATTTAAAACTTTAATTTTATATTATATTATATCTATTTTTATGCAATCTTCTATTAATAATCATAATCTATCTACTTATTATACATTTGATGATGTTGCTTTAATTCCTCAATATAATTCTGTTTTATCTAGAACTCATGTTAATTTAGATACTTATCTCACTAATACTATTAAAATATCTAATCCTTTAATCCCTGCTAATATGAATACTGTTATTAATGATGATATGGCTGACATTCTTATTCGTAATGGATCTATACCTATTTTTCATAGATTTTTATCTGATCAAGATGCTATTAAACAAGTTACTAAATTTAAAAATAAATGTTTTGCTTCTATCGGTATTCAAGATAATTATAGAGCTATTCAATTATTTGATAATGGTGCTTTAGGTGTTTGTATCGATGTTGCTCATTGTCACTCACCTACTGTTATTAATCTTATTAAAACACTTAAAATTGAAAGACCTAATATTCAAATTATTGTTGGTAATATTTGCACTAGACAAGCTTATATCGATTTAGCTGAAGCTGGTGCTGACTGTATTAAAGTCGGTATCGGTTGTGGTTCCGCTTGCACTACTAGAATCGTTACTGGTTTCGGTATACCTCAATTTAGTGCTATTTTTCAACTTAGAGATCTTATTAAAAAATATAATGTTCCTATTATTGCTGATGGAGGTATTCGCAATCCTAGAGATATTGCACTTGCTATTGCTGCTGGTGCTAATTCTGTTATGCTTGGTAGTATCTTCTCTAAAACTTATGAAAGTGCTGGAACTAAATCTATTAAACTTAGAATCAAAAATATTATTAATGATGATTTTATTAAAAATAATGATTATTGGTTTGAAGTTAAAGGTAATGTCCTTCAAAATTACAATAAAGATATTATTGATGAATGCTTTGTTAATTATTGTGGACAAGCTAGTAAATTATTCCAAGATGAATTCTATGGTAATGTTAAAAAAGGAACTGTACCTGAAGGTATCAATTTCAAAGCTAAAGTTGAAAATTCTGTACAAGATATTATCGATTATTATTCTGGATGTCTTAGAAGTTCTCTTACTTATGCTGGTGCACTTAATATTAAAGAATTTCAAAATAATGCTGAATTTATTCATGTTACATCTTCTTATATGTCTGAATCTTTCCCTAGACCTGAAAAAAATTAATATTTCATCTTTCTAAAAATTTATATTATTTTATAAATTTTTATATTTTATAAATTTTTATATTTTTTATTTTATATTTTATTTTAATTTTTCATATTTTTTTATTTTTTATATTTTTAATTATGCATAAATACTATCTTTTTTATTTTACCATCATTTTTTATTAATTTATAAACATTATTTTTACTATTATTTACTTCTCTTATTGTAAACACATACTCTATATTCCTTCTCTTAGGTTCTATTAATTTTGCTGCTATTTTTTCTACATTTATTTCATCACTTGAAAACTTTATTTTATTATTTATTATATAATTCTTTATCTTATTTTTTGAACCTCCTATTGCTGGAGGTGTTGGAATTACATTATTGTCATATATTGAATTCTCTCCTACTTGTTTTAATAAATTATTTAATTGAACTGATGTCTGTGATATTTTTCCTGTTTGATCACCATCTACTATTCTATATTTATAATTTATATCATTCATTTTATTATTTTTATAATTATATTTATTATTTATATTTAATTATTTTTCATTAAATAATCATCATATTGTGTTACAATATTTTTATAATAATGTTTAACTTCTTTCCCATTATAATATACTATTTTTGGTTTATTTAATTTTATTCTTGTCCCTATATATTTATATTCTTTATTTGTATTCTTATTCCTTATTATAAATACTATAAACTTATTATCATTATTACTATTACTATTATTTAATTTAATTTTTCTTGCTAATATTGTTAATATCTTATTCGCCGCTGCTTTTGGTGTTTTACCTTCATATTCTCCATATGTATTACCCTCTTTTGGAAAATCTACTAATGTATAATATGGCATCTATATATTCTATTTAAATATAAAATATACCTATAAATTTTTATAAATTCATTTCTATTCTAAAAATATTATATATTATTATCTTTTATTTTTAAATAATTTTTATTTGAATCTATTGTATTAAATTATTATATATACTACTCATTCTTACTATCATTTTTATTAAAATAAATGTAACTATTTCACAATTTAATATAATGAATAATATACTCAATACTATTGCTAATAATTCTTTAAATATATTGTTATTATTCATTTCAAAATATTTATTTAATTTCCTTATTAATCCTAAAATAAATCCTAGATAACATGAATATTTTAAAAAAATTATCATATCCTTTATTACTTGAATTCTCATCTTTTCATTTTTAATTCAAATATTTCTAATTTTTTTTTCAATTTTTTTATTTAATATAATATTTTATATAAATATTATATTATTTATTTATTGAGTTATTATATTTATTTCTCTTGGTTCTTCTTCTTAACAAGTTTAACTTTGGGTTCATATTCGAAGACACGATTCTTAACACGGCGTGGCTTATCAAGTTTCTTGTAATAACCATGATAAGGACCATAAACCTTCTTCTTAGAACCCTGAGTTGTTTCTTGAATTGAAAATGTTACACGACATTGAGTCTTATTCTTGGTTTTCATATCATGACACATTATTGAAAGAGCTTTCTTGGCAGCATCCTTTGGAGTTGGCTTTTGCTTACGTGCTTGACCCTTTCCCTTACCCTTTCTCTTAATATTAGAAATAGCATAACGACCAAAATCCTTCTTTTCACCATCTACTTCCACAACCTTAAAATAACGGCTATTAGGATCTTCCTTCTCTTCAGCACCACCTCTGAGAGAAAAATCTTCTTTCTCTTCTACATTTGTTGGAACTGGTCCTGGTTCTCCACCACGATGATGTCTCTTCTTCATATGCTTCTTAGTATGCTTCTTTAAAGCCTTCTTCATTGCTTTCTTCATCTTACGTGATGAACTGCGGGAACGAGAACGACTCTTTGAAGCACCACCTCTCTTTGAATGAGAGCGAGAGCGAGAGCGAGAACGAGAACGAGATTTTGAGTGAGACTTAGAACGAGATTTACGTGACTTACGTGACTTTGATTTCTTAGCACCTCCATCTAACTCATTCATATCTTCTCTATCCTTCTCTTCAGCACCTCCACGTCTTGAACGTGAGCGAGAACGAGATTTAGAACGAGATTTAGAGCGAGATTTAGAGCGAGATTTACGTGACTTACGTGACTTTGATTTCTTAGCACCTCCATCTAACTCACTCCTCTCTTCAGCACCTCCACGTCTTGAACGTGAGCGAGAACGAGATTTAGAACGAGATTTAGATTTCTTAGCTACAACTTTCTTTGATTTGGAACGAGAGCGAGAGCGAGACTTGGAACGTGACATGCGACGACCACCTTCCATATCATCAACATTATTTACTACTGAATTTGATTCAACCATATCTCCATTTTCCATATTTTGCATATCTTCTCTACGTGGTTTACGCTCACCACCTTTATATGACTTTATTAAAGAATTTAATTCTTTTAAATCGTCTTTAAATTGTTTTTCAGAATACTTTGCCATTATATATAATAAAAAGATTTTTTTTTATTATATAAATCTTATTTTACTTTTCTTTTTATTTATAATAATTTTATTAAAATATAAATTAATATTAATAATAAAATATTTACTGTATTTTTTTTTTTTATTTTATTACTAAAACATTCTATATTTTTTAAATTATCTGTGCTCGATATATGCATTATATTACAATTATTTCCATTATTTATTATATTCTCTATATTTTTACTATTAAATGATTGTATTGTTTTCGATTTTATTAATGTTTCATTCTTATTCGTTGAACCTGTTGGATTTGTTATACCTCTACTATCTGTAAATATATTATATCTTGGTTGTGATGATGACATTTAATATATATATATTTTATATATATTTATATATATTTACTTTTTATAAAACTGTTTCATTATCTACCTTAATAAAACAATATAATTCTATATCTAATAAATCATATCCATCTACTTGATATATATCTATTAATTTAAAATTATTCCTTATTATCATATCTATTGTTTGATTCTTATTCTTTGGTATATATAATTTTGTTGAATTATAATATTTTCTACTATCTCTCATTTCTATTTTTTCTTTATATATTACATGATCCTCAAACTTTTCATATAATCCATCATGACTAAAATTATCAAACTCTGTAAATGCATGTAATTTATCCTCTGAATCTACATAATGTGAACTATATACTCTTGGTGCTGGTACTAATTTATTATAATCAAATATGTGTATAAATAATTTTCCATCTGATTTTAACCACTTATTTATATTACTTATTATATTAAATTGATTATTATATGTATTATGATATAATGTATCTAATGTGCATAATATACCATCAAATGTATTTAAATTATATAATTGATCATTCCTTATATCACCCCTCATAAAATTACCGGTTGGTGTTCTTATTCGCGCATATTTTAACATATTCGTTGATCTATCTACTCCTGTCATTTTATAATTTTTAAATAATTTATTAAAATATTTCCCTGTTCCTACTCCTACTTCTAATATTGATGATCCTGGTGTTATATTCTTTTCTATAAATTCTATATCTTTGTCAAATATATATTCTTCATTAAATACTATATCATATATTTTTGCATATACTTCATCTACCACTTCTACTTGATCATTATTATCTAATCCTATAAAACCCTCTATATTATTATCCCTTTTTCTTAATACAATTACTATGATCAATATTATTAAAATTATAATTAATATTAAATTTATATTTTTCATTCTAATATTATATATTAAATATATATTAAATATTTATAATTTTTATTACACTATTTTATAATTTATTTATATTTATTTATATTTATTTATATATAAAGATTATTTAATAATTATATATATATTTAACTTTTTTTTTACATATGTCTGAAGATAATAATAATACCTCTTTTAATTTACATAATAATCCTAATAGTAAATTAAATATTCCTACTAAAATGGATAACACTGATTCTGATCATTATATTATTGATCATGTTAAAAAACTTCAATCTTTTGCTTTTAAAAATGATAGAAAAAATTGTTTAGATAATTTTGGATTCTTTTTTGAAAAATATCCTGCCCTTTTTAATATGATTACTGATGATCCTCATAACTTTGATTTTCAAAGATTATATGAAATGTTATCACTTCGTAGAAAAGTTTCTAAAAATGAAATTAAATATGAAGATGCAAGTATTTACATGGGTCAAAAATATTATAAAGAATTTGTTGCTGATAAAGTTCCTAATAATAACTAATTTTATTTAATAATTTATAAAATATATAAATTATTTCATTTATTTTTTTATTAATTCCTTACTACTTCTCTATTAAAATCTTCTTTTACTATTTCTGGTAATTCATTATATTTTAATTCTAATTCTTTTGTTATCTTATTTCTTAAAACTTGATAATGACCTCCTCCACTTCTTATATGTAATAATAATACAAATACTTTTTTATCTAACTCATTTTTCTCTGTTCTATAAAAATCTGATAATGTTTCTACTAATAATCTATCACTCGCTAATGATATAAATCTATATTTTTTATATTTTAATAATAATTTATTTATTCCCATCTCTTCTGCCCAATATCTTATTATAACATTATATTGTTTATCATTTTTTCTTAAAAAATATGTAAATCCTTTACTTGCTGATCTCTTTACTATCTGTTTTAACATATTTAAACTATTTTTACTTCTTAATATATCTTTTATTATCTCACAACCTAATCTTCTTATTCTTTTTGATTCATCTTCTATATCTGCTAATTTATATATTTTTATTAATTCATCTCTTTCATCTACACTCTCATAACTTATGTAAAATGGATTTTCATCCTCACAATAATTTATATGATTAAATACCTCTAATAACCTCTCTACATCACCTTCTTGATAATCTTCTGATAATTCTCTTCTTAAATCCTCTGGTGTTTTACCTAATACCTTTCCTATTGCATAAAAAAAACAATCACCACTTCCTCCTACATCTACTATCTCATAATCTTTACCTATTACATCTCTCCATGCATTATTCTCTGTCCATTCTATTACATTTCCCATACAATTTTTATTTTCTTTATTTTTTTTATTTTCTTTATTTTTCATCTCTAAACCCTCTATTTTATTTTTTATTTTTACTAAATCTAATTCTTCTCCTAAATTATTTCTAAATTTTGTTATTTCTATTATTAAATCTCTTTTCTCTTTTAATCCTTGTTTTATTACTTTTTCTATTATATCATCTTTAATATTTATTTTTCTCATTAATTTTAATAAAACATTATCTACTTTTATCATTAATTTATTATTACCTTCATTATCTTTTTCATTTTTATTATCTTTTTCATTTTTATTATGTTTTTCATTTATATTATCTTTTTCATTTTTATTATTTTTTTCATTTTTATTATTTTTTTCATTTTTATTATCTTTTTCATTTTTATTATCTCTTTCATTTATATTATTTTTTTCATTTATATTATTTTTTTCATTTTTATTATCTATATTTATATTTTTTTTATTTAATGATTTTTCCATTTTATTTATATTTTGTTGCCGCATTAATATTTTATTTACTATTTTATCTGCTTCATTGTTTGATATTCTTGGATATTTTATATATATATAATCATATAATTTCTCAATTTTATTTTCCTTTATATTCAATATATTTTTGTTATTTGTATTATTCATTTTATATGATTTATAATATGCTTTTAATATATTCATCGCTTCATTTTCTGATATTCCTGGATTTTCTTTATATACTCTATCTAATAGTATTACATATATTTCATTTTTGTTATTATCATTATTATTATTTATATTTACCTTATTATTTGATCTTTTTAATCTAATTTCTTCATTTTCATTTATATTCGATTTATTTAACTTTTTTGCTATATTTCTATTATCCATTTACAAATTATATTATTTATCAATATATTTTTTATAATAACTACTCTCTTTATTTATTGGTATATTATTATTTATACACCAATTAATTGCATTATTTGTTTGATTCTTTAATATTTCTATATAATCCTTTGTTGATGGTCTATTATTTATATATTTTAATGTTTTTTCAAATATCTCCTTTTGATTCTTTAAATATTTTTCATTAATTTGTTCTAATTCTTCTATAAATTCTGGTATTAATTCTATTCCATTTATATCTATTATATCTTTATTAAAATATTGTATATGATTTATTAAAGTTTCTATTATTTCATTCTCTATACCTTTATATCCTTTACATATTATATATTTCTCTGAATTTGCTGCTCTACTCGTTAATGGTTTATCTATATTTACTTCTTCAAAGTAATTTTTTAATAAAATGATATATTTTAATGTTAATATTGTATAAATATCAAATATCTTTACTACTAAACTACCACCCCTCTTTAATACTTTTAAACCTATTACTATTTCTGAATATATTATTTTATATGATAATTGCTCCTGTAGATTAAAATCTATTGAATAATCAAAACCACCATCTGCTGTTACTAATTCTATATCTAAATTATTTATATTCTCTAATAATCTTTTTATATCTTCTATTTCATATAAATCTCCATATATAAATCTTACCTTTTCTTGATTTATTTTATTTATTAATTTTGACCATGATGGAATATTTTTATTATTATTACTATTTAATGTAAATCCATTTATTATTCCTATTTCATCTCCCATATATTCTAATATTGATTCTATAAATCCTCCTGGTCCTTCTGCTAAGCATAATACATTTATTTTATTATTATTATTCTTTTTTAATAACTTATATTTATTTAAAATCTCTATCATTTTAAAATATGATCTACTTACTGGTTCTTTTAATGCTATGCTATTATTATATTTTTTTATATTTGTTATATGAATTAATTCATATGGATTTGTAATTTTTTTTACATTATCCCATTCTACTTTAATCATTGATAATTTATTTTTTAATTCCATTATTTCATCACTTTTTTTTTTAAATATTATATAATTATCTATTTGATCATCTGATAGTAATATTATATTTTTATAATCTATTTTTAAATTAATATTAGTTATTATGAGCATAACTATTATTATTATCTCTTTTTTAAATATTTTATTTTTACTTTTAATATTATTATTTTTTATATTCTATTATTTTACTTTTTATTCTTCTATGTAATCCTCTTGTTTTTTATACATATTTAAATTTATTGTTTGTTCTTTTTTCTTTTCTTCTTCTTTATTATGTTTTTTTAATAATGTATAATATTTTGTAAATACTTTATCCGATGCTATCTTTATTTTTTTAAATACTAATGCATTATACATAAAACTTAATTCTTTTTCTTTTTCACTTAATTTATATTTATTCTCTTTTTCTTTATATATTTCTTCAAAATCTTTATTTATTTCTAATTCTAAACCATATTCTTCTGCTAATTTTATTATATATTCTATATTTACTAAATTTTCCTTTATTCTTATTTCATTTCCATTATTATTTAAATAAAATTCAATCTCATAATTATAATTTGGTTTATTTATATCATATGTTTTATTTCTATATTCTTTATGTATACTCCATATTAATTTATCTTCTTTTTCATCTTTACCCTCTATCTCCTTTTCTTTCAATAATTTTTCAAATACTTTTCTACCATTTAATATTGTGCTTACAAATTTACCATTCATTTTTAAATTATCTGTTATATTTTGAAATATTCCTCTTATACTATATTCATCTTCATAATATTGTTGTAATGTAAAAAAACATGTTATTATATCAAATGAATATTTATTTGTTATATATTCTTTTAATTTTAACTCTTGAACTTTATTTAAACCCATCTCATAATTTGGAAATACTAATCTTCTTATATCACCCCAAATAAAATTTGTATCTGGTTTTGGTCTTGGTAATGTTTTATAATTATTTATACAATAATCTATATTCATTTTATTATTATCTATACCTATTACTTTCTTTAAATTAGCTTTTACCCATTTTAACATATCACTTCCTTTTCCTACTACTAAATCTAATAATGCACCCATTAATAAAGGCTCTCCATCTCTTTTTATTTCTTGTTTTCCACCTGGACTGTTTTCTATTATTAAATTTGTCTTTACATATAAATTATGAAATTTTAATATATCCAATCTTCCACTATTATTTATATTTTTATTATCCTTTTTACTCATATTTAATACTTCATTCTCATTTATTTCTATCTCATTTATATTATCTTCACCTTCTATTTCTCCTGTTGTTATTGAATATTCTGATATTGGATTATTTATCTTTTTCCATATATCATATGCTGTTTTTTCATAATTACCATATATCTTTGCTCCATTTTTATATTGTTCTGTTTTATCATATCTTACTCTTATAGGTCTCCAATAAAATATATCATTCTCTTTCTCAAATCTAAATTCTACTATTGTATTATCATTTATTATATCTCTATGCTTTGTTACTGGATCTTCACTATACATTATACCATTCTCATCTATTTCTATATTCGCTTCTGTATATTTATCATCCATTCCTTCTGGTGAAAATAATCCTGGTTCTATTATTTTTAACCACTTTTTATTATTCTTATTATATTCCTCTCTTACTTTACTTATCATTAATTTTACTTTTTTATACCTTATTGTTTTTGATGGTATTCCTGGTATTCTACTTAATTTTATATATGGAAATATTTTATCTACTTTTATATCATTATAATCCTCTTTTACTGTTTCTATTAAAAAATCTATTGTTGTGTATTCTATTGGTTTCCATTTTAATAAATTATGCCATGCTCCTGATTTTATCGGATAATTCTCTTTTACTGGAACAAATATTAAACCATCTACATTATATGATGCATCCATTCTATTATCCCATAAATATTTTATATTCTCAAATATCTTTTCTCCATTTCCAAATAAATAATCTTTCATTAATATTATCATTTCTTCACTTTTTATTTTATTTATTACATCTTTTAAATAATTTAATCTTGATCTTTTTCCTGTCTTTTTATCTATATTACTCAATTCTAATGGATTTGATCTTACATCTTCACCTTTATAATATAAAATATCATATGGTAAATATATATTATCATCTTCTACCCATTCTCCCTCTATTATTGTATCCTTATAATCTTTTGTTTCTTCTAATTTTATTGGTTTAAATAATAAATTCACATCTATTAAATAACCTGACCCTTTATTATCTATATATAATAAATGTCTCTCTCCATCTGCCTTTATCGTTACTGCATAATCATTTAAAATACTTATACCTTCTTTTGTATCTCTTAAATTTGATTTACTTAATGATACTGGATTTGCTGCTATAAATTCTAATTGATTCTGATTTTTATTATTATTCTCTTTTACTTTATTAATTTCTATTAATTTTTTATATTCTTTATAACTTTCTATTATTTCTGTTACTTTTTTTAATTCATTTCCACCTTGTAATAACATTATTATTGTTCCATTTATCTCTAATAATTCTTCTACTATCTTCTTCTTATCTACTCCCTTATTATTTGCTTCTACTTCTATCTCATATATTGGAACCATATTAAAATCAAATTCTCTAAAATCTCTATATTCTCCCATCTTTACTATACTCATATCTATTCTACAACTATCATAATATATCCTATATGTATTTTTATATCTTATCATTTTATTCTCTGTTTTATCATTTGTTCTCTTTATATTCTCTTCATTCTCTTCATCTGTTTTATTTATTAATTTCTCTCTATTTAAACAAAATCTTAAATTATATTCTTCTATATCTATTATCTCTTTTTTACTCTTCTCAACATATTTATATTTTATTTCCTTTGTTATTTTATTCTTTACCCAATATAACTTTATTTCATCTATTCCCTCTATCTCTAATCTTATATTTGTTGATTTATTTGTTGTTCTTAATGTATATAATATATCATACTTTTTACCCATACCCCCTTCCTCTTCTGTCTTTATAAAATAATTTAATACATTCATGAACCTATTATACGATATTGTATTTATTAAACTATCTTTATTATCATTATTTCTAAATTTCGAATTATATATTCTACTTTCTAATTCATAATCTTTATTATTCTTATATTCATCTGTCAATTCCAATAATTTATTATAATTTATTTTAGATATTTCCATATCAACCAATCTTTATATTATTATAATATATTTTTTAAATACATTATTATCATTACATTATTATCATTACTATTTTTCTTAAATTTTTATATTTTATTTTTTTTTATATTTAATTAAATTTATTTTTAATAATTTATTTTTATATTTTAATTAAATTTATTTTAATTTAATTAAATTTATTCTAATTTATTTTTTATTTTAATTTAATATTATTAATATTTCATTTATTAATTCATTCTTTGTTTTTTTTATCATTTTTTTTGTTTTTTCTGATTCTTTTAATTCACTTATATTATATTTTTTACATTCTTCTACTAATTCTACTAATTTCATATTATTTAATTTTTTTATTATTTCATTATTTTTCATATTTTTTTTTTCTTTATCATTTTCATCATTATCTTCAATTTCTCTCTCTTCTTCATTTTCAATCTCTTTCTCTTCTTCATTTTCAATTTCTCTCTCTTCTTCATTTTTAATTCCTTTCTCATTTTCAATTTCAGTCTCTTCTTCATTTTCAATATCTTTATCTTCTTCATTTTCAGTATCTTTGTTATCTTTATTATCTTTATTTACTTCAATTTCATTATTATGTTCTATATTAATATCTTCATTTTCAATATTAATTTTATTATTTATTTCATTTTCTTCATCTTCATTATATTCATATTCTATTTCTTCTTTATTTAATAAATTTTTATATTTTTCATCTAATGTTATCTCATATAATTTTTCTAATATTTCATTATATTTTTCATTAATTATATATTTATTTTCTCTATCAATTAATGATATATATTTATCATATTTAATTTCTTTATTTATAAATATTGTAGGTTTTTTCCAGTCTATTATTTTTTTTTTAGATAATACTCCTATAATATTATCTATTGTATTATTTTCACTTATTTCAAATATATAAATATTTATATCAAAATAATCAGCAATATAATTTAACAATTCATTTGTAGGTTTTGTATAATTTTCAAATTTATTATTTTCTGTTAATAATTGTTTTTGTATTTCTAGTCTTTTATATTTTTTCAAAAAATATTCATGTATATTTTGTTTTATATAATCATTTAATGCAAATCCTAATTTTCTTTTGAATTCTATTATTTTATTCATCTTTTCATTTTCTAATAATTTATAAAAACCTATATACATAATATTTAATAATGACTCTATAAATGGTTCTTTTGATTTACCAAAAACTTTTACTATATTATTATCTTCAAATGTTATATTATATTTATTTTTAAAATATATTTTATTAATTGTTTCTTTTATACTATTTATCTTTTTAAATCCTTTCTCTAAATTTAAAATATCTTTTATATTAAATTTATGTTGTTTTATATTTATTGTTAAATTATTTACTAAGTCATCTATCGCTAACATTATAATTAATATTTAGTATTTTATCTTTATAATTATTTTTTTTCAATTTTTTATTTTATTTCTTTTTTTATTTTTTATATCTTTTTCTATCTTTTTTATTTCATCTTGTTTCATATCTATTTTTTTTTTTATATTCTGTTCATTTATTATATTTTGTTTTTCATTCTTTTCATTTATATCTTCTATATCTTCTTTATTAATATTATCTTTATTTAATATTTCATTTGTTATATCTAATATATTATTTTCATCTATTAATTCATTTTCTTCTAATTCTAAATCTATATCTTCTTCTTCATTCTCTTGATCAAAATCTTCATCATTTAATTCATCATTACTATAATTATCTATATCTTCATCATTCTCTATATATTCATATTCACCTTCATTATCCCCTTCTTCTATTGTATTTTTTTTCTTATCTTGAATATTTATTACTATATTTTGTTGACTTATATCTTTATATGATTTTAATATTTTAGCTCTTAATCCTGAATATTTTGTTTTAATTTTTTTTAATACTATTTTATCTCCTATCATTTTATAATCTTCTTTAATTCTACCTTTTTTTCTATTATCTATTTTTTTTAATTCATTTAAATCATTATTATTTTGATTATTTATTATATCTAATTCAACTTGATTGTTGATCTTATTGATATTTATTTTATTTATTTCTTTTTCTCTTTCATCTTCTCTATCTTTTATATCTTTATTATAATCTAAAAATATGATTATTTTTTCTTTTAATTTTAATAATTCCTCATTTGATAATAATTTTAAATTAAAAAATATACCATTATTATTTTCTGTTATTATATGATCTGTCTTTTTTAAAAAATCATAAATATTTATTAATTGATATTTTGTTAAATTTTTTATATTATTTAAAATATAGTTCTCATTATCTAATCTATTTATTTTATCTTCATCTATTATTTCCATTTTTATAAATCTCTATTAAATAAATATATTTATTATAATAATATATTTATTTATAAAAATAAACAATTTTATTTTTTAATATTCATCTAAATAATCTTCCATATCTGAATAATTGCCTCCTTCTTGATCATCATCTGTTTCTATATTATATTCTTCTTCCTCTGTTTCTGCTTCTCCTTCTTCTTCTTCTATTTCATCTTGTTGTTCATATTTTAAACCTGCATTCTCTGTAAATTCTTGTTCATTCTCTTCAGCATTTTCTTCTAATTCTTCTTCATTTTCTTCTAATTCTTCTTTTGGTTTTTTTATATTTTTCTTATTTATTTTTTTCTTTGTTTCTTTATCTTTTATATTTTTTTTTTCTTTTTTTATATTTATTACATTATTTTCTTTTTCTTCATATATTTCTTGTATTTCTTCATTTTTCTTTATTTTTATTATTTTCTTTTTTATATTATTATTTAATCTTCCAACTACTGATATTACTGATCCATTTAAATCATATTTTTTACCTAAAACCTCTACTTCTACTTCATTCCCTATATTTATATCTTTAAATACTAATTTATCTTCACTATATTCTCTTGGTATTATTACTGATATTGGTCCATTTTTACCTAATAAACCTAATTTATTTATATCTTCAACTCTTGCTTTTATAACTGATCCATTTAATGGATTACATATTTTTGCTTTAAATACAACTGTATATACTATTGTTCCTTTAAAATTACTGCTTTGTATTGATCCTAAACTTCTTCTTAATAATTCTATTGAATCACTTTTTATATATCCTTCTGTTATACACTTATTCTCAAACTCTTTTACTAAATTTATTTTTATTATTTCATCTAAATTCTTCTTTAAATCTTTCGGTTCTAAGTATATTTTTTTACATAATGTTAATTCTTTATATATATTATCAGTTGAATATTTAGTATCCATAATACTATTATTATATTATTATATAATAATATATTCTTTTGTTTTTATAATCAATTTTTTTATTTTTATTTATTTTATCTATTTATATTTTTTTATATTTATATATCTCTAAAAATTATTTTTAAACCATTTTACTTTATCTGTTATATTTTTATATCTCATCATTAATTCTATTATTGTGCATATTTTTGTTTTTTTATTTTCATTATATAATTTTATACCTATTATTTTATATAAATCTAATAAACCATCTATTAATATTGTTCCACATACTCTTCCTGTTATTTCAGATCTTTTTGATAACTTTTGTTTTTTTGTTAATGCTTTTGTACTTTTTCTATAATCTAATATTTTAAATTTCTTATCTGTTGATACATATCCATATACAATATTATATTCTCTTTTATCTCTAATTTCTTTTAATTTATTTAATAATTTATTTTTATACTTTTCTGTACATAATTTTACTATACCTTCTGTCAAACAATACTCTTTTTCTTCATATATAAATCCTTTTATATCTTTATCAATTACTAATATATCTCTAAAATATTCTTTATACATTTCTATATTATCTATTTTTTCTATTAATAAACTTTTCAATATATTTAATATATTTTTACTATTTACTCTATCCAATAAATAACTAAATATTATATAATCTTGATATTTTTCTGGTATATTTTCTTTTATAAATTCTGAATATTTTTCTTTTATTGATTTTATTTCTTCTAATATTTTATTATTTATATTAACTATTGTATTAATTTTATTATTATTTTCTAAATCATTTTTATCTTCTTTTATATGATCTAATAAACTTATTTTTCTTTTATAAAAATCTTTTGGATGTTCTCTATAATACATTGGAATATTTTCTATTATTAAATCTTTTGGTTGAAATATATAATAATCACCTCTATATATTAAATATCCTTCTCTATCATATACATCATATAATATTTCTTTATTTTTTATCATATCATCTATTCCTTTATATATATATATATCCTCTATATTTGGTATTTCTTTTCTTACTTCATCTATTATATTATTTATTTTATAACTGAAATTGGCTTTAAAAATATTTTTTATTATTTTTTTTGTTTTATCTATTTCATCTTTAGCAAATTCAATACTGTATGTATCTTTGTTTATTTTATATCTGTCTCCAATTTTATATGAACATGAATAATTACAATCTTTCATATATTCACATTGTCTTGAATATGGTTCAAAACCTATCTTTTTTTTTATTTTTAATCCACTTGCTGTTTTTAATTTTATTTCTTTATTTATAGTTGGATTATTTAATTCTTTAAATAAATTGCAATCTATTGAATTCTCTTTTAAGATTCGTTCTATTCTTTTTATTTTTCTATCTTTCATTTCTGCTAATCTATAATTCTTTAAATCTATTGTTTCTATTTTTGACTCTTTTGTATTTTTTTCTTGTATTTTTTTTGGAATTGTTGCAGTATATTGATAAATTTCTACATTTCTCTCTTCTGGTGGTAATTTTACATGAGAACAATTTCTAACACCTCTTCCTATTATTTGTTCATTTTTAGATAAATTATACCAGGGTTCCATTATATGTATTTGTCTTATACCTTTAAAATCTATACCTTCTGATATTACATTTGTTCCTAATATTATTTTTAATTCATTTCCATCTGTATTTGATGATCTATTTATTATTTCTGCTACTCTCTGTGGACTTGTTCTTACTAAATCACTATCTATACCTCTCTTTATTACTAAAGCATATTTTGCTACTTTAAATGGTCTTGATTTATCTTTATAATTACTAAATTTAGTTCCATCATAATAGTCTCTCGGTTCTCCTAAACCACCACCACCTAATTTATTTGGTGAATATTCTAATAATGGTTGTTCACCACTAAATAAATATCTTTGAACACCATTTTGTTCTAATGCTAATGCTAATGGTAATAATCCACCCCATATATATCGTGAATATATTATTATAGGTCCTCTTGACTTCAATATTATATTTATTATTTCTTCTATTTTACTTGAATAATTACCTATATATCCTATATCTAAAAATGGAACTTCATTCTTTTTACCATAATTAAATATACTATGTTTTTCATATTTAAATCGTATTGTTAATTTTTTTTGTGTTTGTTTTGATGATATATAAAATGCTCCTTCTTTACCTTCTTTTGTATTAAATCCTTTTTTTCCATATGTTAATTCTCCATCTTTGGTAGGAAATACCATATTACATATTTGTATTAATTTTGCTTCTCCTGTTGTTTTTTCTTCATTTTCTTCTTCATTTTCATCATTATTTTCTTCATCTTCTTTATTTTTTTCTATATCTTCATCATTATTATTTTCATTATTATTTTTTATTTCTTTATTTAAATTTTGTTTATAATAATCATATTGATTTATACTCATAGGACAATCTATTATTTTTATAAATTCTATTTTTTCATTTTCATTTAATTTTCTTCCATTTATATCAAATTTTATTTTTGGTATTTCTGCTTTTTTTGGATATATTCTTAATGGATATGTTCGTGGATCTTCACCTCTTATATAACTTATATATCCTTTTGAATATTCTTTTAATATTTCTTCACCATTTGGTTTTAAGTTTCCATCTATTGTAAATATATCTGATTTATTTATTGTTTCTCTTTTATCATTTAATAATAATAAATTTAGAATATAAACTATTTCTTCTGGTTTATCAAACATTGGAGTTGCTGACATTAATATTAACTTATTATTATCACCTATCTTTATCACTTCTTCTAATATTTTATCTTTATTTATTCCTAAAGCTTTTTTTGATTTTATATTATGTATTTCATCTATTATTATAACTCTATTTGAATATTCTTTTCTTATTAAACGTATTTTATCTTCTGTTAAATCTTTCATTCTTCCATCCCATCCACTCTTTCTTTTTACCAAATTCGCAAATGCTAAATATGAAATAAACTGATAATGTTGACTTATTTCCCTCTTTATTTTTCTTTTCTTTTGTTCTAATGTTAAATGTCTATCCTCATCACCTAACATATATGTATTTCCTGTACATTGAACTATATCATCTTTTCTCTCTTTTATATCTTCTTTATCTATATCATATATTGTTTTTTTAAAATTCTCAGAAATATCTTTTGATGATATGATTAATATCTTTTTTTTATATAATTTTAATATATTTTTAAAACCTTCTGCTATTGTTATTGATGTGCAACTCTTTCCTACTCCTACACCATGAAATAATAATATACCATTATAAGGTGTTTGTGTTGATATAAAATTTCTTAAAAATTTCTGTTGATTAAATAATTCAAATTTTTGTGGTTCACATAATTCTTCCATTGTTTTTTTATCTCTTTTTACCATATAATCATTAAATTCTTTCTTTAAAAATATCTTTTTTTCAAAATTTTCATCTATTAATTCTGGATAATACATAAAATCATTTTTTTTATTTCTTTCTTCTTTATTATTATTTTTTTCTCTTTCTTTTTTCATAATATTTTATAAATACTATAATATAAATTTAGAAATATTATATATTAAATATATTTAAAAGTTATTTTATATTATTATTTAATTATTACCCTTATTGGTATTTTATTGTATGAATAATTATTTAATCTCTAATAACATTCCTTTCTCTTTTGATAATAATAATAAAATTTTAGAAAATAATAATGAATTATTTGATAATATTAATAAAAATATAATAAATGAAAATCAATATAATTCTATTGAATCAGATCGTATTATCGATAATTATTTTCTTAATTTAAATATTAATAATATTGATTCTGATAATGAAAAAAAAAATATAAAAAAATATAATACTTATTGTGTAAATTGTAATAACAAAGGACATAAATTTAAAAACTGTATTCATCCTATATTGAGTCATGGTATTATTTGCTTACATTTAAATAATTTTTCTATTAAAAAACTTCTTAATAAAGAAATTAATATTATTAAATTTAATCAACATATTTCTAATAAAAATTTCTTATTAAAAAATCTTAAAATTTTACTTATAAGAAGAAGACATTCATTATCATTTGTTGAATATATTAGAGGTAGATATATTCCAAATAATATTGATCATCTTAAAGAATTATTTTTTAATATGACTAATGATGAATTAAATTTAATTAAAAATAGTTCATTTAAAGATCTGTGGATATATTTATGGAATGGTGATGATAAAAATTTTAAAAAAGATTATTCTTCTTCTCTTATTAAACATAATTTTTTAATAGATAATAATTTTTTTAATTTACTTTTAAATTATGTTTCTCCTTATAATGAACCTGAATGGGGTATTCCTAAAGGAAGACGTAAATATAAAGAAAATGATATTGATTGTGCTTTTAGGGAATTCAATGAAGAAACTAATGTAGATACTAATAATCTTGATATTTTAGATTTATTTCCTGTTTATGAAAATTATACTTCTCTTATTGGTTCTAAATATAAAAATAATTATTTTATTTCTGAATATAATTCAAATGATTTTAGTCTTTATTCTCATTCTCATGAATCTGATCAATATAGAGAAGTTAGTGATATTAAATGGTTTTCATTTGAAGATGCTTATAAAATATTTCGTAATAATCATTCTCAACGTAAAGAGATTTTACTCAATATTATAAAAATGATACTTATTATGATTATTTAAATTTATTATCTTATTAAAATATTAATAATTTTTTTATAATATTATAAAAAAATTTGTTAAATATATATTTTATTAGTAAATTATCTTTAAATACTTTTTTATATTATGTATTAAATAATATATTTTTTTATTTATTTTATATTATGTATTAAATAATATATTTATTTGTTCTTATATTTTTAAGTTTAAAAAGTTTAAAATTTAATAATATGAAGACAATTTTTTTATAATAATATAAAAAAATGTTAGGTATATATTTTATTAGTAAATTATCTTTAAATACTTTTTTTATTTTGTATTAAATAATATATTTATTTATTTTATATTATGTATTAAATAATAATTACTTCCTATATTTTTTATTTTTTTATTTTTTTTAAGTTTAACAATATACTTATAATTAATATTAATATTATTACTATTATTATAAATTTTTTATCAATTTCGCTTACTTCATATTTTAATTTATATATTTTATTATCTCCTAAATCTATTCTACCACCTATTTTCTTTTCATACTCATTTACTGCTTCTTCAAATGTATATAATCTTTTTCCTGTCCTTGAATTTACATCATTATGTATTTCAAATAACCAATATACCAATTCTTTTCTTGAATCTAATCTTATTGGTCTTTGTTCTAATTCCATCTTATAATTCTTTCTACATATACCACATGGTAATACATATTGTAAATATTCTAAAAATATCTTTATATTCTCTTTATCTTTATTCGACGGATTTATTGGATAATTATATACTATATTCTCTAATGTAAACCAGAAACTACTTCCCCATACATTCTGATTCATTATTTATTTTTATTATAAACTATATAATATTTTATAATATTTTATTATATTTTTATTTTTTTTATTTTTTTTATTATGGAAAACCTGTTTGTAACCAATATCTTTCTGATAAATATGGTGGAACTGCTCCACTATCTACACATGGTGCTTGTGTTGGTAAATCTTTCATTAATTGTTCTATCTTCCAATATGGTAATGCATACGCAAAATATCTAAATTTACTTAAAAATCCACTAAATCCACCCCAATTTGTTATCCATATATCATCATAATTCTGTTTTATTATTCCTTCTAATTTATATCTATTCTTTAATCCACCATTTATATATACATCTACAAATCTATTCATTACTACTATTGATAAATGAAACCATTTACCCATCGGTAAATTATCTATCTGTATTGTCTCTTTCATATTCGAAAATGTATTAAAATTTATATACATCGTATTTATCTTATTATCTAACCATACTCCTGGACATTGTAATGGATAACCACTTGAACTACCCTTATGGAATATATGTTTCTGACGATCCGTATTATAATTTACATTATTATTATCTATAAATATCCACATTGAATATGAAAATTCTATCCCATATTGTTCATCTTCACTCCTTGGTATTAATTCTCCTGGAACTTGTCTTGTTCCACCTGTTCCTTGTTTTGTTCCTTCTATTAACCATGGTGCATTCTTTTCTTCTACTACAAAATTCTGATATGAATTATATATATAATATATTATCACTATTACTATTATTATATATATTACCGACTTTACTATATTATTTCCTAATCCTTCTAACATTCTTAATATATTTATATTATATATTATATAATATTAAATTATTTTATTTTTATTATTTTTTATTTTTTTTTAATATCTTTCATCTATATTTACTATATTTCCTTTCTCAAAAAATTTTACATCATACTTCTTACCATCATATGGTCCATCTAAATATATTCTTTCCACATCTACTGGTTCTAATGATGAACTAAAATATTGAACCCTCGATATTTGACCAAAAAATCCACCATTCGGAACTATTGCCACATCTTGAACTGTTCTTGCTAATGGTATACCTTCTAATACACATGATCTCTCTAATCTACCATTTATATATATATCTACTGTTCTATTATTTAATACATATACTATATGTACCCATTTCTGTAATGGTATATTTGCTACATTACATTGTTCATCCCTCTTTGTTGTACTTATTGTTGCTGTTAAATCATTCGTATTTGTTCCTATTCTTAATGATGGTAATAATATTGTATTATTATTTGATCCCCTCTGTAATATATATTTTTCCTTCTCATTCCATTCTGATATATATATCCATAAACTATAACTAAATGAAAATGGATTCGCATTCTGTGGTATTCTCTTTACTATACCCCTCGTATCCTGTGAAAATCCATTTGTCGGTGCATCTATTAATATTGGATTCTTTAATGAATATTGATCTGTCTGTCCCTTAAATATAAAATATATTACTACTATTAATATTACTACTAATATTACTACCATTATATATTTAAATGTATTCGAACTTGCTACATTCTTTGCTGTATTCATTGCTTTTCCTAATGTCCCTCTATTTCCATAAATTCTATTCGATGATGAATTATTCATTATTTTAATTATTTATATAATTTATTTATATATTTTTTTTATTACTTAAATCATTTATTTCACCTACTATATTCTTTATTTTTTTTATCTCATTATCTATTAGATTTTTTAACTTTTCTTGTTTATTATTATTATATAAACTTTCCCATACTTCTTCATAATTATTTAATACATATTCTACTTTTTTTATTATCTTATCTTTATCCTCAAATATTATCCAATCTTTTAATAATACTGTTTCTTCATTTATACATCTCTCTGATATTACTATACATCTATTCTGTATACCTTCATAACATCGTATACTTTCTAATAATTCATAATCACTATCATAATGAATATTTATCAATATTTTACTTATTTTTAATATCTTATTTACTCTATCTCCATAATTACCATAGATCTCTATATATTTTTCCGTTTTTGTATTCATTTCTTTTAATAAATTATTTTTAAATTCTCTCCTTTTCTCTGAATTTTCTAATAAATAACATATATCATTCTGTTTTATCTTCTTTATTACATTTATATTTTTATATATACTATTGTTCATTATTTCTTTATAATACGGTTCTATTATTCTTATATCATATTTATAACCCTCTATCTCTATTTCTTTCTTATTATATTCATTATAATCTATTACTAAACCATATCTTTTTTCTTTTTCAAATATTATTTTTTTAATCTCTTTCATATTTCTTTTTGTTAAATGTTCTAAATTAAATATTATTATCCTTTCTAAATTTTTTTTTATTAATTCATTCTCATTATATTTATTTACTATATAATGTACACAATCTATTATTATTAGTTTTTTTTCTTCTATTATCCTTTCTAATTTATTCTCAAATCCTTCATCTTTATTATTTAATATTATTAATTCCTTTTTATATTCTTCTTCCAATATTTCTTTTATTATTTTTATATAATTTTCTATTAATTTTATATTCGAATGTATATAATAGATTTTATTATTATCTAATTCTTCCATTTATTTACAAATATATATATTTATATTTACAAATATATATTTATATTTTTATATATTATTTTTATATTTTTTTATTTTTATATTTATATCTTTATATATTTAATTTTTTACCATTTTTTTATTTAAATAATTTTCCATATATTTTACTAAATCTGATCTATTTTTTTTATATAAATCATATACACTATTTGCATTTAATGCTTCATTTATATATACTCCTTTCCATATTAAACCTGCAAATCCATCACTATTTATATTACCTAAATATAAATTTTTTCCTGGTATTAATTGAACATTACCTAATATTACTTTACTTATTTCTAATTTACCATTTCTATATATATTTATTACATTATTATTTAACGTTACTGTTATATTCGTCCACTTATTTAATTCTATATCTTGTAAATGAAATAATTCACCCTTCTCTACTACACCTGTTGTATTTATACATATTGTTAAAATATTTAAATTCCTTTGTAACCAAAAACCTGGACATTGATATCTTATATATGATGCCTCATCATTTACTGTTTGCGGTCCATCTCCATAATGCATTATATGTTTCCATTTTCCATAATTACATGTTTCCCATCCTCTACCACATAATCCTGTATTCTCATTTAATAATTCATTATTATCATTCCCACTTATATATAACCAAAAATTATACGTTATTTGATTTGAATTACTTACTTGTAAATAACTTCCATCTATATATTTATTTTTTACTTTTTTATCTAAAAATGATGGATATTCAAATGTTAATCTTGCATCATATGGTATATTTTCATTGATAAATTCAAATGTTGATACTGGTAGTGTAAATATACTCTGACTATATGTATATGATATCACAAATATTACACAAAATAATACTATTACACCAAACATTAATTGATTCTTATTAAATCCTTTTATTCTATTTACTGAATTTGATGTTAATCTTTTTCCTAATTCTGTCATCATTCCTCGCATTATTATTAATACTGATATACCTGCTATTATTATTATTATTCCTGCTTCTTTTTTACCCCTTATATATATTATTATACCTATTATTACTAATAATATCGATATCAAATATGCTATATACTCAAACATTATTATATAATATATATATTATAAACTTTATTTTTGTAAATATTTTTATTTTTTTTTATAAATAATGATCTATTGTCTTTTTACCATGACAATTCCTACATAATGCTTGTAAATTATTTATATCATTATTACCTCCATCCTCTAATGATTTTATATGATCTACTTCATATGTATAATCTAATTGTTTTTTACATATTTTACATCTCCATCCTTGTTGTGATCCTATATATTTTTTTTGTAAATTTGTTACTCTTCTTTTATTCTTTTTATTTTCATTTTTTAAATTTTTATATACATCGTTTACTACTAGTTTCTTTTCTATATTATTTTTACTATCATTTAATTCTTGATATATATAATATATACTTAATAAACTTATTACTATACTTGGTATTTTTTTTATTATTGTTCCTATTTTTAATCCTCTAATATCTAATATTAATATTATTATTACTATTATTATTATTATTATAATTTTCATATATATTCTATTATTTTATTTTTTTATTTCTATTTTTTAATAATTTTGAACTTGATAATCTAGATCATAACTTTTATCACAAAAATCCCATTCAAATTTTGTTCCTGGTCTACAATATGCTGCAAATTTTTGCATTGGACCATATAAGGTTCCTTCTAACATTATCTTTTCATCGTATAACTGACATTCTCCACATCTAAATGGAATTTTATTATTTTTTTTATATTTTTTATATTCTTCACAATTTTTAAATCTACTACATTTATCTTCTCTTATTTTTTTTTCATAACAACACTGTTTTGGTAAATCATAGCTATTTATCCATGATATTTTTTTACAATTACCTCCTGGAAATTTCTTATCTCCAAATGTAAATATTTTTTTTTCTTCTCCAAAATTAAAACTATTTGATCCATCTAAATATGTTAAACAATCTAAATCTTTTATATTATTTATTAAAAAAAATCCTTCCTCCTTTTTTTTAATTAATATTATATATAATATTATAATTGCTATTATTATTAATATTATATTTTTCATTATATTATTATTAGATTTTTTTATTATTATATATTATATTTATAATATGGATATTTTTCTTGGATCTAAAATTATTGAATCTTTTACTAATATTGATGTTCAAATATCTTACTTTGATATTTTACTTACTATTATTATTTCTATTATTACTGCTTATATTGCATTTCAATGTAATCTTAACATTCATACTGGACAACGCATCCTTATTACTATTTTAGCTTTTATTTTCTCTACTTTTTATTTAGTTTATTATTTTGTTTTTAAATTATTACTCGGTTTCCCTTGTCAAGGTAAAACTATTTTTTAATTTATAATATTGATATTATTCTCTAAATTATTTATTATTTTATATTTATTTATAAATAAATATAATTTTTTTTTTATTAAATACTTCTATAATTAATATTAGGTTTACAATCTTCTATTTTTTTTTATTTAATTAATATTTTTTATTAATCTTACAAATTATTTATAATATTTTTCTATATAATATATATATATATATATATGTCTATTGTTATTGATTCTAATTTAATTTCATCTTTGAATAATAATTCTCATAATGTTCAAAATATAGATATTATGAGACGTTTAAATACTTTAGAAAATAATAATTCTCATAATGTTCTAAATATAGATATTATGAGACGTTTAAATACTTTAGAAAATAATAATTCTCATAATGTTCTAAATATAGATATTATGAGACGTTTAAATACTTTAGAAAATAATAATTCTTCTAATCTTAATACTATTGATATTATGAGACGTTTAAATAATTTAGAAAATAATAATAATTCTTCTAATCTTAATACTATTGATTTTATCAACCGTTTAAATAATTTAGAAAATAATAATTCTTCTAATCTTAATACTATTGATTTTATCAACCGTTTAAATAATTTAGAAAATAATATTAACCATATTAATAATCGTTTATCTGATATTGAACGATTTTTTAATAAATAATTTTTAATATATTTATTATTTTTATATTTATTTTTATTTAAATAAATATAAATTTTTTATTATTTATTCATATTCATTTTTAGTTTAACTTTTTTCTCTAATTCTTTTTCATACATACATCCTAATAATTTTATATTCCTATAAACTTTTGAATATACTATTGATTCTCTTAATTCTACTATATTTTTTGGATTATAATTTTCTATATATTTTATTCTCATTTTATATGATTTTTCTGTTTCATATTTCTCTGGTTTAATATAATAATAATCTGATTCTATCTTTATTTCTTTCTCTTTATTTTTTTTATTATCTTTTTCTTTTAATTTATCTATATTAATATTCATTATATTTACCATTTTTTTCATATTTCTTATATTCCTTTCTTTTTTTTTTACCATTTTACATTATATATTTTAATCTTATTTTATTTTTAATATTTTTTTAAATACTAATTCATATGCCATAAATGATAATATTAATGATCCTAATAATATTAAAAAATTTTCATTAAATATTCCTCCTCCTATACATAAATCTAATGGAACCTTACCTTTATATTGTAAATTCATTATTATATGAAATACTATTAATATTATTATTAATTTATATATATCTTCTGATAAATCTTCATATTCTCCTTCTATATCTATTTTAAACATCTTATTTATATTTTTTGTATATATTTTATATTCCTTACTTACAAAATAATTATTTTTACTTTACTCATTTTTTTCTAAAGTTTAAAATATTTTTATTTTTTATTTATTCTATTTATATTATTTTTATGAATTTACTTTCTAAAATTTTAAATAATTTAAATAATAATAATAATAATATTAAAACAAAAGATAATCATAATATTTTAATAAATAATAATTATAAAACTTTACTTAATATTCTTATGATTGATGATAATATTAAACATAAATTTCTTATTGATACTGATTTCTTTAATAATATTGATTTTAATAATGATAAAAATATTTTTAATATTATTAATTTAACCCAAACTTATTTTGGTAAAGCTATCCTTTTCAATACTATTAATAATTATAATTCTTTTAATATTAATAATATTAATAATATTCATAAAACTATTGATATTATTAATAATTCTACTAATATTGATATATCTTATATTAAAAATATTCAAGACGATCTTTTATGGTTCTATAAACCTATTGATGAAAATCTTGAAAAACTTATTAACCAATTATATTTTAACTTTCATAATAATGATATTAATAAATGGCTTAATTCTAGCTCCTTTTTTCTTAATTTATCATCTATATATAATATTTATTTATTCCCACTTTTTAATACTATCGGTCCTATTCTTAGTATTATTGTTCCTATTATTCTTTTCAAAATTTTTAAAATTAATATTCCATTTAATTTCTTTCTTAAATTTTTTAAATATACTATTGGTGATATTAAATCTCCTAAAAAAATATTCTCTATCGGTATTTATATTATTCTTTATTTATACTCTATTTATAAACAATTTAAACACTCTTATGATCTTAAACAAATAGTTAACCAATTTCATAATAAACTTATCTCTATTAAAAAATTTATTAATACATCTAAATTAATTTTTTCTATATCTCCAGAAACTTTCTCTAATCTTAATATTGACTTTAATTCATTAAATTTTATTAATTATATTCCTGATAAAATTAAATTTATTGAATTTACTGGAAATATTCTTAAATATCAATCTATATTTAGAAATAATGATTTACTAACTAATCTTTTTAAACTTATCGGTAATTATGATTTTCTTCTTTCTATTAATCAACTTATTTTATCCGGTAATTTCTCTAAAACTATATTTAATAATAATGATAAACCTTTTATTAAATGTAAAGATCTTTATCATCCTTGTTTAAATAATCCTACTACTAATGATATTATTCTTAATAATAATATACTTATTATTACTGGACCTAATGCCGCTGGTAAATCTACTTTTATTAAATCTCTTACTATTAATATTATTTTAGCTCAAACTTTAGGTATTTCTTCTTCTAAATATTTTGAATTAACTCCTTTTGATAATATTATTACACATATTAATACACCTGATAGTATTGGTATCTCTTCTCTTTTTGAAAGTGAAATGTATAAATGTAAAGATATTATTAATGCTATTTCTATTGATAATTCTAAAAAAAACTTTATTGTTATGGATGAATTATTTAGTTCTACTAATTATAGAGAAGGCTATTCTGCTACTATTGCTATTCTTAATAAAATTGCTTCTTTTAATAATAATATTACTATTCTTACTACTCATTATGAAAAATTAGATAAATTCTTTTCTACTAATAAACTTTTACATAAAAATCATTCAAATAAATCTAATAATAATAAAATTAAACCTTTACTAAAAAATATTACTCCTAATAACAATAAAGAAATTATTCCTAATAATAATAAACAAATTATTCCTAATAATAATAAAACTAATAATAAAAATATATCTGATTTATTACCTAATACTAATAATTTTAAATTTTTATTTAAGATGTTTCCTATTCATAAAGTTAATGATAATATTTCATATACTTATAAACTTACTTCTGGTATATCTAAAGATTTTATTGCTCTTGATATTCTTAAAAATAATGGTTTTGATAATGATATTGTTACTAATGCTATGTTAATTTGTAATAATTTAATTTTATAATATTTTTATATCGTTTAATTTTTTTCTTTTTTTTATTTTTATTTATTAAATTAAATATATTTTATGCAAAAACTTATACTTGTAATTATTTCTATTATTATTATTATTGTTATTACTATTCTTTATTTTGGTTATAAAAAAATTAATGATCTTACTCTTCAACTTAATCGTAATTCTTTAGATATTTCTGCTCTTAGAAATTTTATTGAACAAAAAATTCTTAATTCTAATTCCTTTAATAATAATACTAATAATTTTGATCTAAATGATCCTAATCTTTTTATTAATAATAATAATATTAATAATTTTCATCAAGATGATAATGATGATGAAGATGATGATGATGATGATAATAATAATAATTTTATATTAAATAATCTTAACTATAACGATCAAGATAATAATTACCGTGATCAAGAAGATCAAGATCATAATGAAGATGATGAAGAAAATAATAATGAAGATGATGAAGAAAATAATAATGAAGATGATGAAGAAAATAATAATGAAGATGATGAAGAAAATATTAATGAAGATGATGAAGAAAATAATAATGAAGATGATGAAGAAAATAATAATGAAGATAATAGTGAAGAAGAAGAAAATAATAATGAAGATGCTAACGAAGAAGACGAAGAAAATAATAATGAAGAAGCTAACGAAGAAGACGAAGAAAATAATAATGAAGATGATGTAGAAAATAATAGTGAAAATGATACCGATGAAGATGAAAATAATAATGAAGGTATTAATGATATTGTAAAAAATAATAGTGAAGATGATAACAAAGAAGAAGAAAATAATAATATAATTGATAATGAAACAGAAATTGTAGAAAATAATGAAAAACCAATTATTAAATATCAATCAAAAAAAAAGATAGAAAAAATGCAAAAAATACAAAAAATAGATGATGTTATTTCAGATATGACTAAAAATATTAATTTTGAAGAATATAGTAATAAATTCTCAGATATTACGTTCCCTATTTCTAAGGAAACTTTAAAAAATATTAAATTAACTTTAAAAAATGATATAGATAATAATAAAACAAATAATAATAATATGAATGATATTTTTATAAGTAATGTATTAACTAAAGATTATATGAATGATGAAACTATTAAAAATATTAGTATTGAGTTTTCTGATAATACTGATCCTTTAAATAAATTACCTAAAAAAGCTCCTACTGAAAAAGCAAATAATTATGATGATGGTTTTACAATGGTTTCTGATAATGATAATAGATTATATAAAGTTGTTAAGTCTAGTAATAGTAAAAATAAACGTTGGGTACTTGTTAGATAATAAATAAACATAATTATGATTAAAAAAATATAATATATTTATATATATTATAATTAATGAATCAAAGTTGTTTAAAGGTATCTAATAATAAATATTTTAATTGTCCTGCTAGAATGGATGATGGAAGACAATTTACTGATTATAGACCACGTGATGAAGTTAATGCTGATCTTATGAATTTAGCTAATGCTAGAACTAATTTTCAATATCGTAATTATCTTGAATCTAATGCTGTTAATATTATTAAAGCTAATTTTGAATCTGCATATTTAAAAAATTCTTGTAATGAATGTAATGCAGTACCTGTTCCTCCTTTAAATATTTGTAAAGTTGATATTTATAATCAATCTTGTCAACCTTATAATCTTAAAGGATTAGGTAATCATAATGTTGCTACAAATGCTCAACAAATTAATACTCCTAAACAATTAGAAAATAAAATTAATGAATTTGAAGCTTTTAATGAAATTAATTTTATTAATTTTGCTGCTGCTCCTGGTATTAATGCAAAAAAAATGTTTTAATTATTTTATTATTTTTTACATAATATAATATTTTTACTAAAATATTATATTATAATATATTATATATTGTATTTTTTTTTATTTTTTTTAATGTCTTCTGGTAATTCTAATAGTAATGCTACAATAAGTTTTGGATATAATAGTAAAAATATATTTGATTATAGAAATAAAAATATGTGTAATGATTGGAAAAATGATTCTGCTAAATTCTTATTTACTAATGTTAATATTATTCATAAACCTAATACTAAATTCCCTATTATTATTAAAGGATCTGTAAATAATATTTTTTCTGCTATTTCTTCTACTAATTTTATTAAATATTGGGCTGCTAACTCTCCTGATTATAGATTCAGTTTTCCTGGATCTGCTTTACCTTTTCCTAATGAAGATGTTGCATTTGAAAATTCTTCTAATTCTGGAGTTTTACCTGTTAAAAATAATATTTTTACATTTCATTTAGCTTATCCTAATAGTTATTATACTGATCTTGGTAAAACACTTGTTAAACCTGAAGTTAAATATCAATTAATTGATATTAATGGTAAAGATATTAGTCCTATTTATTCTATTGACCTGGGTAATAATGTTCCATTCCGATATTTATCATTCGATCCTAAAAGAGATTGGAACAAAGGACCTGAATTTTATACTAATAATAATCTTAAACCTTTAAATCAATATCAAATTTTACTCAATTCCGCTTATAATCCTAATAAAAAAGAACCTAATAATTTTTGGGGAGGAATGCCCGTTCGATAAATTTTTATATATTTGTTTATTTTTTTTTTAAATATTATTATTTTATTTAGTATATAATAATAATTTATTATCTTTTATATATCATGGATAAATTTTATAAAAAAAATAATAAATCTTCTGATAAACAATCTCACAAATCTTCTGATAAAGATAAATTCAGAAAAAAAACTGATAATCATAATAATATTAAAAAAAATATAACACCTATAAATGACCTTAATCCAATTTATATTGAAACTAAACCTAATTATGCCATTAATATAAATGACCTTGAACATAATACTAAAAATATTAATTTAAATTCAAATAGATCTTCTAATATTTATAATCAAAATTTTAATAATCAATCTCAACAACAGTTTTATCAACAATCTCAACAATATCAACAAACTCAACAACAATATTATCAACAATCTCAACAATATCAACAAACTCAACAATCTCAACAATATTATCAACAACCTCAACAATATCAACAAACTCAACAATCTCAACAATATTATCAACAACCTCAACAATATCAACAACCTCAACAATATCAACAACCTCAACAATATCAACAACCTCAACAATATTATCAACAATCTCTACAACCTGAACAATATCAACAATCTGAACAATATCAACAACAATATTATCAAGAATCTCAACAACCTGAACAATCTCAACAACAATATCAATTACAATATTCTAATCAAAAACATGAAGATAATAAATATTTAGAGAATGATGATGAAAAAATTTTTGAAATACCTGATATTTCTAATAAACCTTCAAAAAAAAATGATAATAATTTTGTAAATGATTTTTTTTCAAAGGATAATGAATTAAGAGAAGCTGAAAATATACTTAATTTATCTGGAGATTATAATAAAAATGATTTAAATACAAATTATAAAAAATTAGCATTTATAAATCATCCTGATAAGGGTGGTAATAAATATATTTTTGATCTTATTGTTAAATCTTATCAAATTATTAATAATGATTTAAGTAGAAGACAAAAAATTAGAGAAGAAACTCCTGTATATAATTCAAAATATAATCCAAATGATGCGATTCATAAAGATGGTGGATCATTTCAAAATATACATTTGAATAAGGATAAATTTAATATTAATAAATTTAATGAAGTTTTTGAACAAATTAATAAAAATATAGATGATCCAAATAATAGAGGATATGGTTCATCAATGATACAAAGTTCAAAAAATAGAGATGATCTTAATATTAATAGAATTGATAACATTAATAAAAATAATTTTAATGAAATCTTTATAAAAAATAATAATAATGCAGTTACTATTTATAGAGATCCTGAATTTCTTTTATCTAATGCTTCATCTAATTTTTCGGAATTAGGTGTTAATGAAATAAATGATTTTAGTGGAAAAAATTATACTGATTATCAAAAAGCATTTCAACAAGAATTTATTAATCCTGATAAATTTAATATACCTAGATATAGAAATATAGAAGAATATAAAAATTTTAGAGATAGAAATATTACGGAAAATATTGATGAATTTAAAAAACAAGAAGAAAATATGAAAGAATTAGAAAGACAAAGAGAAGATGCTAGAATGAAAATGATACAGAGACAAGATGATCTTTATAGACAAAATTTTGAACAATTTAATAGAATGTTTATTCGATAATATTACACCTTTGCTCATTTAATTATATTAACGTAAAAAAGCTTTTAAAGACTATTTACTATATTATATATATATTCAAAATTTTTTTTATATTTTATTCATAAAAAAAATTAAAAAATAAAATTATTTTTACTCTATAACCCTACGCAAATATTTATATATAATTTTTTATTTTTATGTTTTCTTAACTTTTAATTTTAAAAGCATTTAAAGACTTTTTACTATATTATATATATTCAAAATTTTTTTTTATTTTATTTATAAAAAAAATTAAAAAAATAAAATTATTTTTACTCTATAACCCTATAAAAATATTTATATATAATTTTTATTTTTATGTTTTATTAACTTTTAATTTAAAAAGCATTTAAAGACTTTTTACTATATTATATATATATTCAAAATTTTTTTTTATTTTATTTATAAAAAAAATTAAAAAATAAAATTATTTTTACTCTATAACCTTATGTAAATATTTATATATGATTTTTATGTTTTTCTAAAGTTTTAATTTAAAAAGCATTTAAAGACTTTTTACTATATTATATATATATTCAAAATTTTTTTTTTATTTTATTCATAAAAAAAAAATTAAAAAATAAAATTATTTTTACTCTATAACCTTATATAAATATTTATATATAATTTTTATGTTTTCTTAACTTTTTATTTAAAAAGCATTTAAAGACTTTTTACTATATTATATATATATTCAAAATTTTTTTTATATTTTATTCATAAAAAAAATTAAAATTACTTTAACTTAGTTACCTTATAAAAATATTTATATATATTTTTTTATTCTTACGTTATCTAAACTTTTATTTTTATAAGATTTTTTTATAAAACTTTTTTAAATATGCAAAGGTTTTTTTAAATTTGCAAAAGTGTAAAAAATTTTTATTTATTTTTGATAAAATATTCAAATGTGTAAAGAATTATTAATAATTTTATATAGGCACAAATTTTTTTTATAAATAGAATAAAAAAAATTATTTTACTTTTATTAATATTTTTATATTTATATTCATTTATAATAGAAAACCTTTGATTATTAATTATGTCTATAAATATTTATATTTTAAATTTTTAACATCAATACTATAAATACTATTGAAAATAATAAATCATATATTGTGAATATTTTTACATTCCTTTCTAATGGTTTTGTCATACTATCATATATATGATTTATTCCTGCTAATAACAAAAATATTGAATATGGTATTCCTAAACCTCTTATATAATTTGTTATCTCTATTGAACCTATCTTGTCTATCATATTTAAACCATATATTGCTCCTATTCCAAATGCTAAATTTACATAACCTATCTCCTTCTGAAAACCTGTGCTATAATTTAAACTTCTCGATATACGTACTGCAAATATTAAATGACCTATACCTGATCCTATACCCATTACAGCTATCAAATTTAAGAAAAAATAATTCCTTAAATATACCCAACTCAAACTCTTATCCCTTATATACTTTACGAATACTATCACTAAACATATTACTATTGATATTATTGGAAATATATCAAATATTATTTTTAATTCCATTCTTTTATAATTATATAATTATATTTTTTATTATTACTTATCACATTTTTTTCTTATATTTCTAAAATATTTACTCATATGCATTTCTTTATCTTTCAATAATTCATTTAATGTTCTTTTTATGATTGTTTCCTCATTCGTATAATATATTTTACTTACTATATATCCCTTATTATATAAATTTAATAATGTTTGTAAACAATCTATACATGGCTTACTATTCCTACTCTTCCCTGTTCTACCTACAAATATATCTATTTTCTGATATTTTCTAGATATCGGTAATTTCTCTGCTACTTTCATCTCTGCATGCGTTGAATGTATCTTCTTCGGTCTACTCTCATTTAATCCTATCGCTAATATATTTATTGATTTCTTTATATTTCCCTTAAATGCTACACATATATGTTGATATGTATCCGTTCTCTTATCTGATGCCATCATTCTCTTCTCTAATATATCATTCGTAAATGTATCGAAATTTACCATCCATCTATTTTTATATTCCTATTTACTATTTTATTTTTATATATCTTTATTCATTTTTTTTTTTAACTTTTACACTTATCTTGTTTTTTATTTATTTTTTATTATATTTTTAAAAAAATTGAATATTTTTTACAACATTCCCTTTTAATTTTTTTTACAGTTATTTTTAAAAATATGGAAAACGATACTATTATTAATATTCAGAATGTAGATATTTTAGGCAATATTAGTCCTATTAATCATTCTCATCAATTATATAATGATTCTATTAATGTATCTGATTCCAATGTAGATCTTGTTACTGGTATTTCTGATCTTAATCATATTGAAATTTCTTCATTTAATGATTTTTCTGATTTAGATATCGATACCAATAATCAAGATTTAACTATCAAAAAAAAAGATATTTTGAATAATTTAAAAATTGATGAATCTAATATTGATCTTTTTAAAATTAAACATCAAATTATATTTATTTCTGATAATAATATTAAACCTTTTAATATTGAACTTTTTAATAATATTACTACTGCCCTTAAATCTGAAGAAAATAAAAATAAATCACCTTCTTCTAAATTAATTATCATTAGTAATATTATTTATCAAACTGGTCTTCAATTTAACTGTTTTAATTCTAATTATTTTAATAATAAAGATAAAAAATATAAAAATTTCTTATATTCATCTATTATTAATAATATTTTTGAATCTAATAATTCTAAAATTAGACCTAAAGCACCTTTAAATGATATTATTGAGTTTTATACTAAATTATTTAAATCTGAGGAAAATAATGATCTCTCTAGTCTTTTGAAAACTAGCAAACATGATTATATTAATAATCCACCTGCTATGAATATTAATGACTATTTGAATTATATACATAATAAGAAAAATTTCTATCCTGATGAATTCGGACTGAGTTTCAACCTTCTTAAATGTTGTACCTCTATTAATGAAATTATTGTTTCACTTATTAACGAAATTATCGGTAGTGATTACCTTAAAATTAAAAATTATCTTAATGAATTAATGAAAGCTAGAATCATTCTTGAAAAAAAGAAAAGTAAAATTAATATTGAAACTAATGATATTAAAGATTATAGACCTATCGTATCTATACCTATTTTCGGTAAAATTATTGATAGTTTCTTTAGTATTCAAATTAAAAAATATGTTTGTGATAATCCTACTATTTTTAATTTCGATTTTCAAAAATATAATACTATTAAAAAAATTAACTCCATATCTGGTGTTATGAATAATTGTATTACTACTAATTATATTTATCAAAACGTTGATAATTCTTTTTTACTTTTTATTGATCTTGAAAATGCTTTCTCTAATGTTAATCATAAGAAACTTTTTCAAATCCTTAAAATTAATGAATATCCTGATTTTATTATCAACTATTTCATTTCTTTTTATCAAAATGCTACTTTCTCTATTGGTAATGATAATAATAATTTCTTTATTAATAAAGGTATTTTTCAAGGTATTCCATCCTCTGATATACTTTTTTGTATATATATCGATAATTATTTTAAAAATATTAATACAATTTCTTTAAAACATGGTATTAAATCTAATGCTATGATTAAAGATATTTATATTAGATCTTTTATGGATGATATTGTTATTTTTTTTAATGATAAATATGATATTGAATTATTTTCTAAATCTGTCGTTAAAATTAATAGAATGTATGATATTAATTTTAATTACTCTAAATGTTTCTATATCACTAATCCTAAATCTAATTTATTTGATAATTTTGTACTTAATATTGATAATAATATTATTAATAAAATTCATCATATTCAAAATATTAAATATTTAGGTGGTTTTATTTGTCATCAATATAATCTTATTGATTTTCTTGAAGAAAATATTATTAAATTATATTTTGACAAAATTTCTAATTTTCATGATTTTGAAATTTCTAACCCTATCCTTAAATTTAAAATTTTTATTACTGTTTGTATTATTAAAATTAATTTACAACTTAAAAAATACTTTATTACTGATAAAAATATTTATCAAAATTTAGCTAAAACTTTAATTAAATATGCTTTTGATCTTATTGATGATAAATATCTTTTCATTCTGTTAAATCATAACATTAGTGAAAATATTTTCTTTAATAATGGACAAAATATTTTATTTAATAATTTATGCTTTTTATTTGAATTTATTAATATTAAAGCCATTTATATTACTAATTCTAAAGATCAATTTGTTGATTTATCACTATATAATAATTTTGATAATTTAAATAATACTAATTTTTTAAATAATATTCATGAATGTAAAAATTTTTTAAAACATATTATTGTTCCTATTAAAAATAGTCAACAATTTTTTGATGATATTTACAATCATTAATATATTTATTATTATTTGATTGATCTAATAACTTATAATTCCCATTTTTCTTAAATCTTTTCCTTCTAAATAATTATTATCAAATAATGACCATATATCTTGTTCCTTCGTTTTCATCCAATAAAAATTACCTACATGACCATGACCACCACCACCTTGAGGACTTCCTCCTATTTCTCCTAAATATCTTGCTAAATTTGGTAAATTTATTCTTGTTTGTTGATGATCATCTATTAATTGAACTCTATACGAATTCTTATTATATTCAAAAGCCCATAATACTGCCATTTCTATTTTTTGTCCCATTCTCTTTGCATTATCTATCATTTGCCTACCTATTCTTTTTGTTAATACTGGATCTGAATAATTTAATACTGTTACTTTAAAACCCTGAAAATCCCTTATTACTGCATTCCTTGCTATCTGTTCTTTTATATTTTCTTGGGTTTCATCCATATATTTACCTATTATTGTTAGTGTTGATAAATATGTATTATCTTCTATCATCTCCCATAATTCATTATATACACTCTTATTCTGAAATGAACTCTCTTTATATGGATTTGATGTATATCTAAATGTTAATACTGTTGATAAAAAATTTGTATATGGTAAATAATCTACATATTTCTTTGTATCACTTACATCTACACTCGCTACTATTGTTGGTATCTCTTCTTTTGGATAAAAAATATACCATGCTAATGCACATGAACTATGCGGTCCATCTGTTGTTAATGCTAATTTATTATTTATATTCTTTTTTCCATGTTCATCTATTATTATTATATTTTTACCATATTGACTTATTATTTTATAAATATCTTCTTTTGGTTCTAAATCTAACATTATTATATTTAATCTCTCCTTATTCCTATTTTTACTTATTATTTCTAAATTCTTTCTTATCATTTCTCCTTTCCCTTCACCTGTTCTTATTACATCTATCTCCTCTAAACTCTTCTTTTTTTTTATATAATTTATTACTATTGTTGCTGCTATCATACCATCTGATTGTTTTGTATTGTATATTATTACATCTATATCCTCTTTCTCTTTTGTTGATAATTTATATTCACCTATTTGTTCTTTTATTGTATCTATATATTCTTTTTTTGATTTATAATAATATACTCTATCTTTCTTATTTGATAATTCTATATTTTTTAAACACTCATGTATTATTTTATTGAATTCCATATTATTAAATTATATAATATATATATATTATATTATTTATTTTTTTCATATTATTACTATTGGATTTCTTGTTACACATCCTGTTATTCTATCTATTTTATAATATTTTACTTTTATACTTTTTCCAATATATTTTTTTTCATTCTTTTTTACTTCATTATATAATTTTCTACTCTCTTCTTTTGATAACTTTACAACTGCCCAAAATGTTTTATTTATATTTTTACATTTTAATTCAAATATTATTGTTCCTTTACTATCCCCTGTTCCCTCTTTATAACCTTTTATTTTAAATTCTCCTATTTTAAATTCTTTTGTTTTAAATATATCTTTATTCTTTTTATTTGGTGTATATTTTCCTCTATAATTCCTTATTATTATTCCTTCATGCCCTTCTTCTATTGATTTATTAAAATATTTTTCTATATCTTGTATTGATGTTAATTTATTACATTTTACTTTATCTTTCTCTTTTATTTCTTTTATTTCCTCTATTATCTTATATCTTTCTTCAAATGTTAAATCTGGTTTTTCTTCATTATAAATATCAAATATTTTATAATCTATTTTCTCTATATCTTTTGTGTATTCTTTTCTTTGTAATAAACCTTTTATTTCATTAAATGATAATTTATCTGTATATAATTCACCATCTAACCATATTTTTGGATTCTTTTTTAAATATTTTTCTATTTTTTTATCTATATGTTTTAAATTCTTTAATTCTTTTCCTTTTCTTGATATATATTCTATTCTTTTTAATTCTTTATTATAATGTGACATTGCTCTTATCCCATCTAGTTTATATTGTATACATGCTGGGATTTCTATTTTATCTATATTTAAATCTGATGATCTCATTGGTAATATTATTTCTGAACGCATTTTTACTTCTTCTTTATTTTCTGTAAAACCTTCTTTTTTTTTATTTAACCATATTGTTTTTGCTTTTTTTATTGCTCTTTCTTTATGTTTACCCTTTATATCTAATATTCTTTTATGTAATTTTTTATTTATATTTTTACCTTCTATACCATTCTCTATTATTATTTCACTATAATCTTTATTCTCTTTTACATATATTAAATAATATTTTATTCTTTTATCTCTCTCTTTTATATATAATTTTGGATATTCCATCCATATATATTATTATATATATATTAATTTATTATATTATCTTCTAATATTTTTTATATATTTTTACTTTGTATTTTTCTATATCAAATATATTTGTAAACTATTTTTATATTTTTAACTAATTTTAAATATAATATTTTAATATTATTTTTATTATATACATTCATATTAAATTTTTTATTTTTTTTTTTATTTATTTTTATAAAAAAATATAAAATTTTTATAAAAAATTTAATTTTTTTAAAAGTTCAGATCTTTTTGGTTTTAGCTTTTTATAATAATAAATATTTCTATTTATAAATTAAGTTAAAAAATTTAGCAAAATATATTTATTTTTTTTTTTTTAAAGTTCAGATCTTTTTTTTTCATCATTTTTTTATAAAATATTTTATATGAATCTTATTAATAAAAAAATTAAAAATAAAAAAGTAAAAAATAAAAAAGATCTGAAATTTTTGAATTTTTCAGATCTTTTTCTAAATTTTTATTACATTCAAAAAAAATTTATAAAAAAAAAAAGAATCAATAATAATTTTTTATTTTTCATTTAAAAAAAAAAAGTTTTATATTTTTATAATTTTTTAAAATTTTATTTTTTTAACTTAAATTTTTTTATTATTTGTAATAATATTTTTATTAGATATGTTCATATAAAAAATTTAATAGGTTTATATTAATTTTTATAAATTTTATATAAAAAAATACAAATTTTATATAAAAAATATGATTTTTTTAAAAAGTTCAGATCTTTTTGATTTTAGTTTTTATATAAAAATAAATATTCGCATCAATAATTTAACTTAAAAAAAATAGCAAAAATAATTTATATTTTTTTATAAAAAAGTTCAGATCTTTTTTTTTTATCATTTTTTTATAAAATATTTTATATGAATATTATTAATAAAAAAATTAAAAATTAAAAAGTAAAAAATAAAAAAGATCTGAAATTTTAGTATTTTTCAGATCTTTTTCTAAATTTTTATTACATTCAAAAAAATTTTATAAAAAAAAAAATAGAATCAAAAAATAATTTTTTATTTTTTATTTTTAAAAAAAAGTTTTATAATTTTTTATTTTTTTTTTATTTTATTTTTTTTTAACTTAAAATATTTTTTATTATTTGTAATAATATTTTTATTAGATATATTGATATAAAATTTTTAATAAAATTTAAATATTTTTATATAATTTTTAAATTATTTTAAATAAAAAATATAAATTTTTTATAAAAAATGTGATTTTTTTTAAAAGTTCAGATCTTTTTGGTTTTATTTTTTTATAAAAATAAATATTTCTATTTATAAATTAAGTTAAAAAAATAGTAAAAAATATTTATTTTTTTATAAAAAAAAGTTCAGATCTTTTTTTTTAACCATTTTTTTATAAAATATTTTATATGAATTTTATTAATAAAAAAATTAAAAATTAAAAAGCAAAAAATAAAAAAGATCTGAAATTTTAGTATTTTTCAGATCTTTTTCTAAATTTTTATTACATTCAAAAAAATTTTATAAAAAAAAAAATAGAATCAAAAATAATTTTTTATTTTTTATTTTTTAAAAAAAGTTTTATAATTTTTTATTTTTTTTATTTTATTTTTTTTAACTTAAAATATTTTTTATTATTTGTAATAATATTTTTATTAGATATATTGATATAAAATTTTAACTATTTTTTATATAATTTTTAAATTATTTTAAATAAAAAACATAAATTTTTTATAAAAAATGTGATTTTTTTAAAAAGTTCAGATCTTTTTGGTTTTAGTTTTTTTAAAAATATAAATATTCGTATTAATAATTTAAGTTAAAAAAATATCAAAAATAATTTATATTTTTTTTATAAAAAAGTTCAGATCTTTTTTTTTTATCATTTTTTTATAAAATATTTTATATGAATCTTATTAATAAAAAAAATAAAAATTAAAAAGCAAAAAATAAAAAAGATCTGAAAAATTCAAAAATTTCAGATCTTTTTCTAAATTTTTATTACATTCAAAAAAATTTTATAAAAAAAAAAATAGAATCAAAAATTATTTTTTATTTTTTATTTTTAAAAAAAAGTTTTATAATTTTTTATTTATTTTATTTTTTTTAACTTAAAATATTTTTTATTATTTGTAATAATATTTTTATGAGATATATTAATATAAAATTTTAACTATTTTTTATATAATTTTTAAATTATTTTAAATAAAAAACATAAATTTTTTATAAAAAATATGATTTTTTTAAAAAGTTCAGATCTTTTTGGTTTTAGTTTTTTTAAAAATATGAATATTTTTATTAATAGATTAAGTTAAAAAATAATATTAAAAATAGTTTATATTTTTATAAAAAAAGTTCAGATCTTTTTTTTTTATCATTTTTTTATAAAATATTTTATGTGAATCTTATTAATAAAAAAAATAAAAATTAAAAAGCAAAAAATAAAAAAGATCTGAAATTTTAGTATTTTTCAGATCTTTTTAGAAATTTTTATTACATTCAAAAAAAATTTAATAAAAAAAAAAATAGAATCAAAAATAATTTTTTATTTTCATTTTTAAAAAAAAGTTTTATAATTTATTATATTTTTTTCTAATAAATTTTTTATATTTATAATATTTTTTTATTAGATATATTCATATAAAATTTTTAATAAAATTTAAATATTTTTTTTTAATTTTAATATAAAAAATATAAATTTTTATAAAAAATATGATTTTTTTAAAAAGTTCAGATCTTTTTGGTTTTAGTTTATTTATAAATATAAATATTTTTATTAATATATCAAGTTAAAAAATAATATTAAAAATAGTTTATATTTTTATAAAAAAAGTTCAGATCTTTTTTTTTTACCAATTTTTCAAAAAATATTTTATATCTATTATTAAGTTAAAAAAAATAAAAATAAAAAAGTAAAAAATAAAAAAGATCTGAAATTTTAGTATTTTTCAGATCTTTTTCTAAATTTTTATTACATTCAAAAAAATAGAATCAAAAATAAATTTTTATTATTCATTTAAAAAAAAAGTTTTTAAAAATCTAAAAAATAAATTTAATATATTTATAGTATAATATATTTTTTTTACAATGAGTTTACCTATTATAAAAAATTGATAAGCTAAGTATAAATAGTGTAAATATATTGACAACAATTTAAATATAATAATTTATACAGTGCGGTTTTTAAATAAAATTAAATTTTACCAAAGGTATAACCAGTGTAAAAAAATAGATTAGCTAAGTATAAATACTGTAAACATATTAACAACAATAATTTATACATTGCGAATATAAATAAAATTAAATTTTGTCAAAGGTATAACCAGTGTAAAAAAATAGATTAGTTAAGTATAAATATTGTAAACATATTAACTATAATAATTTATACATTGCGAATATAAATAAAATTAAATTTTACAAAAGGTATAACCAGTGTAAAAAAATAGATTAGCTAAGTATAAATACTGTAAATATATTAACAATAATAATTTATACTGTGCGATTTTAAATAATAATAAATTTTGTCAAAGGTATAACCAGTGTAAAAAAATAGATTGCTAAGTATAAATACTGTAAACATATTAACAACAATAATTTATACATTGCGATTATAAATAAAATTAAATTTTACCAAAGGTATAACCAGTGTAAAAAAATATATTAGCTAAGTATAAATACTGTAAACATATTAATAACAATAATTTATACATTGCGAATATAAATAGAATTAAATTTTACCAAAGGTATAACCAGTGTAAAAAAATAGATTGCTAAGTATAAATACTGTAAACATATTAACAACAATAATTTATACATTGCGATTATAAATAAAATTAAATTTTACCAAAGGTATAACCAGTGTAAAAAAATAGATTAGCTAGGTATAAATACTGTAAACATATTAACAACAATAATTTATACGGTGCGATTTTAAATAATATTAAATTTTGTCAAAGGTATAACCAGTGTAAAAAAATAGATTAGCTAAGTATAAATACTGTAAACATATTAGCAACAATAATTTATACAGCGCGATTATAAATAAAATTAAATTTTGTCAAAGGTATAACCAGTGTAAAAAAATAGATTAGCTAAGTATAAATACTGTAAACATATTAATAACAATAATTTATACAGCGCGATTATAAATAAAATTAAATTTTACCAAAGGTATAACCAGTTTAAAAAAATAGATTAGCTAAGTATAAATACTGTAAACATATTAACTATAATAATTTATACTGTGCGATTTTAAATTAAATAAAATTTTATCATAGGTATTATGAGTATAAAAAAATTTAAAAGAAATAAATACAAAAATAAATAATAATCATATAAATATGTATATAATTATATGTAAAATAATTTTATATGATTTAGATCTATTGATCTAAATCAATAAATTTATAATTTTTAATTCTATCATGTGGTTTAATATATTTTAAACCAAGAAACTTAAAAATATCATTTTCATTTTTAAATTTATTCATAATTTTTTTATTAGTTTTACTATCAAAAATTCCAAATTGATTTAATTTATAACCTTTAGTTTTAGCAATATGTCTAATATCAGTAGAAAAATCAACACCAGATCCAAAAAATAATAAATAAAAAGGAAGAAACTGTTTATCAATTATTCTAAAATCTACATGATAAACTTTTTTATTATCAGTTAAACTTTTAAAAAATCCAATAAATTCATTAGGAGAATTTATATAATAATCTAATAAAATATTATTATTAACTAAATTATCTACTATATAATTAAAATCTAAATTAGTAATTACAATTAAATCAATATCTTTTAAAATATTTTTACCAGTTCTATAAGAACCAGCAGGATAAATAATAATTTTATTTTTTAAAAAAGGTAAATTATAAATATAATCAATAAATTTATCAATATCAGAAGATTCTAATTGATTATCAATTTTATTATAATATTTTAAACCTAAATTTTGTAATATAGATAATTTAATATTGGATTTTTTTAATTTATCTACAGAATCAATACCTTTATTAACTAATTTAATTGCAAATTTAGGACCAATACCAAGAATATCTTGCAATTTAATAATAGAATTAAGTTTTTTATCATTTAACATTTTATCTAAAATATAAATATGTTTAGTAGAAATAATTTCACAAATTTTATCAATAGTTTTTTTACCAATTTTTAAATTAAGATTAATAATATCTCCAATAGTATTAATATCAGGATAAAATTTAAAAATACGTAAAATTCTAGAATATGTATTAGCTTGATGAATATTACCTAATGCAATATGTATATCCTTTAATTTTTGAAATAATTTAATACATAATAGTTTATCAGATTTAGAAATAATAGTATTAATATTACAATTTTTAATAGATGAACCACCATATAAAAAATTAAAATTAATATTAGGAAGAGAAGATTTAAGAGAAAGTTTAGTTAAAGTAGAAACTTCAAATTTATAATTATAAGAATTATGAGTTTCAAGAATCATAGGTATATTATTAATTCTAGCAATATTACATATAATAGCTAAAGGATCAAAATTATTTTTAAAAATATATCCTTTTCCAATAAATTGATGTCTATCAACTTTAGAATGAAAAGGAACAGCACTATCATTAATATGAAAAAGTTTAATATTATTAATACCAATTAGTTTATGAAAATAAGTAAAGAAATCAATAACACCATCAATAGTTGATATATTATAACCACTAGTAAAAATATGTTGTGTATCAATACAAATACCAACTCTATTTTTAAAAATCTTATAAATAGGTTTAAAAATTTTAGCAAGGTCTTTAATATCAAAAGCAATTTTAGAACCAGATTGAGCAGGAGTTTCTAAAATAAGAGTAGAAAGTGGATCAGAATTAGATAAAATATATTTAATACCATTAATAGCATTAAGAATAGCAGTTTTGTTATCAAAATTAAAATTTTTAGTATTTTTAGAACCTAAATGTATTACAACACCAAAAGATTTAATAATAACAGATTGATTAAGATCAAAAATAACATTTTGAAAATTCCATAAGAATCTTTTAGAATAAACAGGACTAACAATATTAACAGATAAAGAGGCATGTATAACAGAAATAAGTTTATATTTATTTACAATTTTCAAAAAATTATGAATAGATAAATTATTAAATATAAATTTTTGTTTAATAGAAGTATTATTATGATCACCAAGATAAAATTGGAACGCATTAGCATTAGATTTAAGAATAAGATGAATACAATTATAAAGTGGATTAATATTATTAGATAATTCACATTCAAAACCAACAAAAACCATAAAAGATTATGATATATGTAATATATTATAATATATATAATGAAATAAAAAATTAGAAATTAGAAAAGAATTTATACAATAAATGAAGTCCATAACTATTAATATTAATAAAATCAGGATTATTAGAAGTAACAACACTACCAATATCTATATGAATCCAAGGAATAGAAGGAGGAACAAAAAAATTAATAAAAGAAGCAGTAATAATACAATCAGCATGACATTTAATACTAATATTTTTAATATCAGCAACATTAGATTTAAGGGAATTTAAATATTCATCTCTAAGTTCAAGAAAATCGACATATTCCATAGTATTTTGACCAGTTTTAATAAGATCATAAATAAGATTTTTTTTAATAGCAGATTCATTAGCAGTAGCTATACTAGAAATACCGCAACTAATATTAATAGTATTACCAGTAAGAGTAGCAATATCAAAAATAAAATTATTTTTATTAATATATTTATTAAGAATTTTAATTTTAAGATATTCAATAGCATCAACAATAATTAATCGTCCTTCAGCATCAGTATCATTAATTTCAATAGTTTTACCAGATAAAGAAGTAATAACAGAACCAGGAAGATAAGATTTAGATCCAATAGAATTTTCAACAATAGGTAATAAAAGATGAATATTAAAATTTCTATCTTTTTTATTAATATGAAGAAAATTAAGAAGATTAATAAGAAGAGCAGCACCAGCCATATCAATTTTCATTTCAGGCAAATGAGATGTTTTAAGATTAATACCTCCAGTATCAAAAGTAACACCTTTACCGATTAAAAAGAGATTAGTAGCTTTATTAATTTCACGTTTAGGTTTAATATGTAAAAAATAATTATTAAATTGAGATGCATTACCAACAGCATTAGTGAGAGGGAAAAGTTTATAATTATTAGTAAATTTAGTAAAAGTATAAGAATTAGGAATATTTTTAAGAATATAATTAATAAATATATTAGGATTTTTATTAGGATTAATAACAATATCTTTATAAGATTTTAAAAATTTAATATAAGAATCAGAAAGAAGTTGATTAGAAGTATCAAAATCAATAGAGAATTTAGGTTTTAAAAAAGAATAAGTAAAATTATTTAAAATAGCAATAATATTGATAGTTTCGAGATCAGAAATATTATTATTAAATTTAATATAAATATTATTATATAAAACAATAAAATCTTTAATATTGTTAATAAGAAGATTAATTTCAAAATTAGTTAAATGTTTAATATTAAGTTTAATAAAAATATTATTATTTTTAGTATAAAGATCGAATTTATTAGATAATGAAGGAATAGTTTTAATAAAAATAATATGTAATATCTTATTCATAATATTTAGATATATAATATAAAAATATTTTTAAATGAATAGACATTAAAAAATATAAATAAAAGATATAATAAATAAAAAGAATGGGTGCAGGTATAATATATTATACAAAAAAGAATGGAAAATATTATTATTTATTGGGGAAAGAGAATAAATATGAAGATTATTTAGATAGTTGTAAATATTCAGATTTTGGTGGTTCAAAACAAGGAAAAGAGAATAATATAATATGTGCAACAAGAGAAAGTTATGAAGAGACGATGGGAATATTTGGTAATAAAAAAGATTATGAGAGAATGATAAAAGATAGTAAATATAAAATAAAAGGTAGTAAACATACATCATATTTATGTTATATAGATTATAATAAAGATTTACCGAAAATATTTAAAAATATATATAATCATTTTAGTAAATGTTTTTCAAATAATAAAATAAAAATTCCAATAGGATTTTTAGAAAAAACAGATATAAAATGGTTTACGAAAAATTCAATAATAAGAAAATCAAATGAAAAAGAATTTAGACCATTTTTTTTAGAAATGTTTAAAACATTAGATGAAAATAATCTAAAAAATTAATATATTTAAGATTAAATATAGATAAAATAATAATAAAATGAGATTTAAAATAAAAAAAATAAGAAATCAAAAAGGAGGTCAAGAAGAAAAAATAAAAGGAGATGAATTAGAAAAAAAAGAGAATATTATGAATATAGAAGAAAAGAGTAAAGAAAAAGAAGATAAATATACATATAAAGAAAGTGATGAAGAATTATTAAAAAAATTAGGTGGAACAGGAGATAGTATAATAGAACATTATTTGATATTAATAGGGAATATAATAATGATGATGATAAGGAATGCATGGTCAAGTAAATATATAATATTTTTAATAATAATAAGTGGAATAATAGCTTATTTATTATTATTTGGTAGTTCATATATAGAAGGGACAGTAAGTAAAACATCGCAAGATGAAGCAGAATTAGAGAAGAAGATATTAGAGAAACAAATAGAAGATGGAATACCAGAATCAAAAATAGAATTAGAATATCAGAATAAATGGTTAAATATAATAAAGAATCCAGGAGAATATTTAGCAACAATAATATCAAATAGTTATAATACATTATCACAAGGGCATACAGAAGCATTAGGATATAGTTTTAATATAATGAATACATTAAATCAGAATATACAATCAATAAGAGAGTTTATGTTTTATATAAGAAATGCAGCGAAGAGAGCATATATAGATACACAAACAAAATTATATAATACTTATTCAAGAATAGTATTTTTATATAAATCAATAGTTGTAATAATAACAGATGTAATAAATTTTATGTATGCAGCAGTAACAGCATTACAATCAGCATCATGTTTATTAGGTTCAACATGGAATGGACCAATAGGTGGAGTAGCAAGATTTTTTTGTTTTTCAGGTGAAACATATGTAAAAATGAGAAATAATAAAGAAAAAAAAATAAAAGAAATAAAAGTAGGTGATGAATTAAAAGGTAATAATATAGTAATATCAATAATGGAATTAAAAAGTGATATAAATAATATGTATATATATGATGATATAAAAATATCAGGAAGTCATAAAGTATTAGAAGATAATAAATGGATAGAAATAAAAGAGAGTAAAAGATCAAAAAAAATAAAATGGAATAAAGAAGATAATGTATATTGTTTAAATACAAGTAAAGGTAAAATAAATATAAAAAATAATATATTCAAAGATTTTAAAGAAACAATAAATATGAATTTATTAAATAAATATAATAAATACTATTTGAATTTATTAAACAATGAAATAATAAAAGAAGTAGAAGAAGGAAAAGATTATTATCAACCAGGTATAATAGATATAGGTGAAAATAAAATAATAATGAATAATGGAGAGATGAAAGATATAAAAGAAATAGAAGTGAATGATATATTAGAAGGTAAAAATAAAGTATTAGGTAAAATAAAAAGTAAAGAAATAATAGATATATATAGAATAGGTAAAAAATATTTATCAGGTAAGACAGTAATAAAAATAAAAAATAATTATAAATTAGTAGAAGAAGTAGAAGGAATAGAATATATAACAAGTAGAGAGGAAGAAATGAATCATTTAATAGTAGAAGAAGGAGAATATAAAATAGATGGATTAATAATAAAAGATTATTTTATATATAAAAGAGGACATGAAAAAATAACAGAAATAATAGAAGATTATTTTTGTAAATCAGAAGGAATATAAAAAAAATATAAAAATAATAAAAGAATAAAAAAAAAATAATTTTCTTCGTTTAAAATATATAATCAAATAAATGGATAATTTAGTAAAGCAAATAAAACGCGCAGAACGTAAATTAAAAAAAGTTAATTCCCACGCTGATCATCATAAATCAGTAAAAGATGTAAAAGAAGATAAGAAAGAATTAGATCGTGTAAAACGTTTATTAGGTGATTTAGATAGACGTGTAAAACGTGTAGTAAATAAATTAGAAGATTTAGAGAAAGATGAACAAAAAATGAGACATAATGTAGAGAGAGATTTAAATAATATTAGAGATCAAGAAGGTGGTGCAAAAAAGAAACGTAAAGCAAAGAAGAGTATGAAAGTTAAGAAGCATACAAAGAAGCATTCTAAGAAGCATGCCAAGAAACATACCAAGAAACATTAAATCTATAAAAATATAATAAAAATATAATAAATTTTATATTTTTATATATGTAAATGATTAATAAAAATTTTAGTCAATATATAAAAAATTTAATAATTTTAAATATCAATATAAAAAAATAAAAAGTAATAAAAAACTATATAAAGCTAAATAACTAATCTATAAAAAATTAATAAAAAAACTATATAAAGATAAAATACTAGTCTATAAAAAGTAATTAAAAAATTATATAAATCTAAAACACTAATCTATATAATTAATAAAAAAAACTATATAAAGCTAAAATACTAGTCTATAAAAAGTAATTAAAAAACTATATAAATCTAAATTACAGTTCTAAAAAAAAATGAAAAATAATTATAAATATATGATAATAATATTTACATATATATTATTATGTTTTACCAATTTGGACAACCAACGGGATTAAGACAATTAACCGAATTTGGACAAACATCTGGATTTGTACAACCATCAGGATTTGGACAACCATCAGGATTTGGACAACCATCAGGATTTGCACAATCATCAGGATCTGCACCACCATCAGGATTTGGACAACTATCTGGATTTGGACAAACATCAGTATTTGGACAACCAACCGGATTTGGACAACCAACAGGATTTGGACAAACATCAGTATTTGGACAACCAACCGGATTTGGACAACCAACCGGATTTGGACAACCAACCGGATTTGGACAACCATCAGGATTTGGACAAACATCAGTATTTGGACAACCAACCGGATTTGGACAACCAACCGAATTTGGACAAACATCATCATCATTTAAAAAAGTACAAAAAAAACAGAAATTAATAGATAAAGATTTAGATGAAGAATTAGAAAAATTTGAAGAAAAATATAAAAGTTTAAAATTTTATATCAATAAATTTAAAAAAATAACAACAACATTAGAAGATATAAATCAAATGTTATATTCAGAAGAAATAGATGATAAAAAAAAATTAAAAGATATAGAAGAAAAATTTAAAATAATAAGAGAAACATATGAAATGACAGAATGTGGAGAAAATTTATTAAAAATATATAATGGATTAAAGAAAATAGAAAAAAAATCAGTAATAAGTAATGAAAAACCAAAATATAATGAAGAAGAATTAAAAAATTTAGTAAATGATCATAATAAATCATTCAATTATATATTTGATAATAGTTTTTTAAAATTAAAAAAAACACCTGAAAGTCTTATATATATAACGTTACCATTTGGATTTGATAAAAAATCATCATCAAAAAGTATTTATCAAAATTATTATTTTCTAGATGAAGAAGATTTTGATGAAAATGGTAATATAAAAGAAAAAGAAAATTTTAAAAAAAATATAAAAAACGAGATATATGATACAATATATATAGAGACAATATTAAAAAAAAAAATATCAGGAATATCAAAAAATATAAAAAGAATAATATTTAAAGATGTTGTTTTAATACCTATAAATAATTTAAAAGATTCAATAGAAGAAATATATTATGAAATTTTACGTTTTGGTAATTATGAAAATAACCTAGTATCAATAGGGACAATAGATACATTAGAAAAAGATAAAATAATGATATTACCAAATACATTAAAAATATTAAGTTTAGGTTCTTACTATAATTTTAAGATCTATGATCTACCCAAAAATTTAGAAACATTATATTTAAAGTTAAATGAATATGATCTACCCAAAAATTTAAAGTTAAAAGAAAAAGAAAGTTATTTGATGCCAAAATTACCATCAAATTTAAAGAAATTAATATTTAGAGGAAAATGTAATTTAGATCAAGAATTAGTATTACCAATGGGTATAGAATATGTAGAATTACCAGATGAATATAAATATTCAATAAAAAATTTTCCAAAAAGTTTAAAATATTTAAAATTATCAAAAACATCAAAATATGAAGATATTCCAGATTCAGTAACTCATTTAAAATTATCATATAATTCATCAGTAAACCAAGAAATAGATAAACTACCAAAAAATCTAAAATATTTAAATATAGGTGAAAACTATAATTTAGTTACATTAAATTTTGAAAATTTATCTGATTCTATAGAGGAATTAATATTAAATATGTATTTTGAAAATACATATACATTTATGGAAGGAGCAGGAATAAGAACAATAGAACCGAAACTAGAGATAAAAAAATTTCCAAAAAATTTAAAGAAATTATATGCACCATTAAAATTTATGAATTATATAAATGATTTAGAAAATTTACGGAATAAGTATAGTTTTGAAATAATAATTTTAAATAATATGGAATTTTTTAGATTATATCATAATGAAATAAACTATTAAAAAAATAAAAAAATTTTATAAAAAAATTGAAAATATTTGAAAAGTATATAAAGATTAGTTACTAGTATGTCAAAAGTATATAAAGATTAGTTACTAGTATGTCAAAAGTATATAAAGATTAGTTACTAGTATGTCAAAAGTATATAAAGATTAGTTACTAGTATGTTGAATATATAAAAAAATTAAATATTTAAAAATAAAAAATAAATATACTATATAAAAAATTTAATATATTTTTATATATTTATGATGAATACTTATAATAATTTTTTTATATAAATAATATTATTTATTTAATATTAAATTAAAAAAAAAAATCTAATAATATTATACTATATAATAGATATTATACTATATAATAGATATTATACTATATTATATTAGATATATTATATATTTTAGATAATAATCATTATGGTAATACAATTAAAATTAATATATAAAATAGATATGGTATAACATAATAATTACTTAATTATAAAAAAACTGAAAACAAACTATATAAATAATAGTCATTATATAATATTATAGTAACTATGTCTATTAAGAAAACAACTAAAAAAATAGCTACAGAGATCACAGATAAAAATTCAATAGAGAATAAATATAAGAAGAAATCTCAATTGGAACATATAAAAGAATTACCTGATACATATATTGGTTCAGTAGAAATGAGTGAAATAGAAACATATGTATATGACGAAGAGAGTAACAAAATTTTAAAGAAAACAATAAATATAGTACCAGGATTATATAAAATATTTGATGAAATATTGGTGAATGCTATAGATCAATATACAAGATTAAATAAAACATCATCAATAAAAGTAACTCAAATAAAAGTAGATATAGATGCAAAAGAAAATATGATATCAGTATATAATAATGGAGAAGGAATAGATGTAGCAATTCATAATGAATATAGTATTTATGTTCCAGAAATGATATTTGGGAATTTATTAACAAGTACGAATTATGATAAAGATGAAAAAAAAATAACAGGTGGAAAGAATGGATATGGAGCTAAATTAACAAATATATTTAGTAAAAAATTCATAATAGAAACAGTAGATAGTAAAAGACAATTATTATATATTCAAACTTTTAAAAATAATATGGATGAAAAGGAGGATCCTCAAATAAATATATATAAGGGACAACCATACACTAAAATAACATTTTATCCAGATTTAGAAAGATTTGGGATGAAAGAATTAGATGAAGATATAGTTCAATTAATAAAGAAAAGAGTTTATGATTGCACAGCTACAACAGGTCCAGAAGTGATAGTGTATTTTAATGGTAAAAAATTAGAGTATAAATCATTTGAGAAATATGCAGATTTGTATATGGGAGAAAAATCAGAAACACCTCGAGTATATGAAGAAGTAGATGATAGATGGTCAATTATAGTGAGTGCATCAAACGATGATAGATTTGAACAAGTATCATTTGTAAATGGAGTATGTACATATAAGGGTGGAAAACACGTAGATTATGTAGCAAAGTTGATAAGTAGGAAATTACAGAATTATGTAAAAACGAAGGGAATTAAAAGGAAAAAGATAACAATAAAACAGAATATTATTCAAGATAATATGATGATAATATTGAGATCAGTAATAGAGAATCCATCATTTGATAGTCAAACAAAAGAATACTTAACAACAAATCCAGATAAATTTGGATCAATCTTTGATGTAAGTGATAAATTTATAGAGAAGGTTGCAAAGACAGGAATATTAGAGAAGGCTTTAAAATATAGTGAATATAAGGATTCAACAGAGATATTGTCAAAAACAGATGGAAAGAAACAGACAACATTGAGAGGAATACCAAAACTAGATGACGCAAATTGGGCAGGAACAAAAAAATCAGCACAATGCACTTTAATATTAACAGAAGGTGATTCAGCAAAAGCATTTGCAATAGCAGGATTAGAGATAATAGGACGTGATAAATATGGTGTATTTCCATTAAAAGGTAAATTATTGAATGTAAGAGATGCAGAAGCAACAAAAGTAAGTGAAAATACAGAAATATCAAATCTAGTAAAAATATTAGGTCTTCAATATGGAAAAGAATATGATAATGAGAATTTATCAGATTTAAGATATGGTTCATTAATGATTTTAACAGATCAGGATGTAGATGGATCACATATAAAAGGTTTAATAATGAATTGGATAGAAAATTTTTGGCCTTCATTAGCAGAAGTAGATGGATTTTTAACATCAATGAGAACACCAATAGTAAAAGCATCAAAAGGAAAACAAATAAAAACATTTTATAGTTTAAGTGCTTTTGAATATTGGAAATTAACAGAATCAAATTTACAACAATGGTTCATAAAATATTACAAAGGTTTGGGCACATCAACAAGTGCAGAAGCAAAAGAATATTTTAAGGATTTAATAAAGAATCAATTAATATATCAATATAATGGAGAAGAAGATGATAAAGATATAATAAGATTAGCATTTGAAAAAGATCGATCAGATGATAGAAAAGATTGGTTAATGCAATATGATAGAAATAAAATATTGGATACTACAGCAAAAATAATACCAATAAAAGATTTTTTTCATAAAGATTTTATACATTTTTCTAATTATGATTGTGAACGATCAATTCCAAATATGATAGATGGATTAAAAGTATCACAAAGGAAAGTTTTATATGGTAGTTTAAAGAAAAATATAGTATCAAGTGAAATAAAAGTAGCCCAATTAAGTGGTTATATAAGTGAGCATAGTGCTTATCATCATGGTGAACAAAGTTTAAATGAAACAATAATAGGTATGGCACAAAATTTTGTAGGATCAAATAATATAAATTTATTAGAACCAATTGGTAATTTTGGAACACGCTTACAAGGTGGAAAAGATGCAGCATCACCAAGATACATATTTACAAAATTATCGAAACTAACAAAAGCAATATATCATCCAGAAGATTATCCATTATTGGAATATAGAGATGATGATGGTTCAACAATAGAACCATATTATTACGTTCCTGTAATACCAATGATATTAGTAAATGGTGCAACTGGTATAGGAACAGGTTTTAGCACCAGTCTTCCATGTTTTAATCCTAAAGATATCATAAATAATTTAAGAGAATTAATTAAAGGAAATGATCCAAAAGAAATGAAACCATGGTATAAAGGATTTGAAGGAGACATTTATTCAGAAAATGGAAAATACTTTAGTAAAGGTATATATAAATTAGATGAAAATAAAAATACAATTCAAATATCTGAATTACCTATCGGTTACTGGACAGATAAATTTAAAGAAGATTTAGATAAAATGCTAGTTGGTAATACAACTGAAAAATCTGGAACAAAAAAAAATATATTATCATCATTTAAAAATGATAGTACAGAGAATAAAGTAAATTTTACATTGAAATTTACAGAAGATAATTTTGATGATTTGATAGAAGATATGCCACAATTAATAAAGAAATTTGGTTTAATAGATTCAAAGAATACAAGTATGTCAAATATTCATTTCTATAATGAAAGTGGATCAATTCAAAAATTTGAAAATCCTATAGAAATATTAAAAATATTCTATGATATTCGATTAAATTATTATGTAAAAAGAAGAGAATATAATTTACAAAAATTAAAAGAAGAATTAGATATAATCCGATCAAAAGTAGAATTTATTCAAAGATTTGTTTCTGGTGAATTAAAAATATTAAATATAGATGAAGAAAAAATAATAGAACAATTAAATAAAATAAATGAAGATTCAGATATAACAATATTTGTTAAAGTAGAAGATTCATATGATTATTTAATAACTATGCAAATAAGAAGTTTAACCAAGAAAAGAATAGAAGAATTAAATAATTTGCAAGAAAAAAAAGAAGCAGAATATAAAGCTTTACAAAAGAAAACATCAAAAGATTTATGGAAAATAGATCTAGATATAATTGATAAACTATTGTAATAAATTTTAAAAATTATAAAATAATATTTAACTTTAATAAAATAATATTTAACTTTAATAAAATAATATTTAACTTTAATAAAATAATATTTAACTTTAATAAAATAATATTTAACTTTAATAAAATAATATATATTTAATAAATATATAAATTACTATATTAAAAGAATGTTAAATAAAGTATTAGTTTTCTTAGTAGTATTAATAGTTTTATCAATATTATATAAATTTATAGAAAAAAAAAGAGAAAATTTTAATAATCCTGGACAATATCAATTATTTTGTAAAGATGGAAGAGGTAATTTTGGTGGTTCATTAGAATATCCATCATTTTCAAGAACAGGAACATGTGACCAATGTTTATAAAAATAATATAAAAAAATAAAAATAAAGTAAAAAAATAATAAAAATATTTATTATATAAAGATATATAATAGATAATGTTATTGATAAATAAGTTATTATTGGTAATAATAGTATTGTTAGTAATCATATTAGTAACTCAAATGTATATGTTATCAAAAAATAGGATAATCAATTGGGAAATGTTTTATACAAAACCAATAGTAGGAGAAAAAGGAGAATTAAAATATGATCCAAATCCAGAACATGATACAGTTTATCATAAGAGAATGGATGATGTAATATCAAAGCAAGAATTAGCTAAAATACAAGGTGATGAAGCTGTATATGATTCAGATAGATTGAGTGATTTAAAAAATAGGGATATTGATAATAATAAAATGACAGAAGAAAGTCAGAAATCATTAAAATATCCTGAATCAGAAACACCTCTAAATTATAGAAAAACAGGAAGAATAGAAGATAGACAAGTTTTAGATTATTGTCCTCCTTGTCCATCATGTCCAGTATGTGATAAAGATGATAATTTAAAAGGTGTAGAAAGAAAAGATATGGATAAAGAAGATAATAGACAAATGGATAGACAAGTTTTAAGAGGAAGAAGAATGAGGGAAGATGATAATAATGAATGGGAAAATACAGTTGAATTATCAGATATACAAAGAGAAGCTAAAGAAAAGAATAGAGAAAGTGAAGATAATATGAGAAGATATAATAGAGAAGTAAGAACAAGACAAGAGTTAATAAATGAATTATCAACACTATAAAAAAATAAAAAAAATATATATTTAATAAATATATATTTGAAATGAAAAATATAAGTTGGTTAATAATATTGTTAGGATTAATAATAGTAATATTAATATTAAAAAAAATAAATAAGAATGATAGACGAGTAAGATTTTCAAAAGATAATAAAATATATTTTATACCGAATAGAGAAGATTTAAGGAAAGAATTAAATTCAGTTATAATAAATCACGAAATGGTTCCACCACACGCAGAATATAAAGAAGTTGGTAAAATAAGTGATCCTGCATGGCTAAGTTCTGAAATATATAATGGTGATGTAGAAGGATATCAAAAATCAGATATGGTTAAGAGAGGTATAGAAAACCAAGAATATAAAAAATGTAAGTGTCAATATGATGATTTAGGTAGAGGAGGATATTGTGCTTGGCAGAAAGATGATCATTTAAACCCATGGATGAAACCAGGTAGATATGAATGTCCAAGAGTGGCTTGTGGTATAGATTGTAATACTGGAGCAAAATTAATAGAAAATAATAATACAACTCCATTAATTAATTACCCATGTTATTATGAAATTGAAACACAAAAATTATTAAATTAGTTATCCAAGAACACAATTAGATATATAGAAAATAAAAAAAATGATACTAAAATTATTAAGAACTATAAATTATTAGTAAATAAAATAAATGAGTTTAGAATATGTTTTACCATGGGGTTTACAATATGTTTTACCATGGGGTTCAGTTGTTGCTCCTAAAAAAATAATACCAGAATATTTGAAAAATTTTGATGAAAATCTTCCAATTTTAAAAAAATCATTTCAGAAATTTCTATATACACAAAATATAAAATCAAATAAAGAGATTGATCAAAGTTGGTTTTGGTTTGTAATATATTTTATATTTCCAGAAACAATAGCACATTGGTATTATGGAAAAGAGGATGATGATATACGTAATTTCTTTAAAGATTTAATTACGGAAAGAGAATTAGAAGGTGAGTTACAGTCTTGTATCAATTTAGTAACAATTCAATGTGAACAATGGGAGAAATGGAATCATGAACAGATTTTAAATAATGAACTCTCATCCTCATCAAATATTTGATTTTATTAAAAAAAAAAAAAAAATATCATCTTTGTATTAAAGATGATAATTTTATAAAAAAAATAAATTTTTAAATTATAATATAAAAAAAATTGAAAAAATATATAAAAACAGATTTTGATATATAAAAATATATAAATTCAATAAAAAATGATTAAAATAGATAAAAAAGAATATAAAAAGAAAGAAGAAGAGTTTCATGATGTTGAAACATCAGATAACGATAATGAAGAAGATAACTATAATGAAGAAGATAACGATAATGAAGAAGATTTATTTGAAAATTATGTAACACCCGTTAGTAAATTAAATAAACATACAAGATTAATATCATATTCATCATCAGGATTACATTTATTAAAACCTTGGGCATTACAGAGAGAAATAAATGAAGATCATGTTAAAGAGTTATATAAAAGTATGTTAGAATCATATAAAAGAAATAATGAGTTAGATTTCTATAATCCAATACATATAGGATATAAAAAGTATTCAAATAATGAAGAAAAAAATCCATATTATATATTAGATGGTCAACATAGAATAGAAGCGTATAAAAGATTAATAAAAATAGAAGATATACCGATACAAAAAATAATAATAACAATTCATGATATAAATTCAGAAGAACATTTTTTAGAATTATTTGATAAAATAAATAAAAGTTTACAAATAAATAGAAAAAAATTACTTCAAGATAAATTAATCAATATAAAAAGAATATTGGATAAGAAATTTGAAAAAATAAATATATGGAAATCATTAAGAAGACCATATTTAGATTTTCATAATTTTACCATAAAATATAGAATTGTAAATGAAGAATTAGATGAATGGTATCAAGAACTATCAGCAGAAGATATAGTAAAGAGAATGTTGATATTAAATAATATAATTAAATCAATACCATTAAGAAAAGATAGAGTTCCAAAACAAAAAATATCTCCAAATATACATGAAAAAGCAGAGAATATGAATTTCTTTTTAGGGTTAGATAATGAATATGAATGGATAAAACAATTATTTACAAAAGAAATGGATGCAAGATCATTGTTAAAATAAAAAATATAAAATTTATAAAAAAAAATAAGATAAAATGAAAAAAAGAAATAAAATAAATATAAAAATAAAAAGATATAATTATATAAAAAGATATAATATAGTAAAAAAATGTCAGATGATTTATTATCAACAAATGGAATAGATAATGCATTTGGATATATAAAGAATAAAGATACTGATTTATATAATGATTTCAGTGATAGGAGAGATAAAGTATATGATGAAGATTTAGAAAATAAATATGGTTCAAAACAGGATAATAAATTTAAAATAGAGACAGATAATAGAGTAAGAAATACATATGATAAATATTTATTAAAAGTAGATAGACAACCAATAATTGAAAATATAATAAATAAACCAGAAGATAGAGGTAATCAATATTTTAAAGAATATAAAAGAACATTAATGATATCAAGTGCGAATAGAAAAAGGAATATGCAATGTAGAACATCAAATACGAATTTTTGGGTAGTATTTGGAAGAGAATATAATAATGTATCGAGAATAGAATTAGTAGATTTCATAGTGTTAAGAGATAGTAAAGAATTTTGGGATAATTATGCAGAAGAGGGTAGAAGAGTAGTAATGATAAATTTATCGATACCATATAAAAATCCAGATATATTAGGATCAAGTTTTTCAGTTCAATATCCATTAATGTATGATGAAAAACATTTATGTCCATTCAATAATTGTGAACCATGTTATAATTATAATCAACCAAATCCAGATTATTATCATATACAATCAGATTCATATACAGAGATGTGTCCAGATCAAAAATGTGATGAGAAATTACAAGCAGAAGTAATATTAGCGAATACAACATTTGGTTATGCACGTAGAAGACCAAATAATGATATAGATGTAGTAGGTGATATAGAATTTTATGAGAAACCATTAAATAGATTTTATGAATTAAAAATATCATTATTAAATGAATTTGGTAAAATAATAAAATTAAAGAATCAAAATCCATGTGAAGAAATAGATATATTACTAGTAATGAATATATATGAAAGAGTTACAGTATTAGATAATGCATTATTACAAAGTAGAACAGATAATTATAATACAATTGGTAAAACATAAAATAAAAATATATATCTCAGTAAATGATAAATATAAAATATGAAATAAATTTAAAAATATGAAATAAATTTAAAAATATTAAATAAATATATATATATTTATTTATGAATCTAGTAAAAAGATTATATAATAGTAAATATAAAGATTATATAATATTAAAATTTTCAATAATATTTAAAAAAGATATTAAATTAACAGATATAATAATAAATAAATATATAAAACAAGGGTATTCAGATTATATAATATTTAAAATATTACATTCATATTATTGGAAGAATAGAATAGATTATGATAAATTAAAGGAAGCAAAATTGAGAAGTATAAAAAAAACAAATGAAATAAAAAATTTATTAAAAGGTTTAAAATGGAATAAAACAAATTATTTAGATATAGGGTGTGAAGATTGTTATTTTCCGACTGAATTAGGAGAAATATTAGAAATATCAGAAAAAAATATAAATTGTGTTAATATAATGGATTGGGAAAGTTCATATAATATAAATAAAAGTGAAATGAATAAATGTAATTTTAAATATTATAATGGAACATATTTAGATTATGAAAATAATTATTTTAGTGTAATAAGTTCAATGATGGTTTTACATCATATAAAACCAGAAGATAGATTAAAATTATATAAAAGTATAAATAGAGTATTAGAAAAAGATGGATTATTTATTATAAGAGAACATAATTCTATAGATAAAGAATTTAATTTATATTTAGATTTTATTCACAGATTTTATGAATCAATTTTAATAAAAAAATTTAGATGGGTAGAAGAATATAAAACATATTATATGACTATAAAAGATTTAGAAAAAGAATTAAATAATAATGGATTTAAATTATTAAAAATAGAAGAAAATAAATATAAAAATGATTTACCTTATAATGCTATCTATAAAAAAATATAAAAGAGATTAAATATATAAATATATAAATATATATATATATAAATAAAATAAATGAATTATGATGAAATGATTTATATAATGATACCAAGTGGTATATTATCATCAATGAGTATATGGGCAGATAAGATAGGTGATGTAAGAATATCAATAAATGAAATATATATGATATTATTAATGACATTATGGATGATATTTTTTATGTCAATAATACATAAAAATTATATATTATCATCAGTAATTATAATATTAATAATAATAGTTTTAATATTAATAAGAGGTCAATATTTAGTAAAAAGAAAGTCATTTTATACAAGTATGATACCTCATCATTCAATGGCAGTAATGATGAGTAAAAGATTATTAGAGAATGATGAAAGTTTATCAAGAAATGAAATAGAATTTTTAAAAAAAATAATAAAAACTCAAGAAGAAGAAATAGAATGGATGAAAAGAAATATAAAATATAGTTAAAAAATTTTAGTCCATATCCAATTAGGTTTAAATCTACCAGCATAAGTTTTTCTAGAAATAACTCCAATAAATTTTGCATTAGGTAAAGTTAACATAAATTCATTAATATAATCATATCTCATACTTTGAAAAATAGCGAATCCATTAATTTTAAGTTTAGACCATAAAAGATTAATAGATTTAAATAAGAAATTATATTTCCAGTCATTAAAAGAAGGGAACATTTTGATAGATTGTTTATCATTATTAGAATAAATTTCACCATCAAATAGAGGAGGACTAAACATAATAATATCAGAATAAAGATCAGGTAAATAGATAATATCTTTGGCATAAGGTAAACCATCAAGTAACATTTTTTGTTTATTAATATTACCAAAATCATTAATCATATTATTAAAACCACTATAAGACATAGTATTAGGTTCAACACCAATATAGTTACAATTAAGAATAATACTAGTAAGTAATCTTGTTCCGTATCCTCCTGCACCATCAATAATAATAAGATTAGATAAATCAGATTTAAAATTGAAGATAATAGATAACATAGTAAGATAAAAAAGAGTGCTTTCAGGACTAGCATTATAAATATATTTAAATTCATAAAATACATCTCTAATATTTTTAATATTAATAGGTTTTTGATCATCAATAAGTTTTAGAATAGATTTTTGAATAAGGTCTCCATTAGTATAGTGATTATAAAGAGATTTATTAGAAGGTCTTAATTTAGCTTTAATTCTAGAATTTTCAGTAAAATAATCAACAAGAAGATCCATATTAGTAAAATCTTCTAAAGGAATAAAAATAGATATATATTGATTTCTAAATCTAATATCAATATTTTTAGGAATATTAAATCGTTCTTTAAGTTGATAATGATTATAAGAAATAAATTTATGTAAAAATTTAAAATTATTATGAGTAGTATTTTTAAGTAAATTAAACATAATATTAGGATTAATAAAATATTTAACATATGGAAATCCAAATTTATGCCATTTTTGAATAATTTTATTAATTTTATTTTTATTATTTTTATTTAAAATTATATTATTAGTAATATTATTAGACATATATTATATTATAATAATAAAAAAAAGTAAATAAATATAATGAATAGTGGATAAAAATAAAAATTTTATATAAAAATATAATTATATAAAAATATAAATAATTTAATGATAAAATTATTTTTACAATAAACTTACATAAAAAATTTGTGAATAAATATTTTTATATAAATATAAATATAAATATAAATATAAATATAAAAAAATTTATCAATCATTAAAACTTATAATTTTATCTTTATATACTTTTTTTTATAAAAAATAAATGAATCATAAAAATTTATAATATTATATATATTTTTTTACAATTTTCGCTAAAAACTTATTTTATATATTTTATATATTTTATATTCATGTAAAAAAATTTTATAAACTTTTTTTATATTTTAAATAAAAATATAAAAAAAATTATCGATCATTAAAACTTATAATTTTATCTTTATATACTTTTTTATATTAATTATTATTTATTTTAGATTCTTTGTATTTTCTATTATAATTAAATGCCAAGATTTTGTTATATATATTTTATAGGAATCTGATTTGACAAAATTAAATAAACTATTATAATCAAAATTAATTGGTGTTCTTATTACTATATATTTAGTATCTCCTTTCAATAAATCATTTACTATTATTGATAATGGAACCTTTGATAAATTTAATTTTAGATGTTTGATTTTTTTATAATTTGGTCCTCCCCAAGGTGGATCAAAAAATACAATATCTTGTTTTGTATCTTTTAATACTTTTACAGAATCACCTAAATAAAATTTAACATTATTATAACCATATACACCAATATTATTTTTTAACATCTCAAAATGTAATGGATTCATTTCTATTGAATTAACATTTTTAAAATGTTTAGCAAAACTTATACTATTTCCTCCTATAGCAGATGTAGCATCTGTAATTGTCATTTCTTTACCATTTTTTACATATTCTAATATTTTATTTGATATCCAATCTGCATCTTTTGGTTTAGTAATTGAATATAATCCAATATTTGTTATTCTTAATTTATCCATATTTTTTATATTTTTCGTCTCTGGAAATAATAATTTTTTATTAACCTCATTTGATACATTTTTTGGAAAATATGATTCAGTATTTAATACTATTTTTTCTTTTTTATAATATCTATTATTACTTTTTTTATTTATATTCTTATTATTATTTGTATTATCTATATTATTAGTATTTTTTATATTAGAATTATTAGTCATGAATATATATATTATAAATAAACTTTTTTATAATATATTATATTATTTTTTTTTCCAAATCCATATAGGTTGTGGATTAGCTATTTTTTCATTAGCATAACAAATAACTCCTAAATAATATGAATCATTTAATGTTTTAACATAATCTAACATCCAATTTATATAATTTTCTTTTCTATTTTTTTGATTAATATTTATACACATAATACCTCCATTTTTTAAATAATTCCAAACTTTATTTATAGCAATTTTAAGAAAATTATTAAACCATAAATATTCATTTGTATATTTTGATGATTGTTTTAAATTAGTTGCATATATTTCTAAATCAAAATATGGGGGACTTGTAAATATTAAATCATATTGTTTATCAGGTAAATTAGCATCTTCTATTGTAGATTCAATCATAACAAAATTATCAATCGATTTATTAAAAAATTTAATCATTTCAATATAATTTTTATATAAACATGGATTTGGATCAACACCACAATAAAAATCTACATTTGAAGCCATACAACCTATTAATCTATCACCCCATCCTGCAGAAAAATCTAATACAATTTTACTATTAAACATTTGTATCATAGACATTATTAAATTTGGTCTATGTGAAGTGCATTCTCCAGTTAAATTATAAATAGATTCTCTTAAAGAATATGGAGTAATTTCTTTATAATTATTTAAAGCATATTGCTTAATTATATCTTTATTATGTTTCCAAAATAAAAATGGTGAAAGTTTTTGTCCAAATAATTTACATGTCATTCTACATTTTTCTTGAAACATATCAGATATTGTATTCCAATCATAATAATCAGAATCTTTATTAATTAATAAAACAGGTTCATTCATAAATAATAATTTATTAGATGGTATATTAATATTTTTAATAGAATATGATTTTATTAAAATTCTATTCTTATAATTAAATTTTTGTAATTTATTAAACATATTTCTTATTTGTTCATCTGAAGTATATTTAAATTTATATGGAAAATCATCATCATTATTTTTATAATTATTATTAGTATTTTTATTATTCTTAATAAATTTTTTATGAATCATAAAAATATAGAAATATATATATTAAATATATATTAATAATTTATTATTTTATTATTTATCAATGAATGCAATAAAATATTATAAAAAAGGTAGTGAATTTGAATTAAGAATTAAAGATATAAATTATGATTATTATATGTTTTTTTTAAATAATCCAATATTAGAAGAATATGAAAAACCAATATATTCAAAAGAATATTTATTATATTGGAAAGATTATAATACAAAAAATATAATAGAAATAATAGATAAAAATAATAATTTAAATAAAATACAATTAAAAGAAAAGAAAAAAATATATAGAATAGAAACAGATGATTTAGTTTACTCAATAGTAGATGAAAAAATAGAAGATTTAAAAATAGAGAGAAAAAATATAAATAATATTAAAGATATCATAGGTTATAGATTTAAAGAAAGATTATCAAAAATAAATCCTTTAATAAAATCATGGAGATTTGATTTTTCTAAAAGTATTATAAATAAAAATAAAATAGATTGGAAAAGAGATTTAAACTCAAAGAAATATACAAAATTCGAAATTGAAGCGGAATATATAGGATTAACAATACCAGATAAAGAAGATTATAAAAAATTATTAGAATTTATTAATAATACAAAATTATTATATAAAATACAAAAACAATTAGGAAAATCAAGAATATATTCTATAAGAATGTTATGGAATAATCCGATATCAATGAGTATAAATAATATTCATAAAATATTAGAAAATTATTCAGTAAGTGAAAAAGCAGATGGTGAAAGATGTTTTATTTATATAGATAATAATGGAAAAACTTTAAAAATTATGAAACCATTTGAATGTGAAATAATAGATGAAAATATAGAAAATAATAATAATATAAATTCATTATGGGATGCGGAATGGATCAAAGATTTAAATTTAATACTAATATTTGATGTGTTAATTTATAATAATATAGATGTAACAAATTTACCATTTAAAGATAGATATGAATTAGTAAAAAAATGGAAAACAAATAAAATAATAAGATGTAAACAATTCTATTTTCCAAAAAATAATGAAACTATTTTTATTCAATCAGAAAAAATATATACAAATAAATACCCATACAAAATAGATGGATTAATTTATACTCCAATAAATGATTCATATTATAAATCAATTATATTAAAATGGAAACCAGTTGAAGAAGTAACAATTGATTTTTTAATTAAATTTGATTTGAAGAATATAAATAAAGACAAAAAAAATAAAAATCAAATAGTAAAATTATTTGTAAATATGAGTAGAAAATTATTAGGAGAGAAGGGATATAAAATAACAAAAGATTTAAAAGAATATTTTTCATTTATAAATGATGAAATGGAACAATTTCCTTATTATTTTGAAATAAGTCCAGATGCAGAAATAGAATTGGAAAATAATAAAATGAATACTATAAAATATTATTATAATAAAGAAAATAATATAAAAGTTCCAATTGAAGATAATACAATAGTTGAATTTAGTTATGATAAAGAAGAGAAAGAAGAAAAAAAAAGATGGAAACCATATAGATTAAGATTAGATAAAACAAGAGAATATTTACAATTTGCAAAAGAAGGAAAATATAAAGGAGATGCAGGTCCAAATGGTTGGAGAACAGCAGAAGAGAATTATAAAATAATACAAAACCCAGTTACAAAAAATATGATATTTGGTAAAGAAGATATACCAGAAAGATATTATAAAGAAGAGAGAGTAGAAGGAATAAAGAATGATACAGAAGTATATAAATTAAATAATTTAGTAAAGAAACATTTATATAATAAATATTTAAAAGAGGGTGATACAATAATAGAATTAGCAAGTGGAAGAGGAGGAGATTTAAATAAAATATTAAATAGAAAACCAAAAAAAATAATAATGATAGAAGTAGATGAAATAGCAATAGAAGAAGCAAAAAGAAGATTAAAGAGTATGAATAGTAAAGGAATAGAAATAGTATTTATAAAAATGGATTTATTAAATCCAGATATGAAAGAAATAGATAAAATATTAAAAGAAGAGAGAGTAGATATAATAAGTTGTCAATTTGCTATTCACTATTTTATGGGTAGTGAAAAAAATATAAAAAATATATTAGAAATAATAAAGAAATATTTAAAAATAGGTGGTTATTTCTTTTATACATCATATGATGGAGAAAAAGTAAATAATAAATTAAAAAATAAAAATAAATTAATTTATAAAACAAAAGAAGGAAATATATTAGCAGAAATAAATAAAATTTATAAAAATAGAAATAAATATAAAGAAATAGATGTTTATGTGAAAAAAATAGGAATAAAACATAAAGAATATTTAGTAAATAATAAAAAAGTAGAAAAAGATTTAGGAAAAGATTTTAAAATAGAAGAATATAAAGAATTCAAAATAGAAGATTATAATGATAAAAATAAATATAGTAAAAATGAAGAAGATTATATAAATTTACATAGGTATATAGTGTTTAAACGAATATAAGTAATAATAAAAAAATAAAAAACTAAATAAAATTATAAATAATATATATATAATAAAAATAGATGTCAAATATAATATATAATAAGATAGATTTACAGAATGGAAGAGTAATAGATTTAAATAGAGGAATAGAACCTATACCAATGTTTGCAAATGATAATAATAATAATGATAATTTTAAATTTGTAGCATTACAAGGAATACAAGAGAGTAGTCCATTAAGTATGTTATTTTTTTCAAAACAGAATATGGATATATTACAATTACATATAAGATATGAAGTATGGAAAAGATCAAATAAAGTGTATATAATTTCAAATCAATCAGAAACAGAATTAGAAATAATAATGAGAGCATTTTATTTACAACATTCAAGAAATATGAATAATAGATTAGTAATACAAATTAAACAATTAAATCAAATGATAGTAGAATGGGTAGTTCCACAGATATTGAGTGAAATAAAACAATATTATGGATATTTAGAAGATGTTCAAAGATTAGCATTACCAGTAGAATTACCTCAGAATGTAAGTAGTAAAGGAACTAAATTACTTAGATCTCAAACATCTACATTTTAAACATTTCTTATTTAAAAATAAAAAAAATAAAAAAATAAAAAAATAAAAAAAATTTAATAATATATATTTTATATTTTTATAATATATATATAGATGAGTAGTATAATATTTCCATTAATAATAATAATAGTAATAGGTTTAGTAATATATTATTTAACAAATAATTTATGGGTATCAATGTCAGTATTCATAGTAATATTATTAATATATTTAATAGTAATGAGAGGAATGAGAAGAAAAGAAGATAAAGAAGATGTATTTCCGTCAAGTAATTGGATGAAATATGTAGGATCAAGATGTCCAGATTACTGGCAATTTCAAGGACAAGTAGTAAATCCAGGAAATTTAAAAGGAACATATAATAAATGTTATAATAATCCATCAGAAGAATTAAGTGTAGATGTTCCAGATAATAATACATGTTATGATGATGTAACAGGTAGATTAAAATATTTTCCAGTATTTAAAAAATGGCCTCCAGAAGATGAACAAGATGAAAAGACAAAGAAACAAATATGCACTTGGATGAATCAATGTGGACCAAGTAAAAAGCAGGATATCTTTGGAAATATAACACAAGGATCAGTTCCAGCATCTTGGCAAGGAATGTTATGTTAGATAAAAATTATATATAAGTAAATAATTAATAATATATAAAATATATTATGAATGAAAAAGAAAATAATAGTTTATTTACAGAAAGATATAAACCAAAATGCATAAAAGAAATGAATTTATATAAAGAAATATTAATAAAAGTAGAAGAATGGATACAATGTTATAAAGAAAGGAAATATCCAGAAAAGAAATTATTATTATTATCAGGTCCACCAGGTATAGGTAAAACAACATTAGCGAATTTATTATTAAAAGATAATGGATTTAGAGTAATGGAATATAATTCAGGTGATTTAAGATCAGGTAAAGTAATAAAAGATATATTAGGTAATAGTTTAGCATACGAAAATGTAATAAATTTATTATTTAATAGAAAGAATCCAATAGGTATAATATTAGATGAAATAGATACATTAGCATATGGAGAAAGTAGTGAAAAGGGTGGTTTTAAAGAATTATTAGATTTATTAAAGAATGATAGTTCAAAAAAAGGAAATTTAAAAATAAAAATACCAATAATATGCACATTTAATGATACAAAAAATAAGAAAATAAAAGAATTATATAAATATGGAATACAAATATCATTAAAAAAACCAGCAAATATGGATATAGATAAAATAATAGATAAAATAATAGAGAAAGAAGGGATAGAAATAGATATAGATGCAAAAATAGCTTTAAGAAAATATGGACAATCAGATTATAGAAGAGTAATAACAATATTACAATATTTAAATGTAAAAAAAAAAGATTATTATAATGAAGAAGATATAGAAGAAGTTATAAAATCATTTGAAAAAAAGAATGAAGAAATAACAACAATAGAAATAGTAAATAAAATATTATATGAAGATATGACAATAGAAAAATGTTTAGAATTATATTTAAAAGAGCAAAGTATTTTATCATTAATATTATATGAAAATTATTATAAAAAGATATTTAATAGTAATAAGAGTTTAAAAGAGAAATATAATTTAATAGAAAATTGTCAGGAATGTTTTGTTCAGAATGATATAGGAGAAACAAATATAATACTGACACATAATTATGATATGTATACATATTGTGGTTTAAATTCAGCAGTTCAATTAAATAAGAATATGTCAAAAATAGGAAAAGTAAATATGACAAATCAATTAAATTCAGCAGTAATATTAAATAAAGCATCAAACTATTATTCTAATAAAAAAATAGCATCTTATAGAAATTTATTAGATTATAATTTAAAAAAAGAATTAGTTCAAGCATATGAAAAAAATGGATTATTAAATAATAATATATCTATAAAAAAATTAAAAGAAAGATTAGAAAAAAAAATAGTTGATAATTCATAAAAAAATAATTTTTTTATAATAATATAAAAAAATGGTAAAATATAATATAAAATTAATTAAATATTAATTGGACAAGTGCTAGGAGTATAATCTTTATTATGTAATCTATTTTGAACATAATCAGCAGTTTGAACTTGCCATGATCCACCAGGAATAGGTGCAACAATATCACAATTAGTAGGTTGTCCAGGGCATAACATATTACAATTATTAGGAGAATAATCGATACAAGGGAAATTATCATTTTTTAATGAAATAGGAGATAAATCGGAAATAGATTGAGGAAGATTAGGTTCTACATTAGAGTCAATAGTATCAAAATTTTCATGAGTATTGTTATTTTTATTAACATTATTATTATTATTATCAATGGTATTAAGTTGAGGTTTAATAACAATATCATTATATTGAGAATATTTAAGAGAATCAGGATTATTATCATTATAAACTAATTCAGGATCTTTGTTATTATTATTAGTATTATTAACAGGTTTTTCAACAAATTTAATATTATTGTCATCTTTTTTAATATCAAGATTTTCATTAAAGTCATTATTATATTTTTTATAAATTTTATAACAATTATTTAAATTATGCATATATAATTTTTGATTCATTGTAGATAAAGCTAATTGATAGAAAACATAAGATGATAAAATTAAAATAATAATAGGAATTAAAATTTGTTTAAGGAAATCATTAATATAGAATCTCCTAAAATAATATGTAAAAAAAATCGCAAGTAAAATAGCTAAAGGTATCATAAATTTATAAAAAATATTATTTTGTAATGTATTATGGATAGCAACATTTTTACAAATTTCATTAGAATTCATTATTAAAATATTATAAGTATATTATAATATAATATAATATTTAAGAAAAAATAAATATAAAATAAATATTTATTTTATAAAAAATATTAAAGATTAAGTAAAGATTTAGTAAATAGAATAAAATAAAAATAATTAACTAATAAATTTAAGATTATATAAAACGATCATAAATATAACAAAAACAGCCATAATAGGAGGGAAAACTTGCATATAATTAGTAGATTCAATAGAATTTAAAGATTTATTTTCAATAAAGTTAAAAGCCTTTTGACCAATATTATTTAAATTTTTAAGTAATCCATTAAAAATAGTTAGTGCTACAAAAGCAATTAAAAATGGTATAACAAAAAATTTAATAAAAGGCATAGTATTTGGATAATTAGACTGAATATAATAGACACCAGTAAGAGCTAAACCAACAGATAAAATATATTCTAAATTAAAAGTAGTAGGTTGAGAAGACATTATAATAATATATAATATAAAAAGATAAAATAAAAAATAAATAAAAGTAAATAATAAATAAATAAAAGTAAATAATAAATAAATAAAAGTAAATAATAAATAAATAAAAGTAAATAATAAATAAATAAAAGTAAATAATAAATAAATAAAAGTAAATAATAAATAAAAGTAAATAATAAATAAAAGTAAATAATAAATAAAAATTAATAGAAGTAAATAAAACTAAAAAATAAATAAAAATTAAAAATAAATAAAACTAAAAAATAAATAAGTAAATATAAAATTAATTAGCAAAAACGATATTAGCCATTCCTCCAGTAATTCTAAGAATATTATAATTAATAGCAAAGAAATCCATATGATATAAATTATTTAAAGTAGTAATAGTATCAAGAAGAAATTTGTTATCAGTTTGATTTTCAGAATTAGGATCATAATTAACACCAGCAGCAAAATCATCAAGAACAGTAGAGTTTGCTCTAGTTCCAGTAATAATATTACCAGAATTATTACATTGATCAATAGTAAAATAAGGTTTAAGAGAGAATTGGAATTGGAATCTATTAATTCTACTCATATTAACAGAACCAGAAGGTTGTAAATTTTCAGGTTGAAGAGAGAAAGAGTAAGCATTAATACCAGGTAATTCATTAGTACCAGAGTGATATTTAAATTTTTGAAGATTTTCGAAAAAAATAAAATCTTTTTCATTGAATCTATCACGACCATTAAAAATAAATTTCCCGACTTGTAAAATATTAATAGTATCATCAGTAATATTGTTAAGAGTAGATAGACCTATAGTTCTAATATTATTCATAAGAGTAGCAAAATTTTCATTTTGGACAATAAAACTTAGGAAAGAATTACTACTAAATAATCCACCATTTCGAATAGCATTTTGATAGCTTTGGAATCTACCAATATTAGGAAGACTAGTAAAATTAGTATAATCATTATATAAATAATAATCAGCTCTAGAAAAAGTCCAAATCATTTCTTTAACAGGATGATTAATTTTAATTTCAAGAGTATTAGGACCAGAAAGTAGACCGTCAAAATATCTATATTGAATTTGAGTAATAAGATATTCTTGAGAATTAGTAGCAAAAAGTTTTTGTTCATCATTATCAAGATAAATATAATTACAATCCATATAAGTATTTTTAATCCAAGCATCAGCAATAGGGATAGTTCCATTAGATGGAGTAAGGAAATAAGAGAAAATATTACCTTCATTAATACCTAAAGCAATACATTTATTATAAAAAGATAAGTCATTAGGATTAGAAAAAGAAGAAGGTGATTGAGAAAAGAATTGTTGAGGTGACCATCTTTGAGAACCAATAGTAAAAAGGTTATTCATAGGTCTAAATTCATAGAAGAAGAAAACTTCTTGATATTGAATACTAATAAGAGGTAGAAATAGACCAGGATCAGAACAGAAAGAGAATTGAAGAGGAACATATAATCTTTTTTTAGGATATATAAGAATTTTTTGATCATTAGCAGTAGAATCATTTTGACAATCATTAAAAGTTTGAGTATTAGAATAAAAAGGGACTTCACGATAAGAAATCATATCGAGTAATTGTCTTTTACGAGTTCCACCCATAGTTAATTCAGTCCAAACAATCAACCATTGACCATAATTTTTATCAATTTCTTGACCATTAATTTCCATACTAATATAATGTATAAAAGAATATCCTAAATAAGGTACCCAATTAAAACCAGATTGATAATCGGCATAAATAGGAGGCATATCAACAACAAAATAACAATCACCTAAAAGATCGGCTTGTCTTTTAACTTTAATATAAGCTTGATTAAATTGTAAAACATCAAAATTAGGATTAGTATGAAAATAAAGTTTAATATATTCATTAGCATAATTAGTATAACGATTATATACGACTTTAAAAAAAGTCATTTGTGGATTACCAGTTAAATATAAATCTTGTGCTCCATAAGCAACAAGTTGCATAATACCACCAGTCATATTAAAAAATAAATAATTATATATATATTAAAGTTATTTTAATATATATAAAAAAAAATAAATAAAAATAAACTAAAAATATAAATAAAATATATAATAAAAAATGTCAAAAGAATTAATAAATAGTATAGTAAAGATATATTCATCAGAAACAATATTTAATTATAAATTATCAAATACAATAATAAAAGAATTTCCAACAGTAGGAACAGGTTTTTTTATAAATAAACAAGGTTATATAGTAACATGTGCTCATGTAGTAGCAAATAGTAAAATAATAATATGTGAAGTACATCCAAAAAGAGATAAATATCCATGTAAATTAATAGGTTTTAGTCCAGATTATGATATAGCATTATTGAAAATATATGGTTATAAAAATAAGAATTATTTAAGAATGACAGAAAAATATAAAATAGGTGATAAAGTAAAAGCAGGAGGTTTTCCATTAAGTAGTGATACATTTGTCTACACAGATGGTATAATAAGTTCAATAAGTTATAAATATATTCAAACAGATGCAGCAATAAATCCGGGAAATTCAGGAGGTCCATTAATATTAAATGGAAAAGTAATAGGTATAAATTCATCAAAATTAGTAGGTGATGAAGTAGATAATATTGGATATGCATTACCAATAAAATATTTTAAAAATATAGAAAAAGAATTAATGAAAGGTTTAAAAAGTAAATCTCCAATAATATATAGAAGAAATATCTTAGGTTTCAGATATCAATCAATAAATGATGATATAAAAAAAAGTGTAGATTATATACAAACAAAAAAAAATAAGAATTTAGGAGTTTATATAAATGATGTATATAGGGGTAGTCCAATGGAAAAAATGGGATTACATATAGGAGATATATTAATAAAATTAAATAATTCAAATATATCAAATAAAGGATTATTAGATAAATATAAAAATGAAGAAATAATGACTTATTTATATTCATTAGATCCATCAAATAAAATAAATATATTATATTGGTGTTCACATGATAAAAAAATGCATAAATCAGAAATAAAATTATATCCTTATAAAATAAATGTTGATTATATATATCCATTATATGAAGATTTATATTTTATAAATTTTCCAGATTTTACATTAACTGATTTGAATTTAAATTTAATAGAAGTAATGCCATCATTAACATTAAATTTAGGATATATATTTAAACATAATAAGGGACATGTAGTAGTAAGTTATGTAATACCGAATTCAAATAGTATGAATAAGGAATTAGTAAAGGAGGGTGATTTAATAACACATATAAATAATAAAGAGATATCCAGTACAAAAGATATAATTGATTATATGTTAAAATATAAACCAAAAATAATAACATTAAAAACATATATGGATAAAATAATAGTATTAAATAGTGAAAGTGAAAGAGAAAATATAGAAAACAAAAAGATGAAGGTTATAAAAAAATTAAAAAAACTGAAGAAATTATTAATATGAAAAATGAGACAAATAAAAAAATTGAAATAAAAATAAAACAATAAAAATAAAATAGGAATATAAGACATGTTATCTTGTGTAAATTCAACTTCAACAAATATATTTCAGGAAGCAATAAACCATTGTCGATGGAAGAAGACATTATTTACAGTATTAGATAAGATAGATATAAAAGAATTTGAGAATAAGTCGTTTGAAGAAATAATCATAATAATATTTAATTTATGTATAGATATAGATGGTCTAGGAATGTTAGTAATATATGATATAACATCAGGAATATGTAAATATTATGGAAAAAATATAGATAAAGTATTTATAGTAGGAAAAGGACCCAAAAGAGCAATAAAACTGCTTAATATAAAGAAAAAGATCTATAAAATAAATGATAGAATAAAAATACATTACGTAGAAATAAATGATATTATAGAAGCATTTGATAAGAATGGATATGAATTAACAGAAACTATAAGAAACACATTAAATGGAGATATGGTAGAAAGTTTCATATGTGTTTGGCAAAAAAGTAAAAAATAAAAAAGATAATAACATTATAAAAAATTTTAAATCTTTGAAGATTTCTAATAATATATACCAAATTTTTTTAATTTATTATTAAAAAAATTTATATAAAATTTATTTTATTATTTATTTTACTATTTATAATATTTTTTACATTTTTATTTAAAAAAATATATTTAAAGATAATTTACTAATAATATATATACCTAACTTTTTTTAATTCATTATTAAAAAAATTTATATAAAATATATTTTATTACTTATTTTACTTATTTTACTATTTATAATATTTTTTTTACATTTTTATATAAAAAACATATTTAAAGATAATTTACTAATAATATATATACCTAACTTTTTTTTTTTTAATTTATTATTAAAAAAAATTTATATTAAATTTATTTTATTATTTATTTTACTATTTATAATATTTTAAATTTATTTTATTATTTATTTTACTATTTATAATATTATTTTACATTTTTATATAAAAAACATATTTAAAGATAATTTACTAATAATATATATACCTAACTTTTTTTAATTTATTATTAAAAAAAAATTATATTAAATTTATTTTATTACTTATTTTACTATTTATAATATTATTTTACATTTTTATATAAAAAACATATTTAAAGATAATTTACTAATAATATATATACCTAACTTTTTTTAATTTATTATTAAAAAAAATTATTTTATTATTTATTTTATTACTTATAATATTATTTTACATTTTTATATAAAAAACCTATTTAAAGATAATTTACTAATAATATATATACCTAACTTTTTTTAATTTATTATTAAAAAAAATTTATATTAAATTTTTTTTATTACTTATTTTACTATTTATAATATTTTTATATTTTCTTCCAGTCAGTGTAATATAAAAATGTATTGATATTTTTTTTATTATTAAAATGGACTATAATTATCATCTGAAAAAGGTTTTGGATAACCTGGCTTTGATTGTTGATATTTAACAAAATCAGGACATTCTTTATCTTGTCCTGTTGTGTAACTCCATTTATTTCTTGATACATCTTTATTATCATAACTTGTAATTGATCTATTTTCTCTCTTTTCTCTATCTATTCTTCTTCTATAATCATCATCTTCTTTCTTCATTCTATCTACATCTCTTCGCCAATCATCTATTCTCCAATCTTTATTATTTATATTATCTCTTCTTCTTTCCATATCATCTTTTCTTCTTTCCCTATCATCTCTTCTTCTTTCTCTATCTTCTCTTCTTATTTCCTTCTCTTCTTTTTTACATTCTGATTTTAACATATATTTTGATAAATCTGGCATAACTGGAGCTATAGGACATCTTGGACATATTGGAATCTTAGGACATCCTGGTATTTCTGATTTTTTTATATAATCATTCATATCTATATCACATTTAGGACAAGGTTTTATCTCTGATTTTAATACATATTGACTCAAATCTACATTCGGTGACATTTGTGATTTTTTTGCAAAATTACTCATATCAGGACATGGTGGAATACTACTTTTTAATACATATTTATCAATATCTTTATTCTCAGTTATATCACAATCTCTACAATTTTTTTTTGAATAATTATCTTTACATTTATCCTTTTCCTTATCATCTTTACATTCTTTTTTTGATTCTATAGGTCTATAACCCCAATTATATAAACCACTTGAACCTTGATCAATATCTATTGAAGATGCTATATCAAAATTCTCTCTTATAAAATTTTTATAATTCTCACTAACATAGGTTTGACTACTTATACTAATTAATATAATAACTGTTATTATTAATAAAACTATTACTAATAAATTCATCCTTTATTGCTATATTATATAATATTATATAATATATTTTTATTTTTTTATTTTTAGAATGAACATTGTCCATCTAAACATTTTTTTGTTTTTTCAAAACTCTCTACATATTTATTATATCTTATCTTATTCCATTTACAAACTGCTTCTATAAAATCTTCTAAAATATCTGTTATCTCATTTATATCTATTTCATATGTATATTCATCTATTTCTTCTTCATTATATCTATAATATTTATCTATTATATCCATTAATAAATTAAAATCCTCTGGATTATTCATATATTTAATTATAGACGATCTATTCTCTTTTATTGATTTTATAACTTGAGATTCTGAATTATAATTTGAAAATTTAGTATCATACCAATCATTATATATCAAAATAGAATATTTTAATACCATATCAAAACTATTTTCAGGAGAAATTTTTAACAATTCCTCCTTCCTTTCATTTATATAAAATTTATATAAACCTTCATATTTAATATTTAATGTCATTTTTTCCTATTTTTATTTATAATATTATTAATATTTTTTTTTATATTAATTAACTGAACAATTCCAACATGGTATTTTATCTTTTCTTATATATTTATTAAAATCTGGATGCTCTTCTATTTCAAATGCTCTTATATCACAACTATCTGTATCTCTAAAATGTTTTAATATTTTTTTACAATGCTCTTTATCACGATTTTCTTCTCTCCAACAATAACATGCTGAATCTAATTCACTATTTAATTCACAATAATTATTTACTGTCTTTCTACAATTTCTCGACATATTACAATTTAATGGATCTTTTGACCAATCTATATCTCTACATTGAACACTTCTACATGGATTACCTTCCCTCACTATAAATGGACAATTCTTATTATGAGGATTTATACCATGATCATCTATTATTTCTGGAACTTTACATGAAGGAAAATTTAATAAATATATATCTTTTGCTATTTTCCTATTCTCTCCATATGATATTTCTCCATGTCTCCCTAAATCTTTTGCCCATCTTGAATTTTTCTTTATATATGTATAATATTGTCCATCCTTATAATATATCTCTGGACAATCACTATTTCTATTCTCATATTTTTCTAATTTTTTTGAATCTAATACCATATCCTCTACTCTATCTATCTTAAATTGTTTTGCAAATTCTCTATCCTTATATTCACATAATCCATCACTTCTATTTACACAAAAATCCTTACAACTATCTAATATTGTTGCACAATTCTTTACACATTCTGGATAATTTACCGTTATTTCATTTAATCCATTTATATTCCCTAATGATGTTCCTGCTGGTAATGAACACATATTTTGACATTCTGATAAACATTTACCTCCTATATTCCTTACTGTTATATCTGTTTTACCATCTTTTGTATATTCTGATAATACTGGAACCTCAATTTTTATATCATCTGTTAATTTATTCTGATCTTCCATAAATTGATGAACATTAAATAATTGCTCATCATCTAAATCTCTATTATATAATATTAAATAATTTAACAAATAATTACTATTCTGTTGATTATTTATTATATAATTTCCATTACTAAATTCTACATTTTCTATATTTTCATCCTGATATGCCTTAAATTTATCTACATATACTGTTAATTTATTATTACTCCTTATTATTGATAATGTAAAAAAATCATTTGTTATTATATCTTTCTTTATATCTAACTCTTTATTATTATAAATAACTGTTAATGGTCCATACGTATTATTTACTAATACATTTAATCCTATAAATGGAGTTAATACAGTTGAATCCTTATTCACTCCTGGTATATATATCGTATCACTTATTCCTGATTTTGCATTCGTCTTTAATCTCATAACTATTGTGAAATTTTTATTATCTATTTTATTTGATTTTATACTACTTGATCCTTTCTCTGATGTTATTTTAATATAACCTTTCTCTAATCTTGGTGCAGTATTCCATGTTATATAATTATTATCTATCTCTCCTTCTAATTTTAAACCATCTAAACTTAAATTATTAACCTTAAAATTACTTAAATATAAATCTACTATATCACTCGATAATGGTAAATTTATTGACATAATTTCTTGTATTCTTATATCTACTATAACCCTATATCCTGTTTTACTATTATTTACAAAATTTATTATTATATCACTAATTATATTTTCTGGTAAATCAAAATTTGATTCTATCTTTAACCATTCTTCTCCATTATATTTTTTTCTTTCAACTGTTTTTGGTATTAATTTTTTCTTTCTTATTAAATCTCCTGATACTTTATATAATAATTCAACTTCATGCGATTTTAATTTATCATCCGTTTTATCTAATAACCAATATGATACTAAATATTTCTTTGATCCTTCCAATGATACCTCTATTCTATATTTACCACCATTATTCTCTTGTCTTATTCCATTTGTTACATTTGATGGATTGGAAATTGATACTATTGATGCTCCTAAACTTTCATCAACATTTGTATTATAATCTTTATTCAATTTAGCATTACTTATATCACTTGATGAAGAAAATCTACCACGTGATAATATTTCATTATCTGATAATCTAAAATTTTCATATGTAGTTCTTCTCCTAATTAATATTACTAAAACAATAATAATTAATAATACCAATATTATCATTTTATTATCTTTTATTATATTTTTTACATTATTTATTAATATTTTACTTCCCTTTTTTAATTTATCTAATGTCATTTAATTCTATTATTATTATCTTATATTATATTACTATTATTTTTTTTATTATAAAATAAATAATACTTTAATATTTTATTTTAATATTGTTCTTTTATAATTTAATTGGTAATTCATTATTTGTATTAAATTGACTTGCTATTGCTTCTCTATTTGATATATTATTTATATCATTAATTATTTTCGTTGATACTGACTCATAATTATTATAATTTCCTGCCATATCAGATACATTATATAATTTTTTATTTGAATTATCATATATTAAAAATTTAACATTATATAATGAACTATTATTATTCAAAACTAATTGTGCATACAAACTAAACTGTCCATTATACTTATCATCTACTCCATATAATATATCTGGACCTATCGGTCTTACTGCAAATACAATTGGTCTATTTCTTAAATCTTTTGGTGCGGGTAATTTCATTGAAATTGTTCCTATACCTTCAGAATTTACTGATACATTTACTAAATTTAATGGTCTTGGAGGTTCTAATTTAGCAAATATATTGGGTATCTCTTTAACTTCTTGTAACCATTCAAAACCTGGTTCATTTTTACAAGCATCTAAATATTTTTTTACAGCCATTCTTTCATTATTTACGCCTTGAACTCCTGCATCTCTTATATATAATCCTTGTAACCAATTTATAAATTGTTGTTGAGTTGAATCATTTACTATAGAATTTTGATTATATGGATTACCATTTCCATTATCACACATTCCACCTGATAAATTATATCCAGGTAATATACATTTATTTGGATTTTTATAATCACATTTATTATATTCCTTTGGTCTTGTACTCACCTGACTTAACCATTCATAACCTGGTTTACTTTTACATTTATTTAAATATTCTAAAACTGCTTTTCTTTCATTATTTACACCTTGAACACCTGCATCTCTATTATATAATGATTGTAACCAATCTATAAATTGTTGTTGAGTATAATTATTTGCTAATGCTATTACATTATATGGATTACCATTACCATTATTACATAATTCACCTGATAACTTATAACCTGGTAAAACACATATATTCTGATTCTTATAATTACAATCATCAACAGGAGTAGGTGCAGGAACAGGAGTAGGTACAGGAGTAGGAACAGGAGTAGGTGTAGGAATAGGTGCAGGAACAGGAGTAGGTACAGGAGTAGGAACAGGAGTAGGTACAGGAGTAGGAACAGGAGTAGGTGTAGGAGGTGGTTGTAATTTAATTAAAGGTAAATTAAATACTGTAGGAGTTGATGTAATTATAATATCACCATCTACATCATTAGGCTCATATTCATTAACAGGAATAGAGCTATTACCAATATATTTTGTAAAATTAATTTTTTCTTCTACAGTCTTAGAATTATAAAATAAACATCTAAAATAATATTGTCCATCTACTATAGGACGAGATTCTATTAATTTATCAAAATTATTATTTTTCTCTCTTGTATAAAAAACTATCTCTCTATTTTCAACATCTAAAACTATTGTATATAAAGTTGTATTAGATACAGGACCCATTTTATTTGTTAAATCAAATTCATTATATCCTATAAAAAATTTAATTGATTTATTTCTTCCATTATTACTAAATTCTAGTGAATATTGTGGTGGAAATTTATATTGCTCTCTACTAAATTTGTTATTTGAAGAAAAATTTATTACAAATTTAGGAGTATCTATAACATTTCCATATCTAAATAAATATAAATCTTCTAAAATAAATGATAATATATATTTTTTTGAAGATTGTGGTGTAACACATGAAGCTATATTAACTCTAGTAGCCCAACTTGGGTTTTTTATTATATTTAATGTATTACCATTAATTGTATTACTATTATTATTTGTAAATGATTCTATTGAATTTTGATTAAAATTTCCTTGATATTGACCAAATTTAACACCAATTAAACCATCATTATTATTTACATAATACATTGTTGCATTAAAATATAATTTATTATTATCCATTTGTCTCTGAACACTTCTTTTCTCTTGTCCATTCATAAAATATTTTACATTTATTCCATCATATGTAATTAATAAAATAGTATTAACATTATAAATACCAAAATTACCTCTATTAATACCAGATTCAAATATTTCAATTTGACCCTGATTGTTAAATGACCATCCATAATTAATTGAATTATATCCTAATGAACTCTTTGGATTTGTACTTAAACCAAATATACTAGAAATATTAGTAGAAGATTGTCTTGATTGACAATATATATTCTGAATATATCCTATATTACTATATATATTTGCATTCCATCCATTAATACCAGATGATTTTATAAAAGAATCTAATGTTTTACCATAAGAAATACCATTAATAAAAATAGGTTGCCATGTTGAAAATGATGTGCTCCAACTAGTATAATTTCCATTCCAATTAGTAGCATCATATTTATTAAAAGTAGTTTTACTATATATATTCATATTTTTTGATGATAATGATATAAGAGTTTTTATAATATCTTTTGGACTACTAAATGTTCCTAAATATCTACCAATTCTTAAACCTGGTTCTGCACATTTTCCATCTTTTAATATTAAATTTGCACAACATTTTATATTTGAAGTAGGGGATTCATTTATATTTTTACATAATAATCCTTCCCTACCTTTATTACCTTGAAACATAAAAATATCTACACTTGGAACATCAGAAGATGTTTTATATAAATACAATCTATTTGTCATTACATTATATCCTAAATATTTATCATCTATTAAACTTCTTAATGAACCAAATACATTACCATTTTTTAAAACTATATTATTTTGTGTTAATTTATCATTCATTGTAAAATAAAATTCTTGATTTAATCCACCATTAAATACTGTTGGATAAACAATATTTTTATTAGATTCATATGCTATATAATAATCAGGATAATCTTTAATACATTCAGTTAATCCTTTAAAAACGACAACAAATTTAATTAGTCCCTTTGTTTCAATTTGTCTTATATAATTAATTTGCCATCTTTGTGGAATATTTTTTATTATTGTTGTGCATTCATTATATGTATTATAACTATTACATGTAAATGGTTTATTAACATTACTATTACATAATGGTTGATTTTTATCTAAATATATTTTATCCTCTATTGTATCAATTGCTAAATATTTATCATCTAATGATATAAAATAATAATCATTACTATTAATAGCTAAAATATTATTGAATTTTTTAAAATTATCACTTTCATCAGTAATCATATTATCAAATATCTTTTCCTTAGTAACACATTCTGGATAATTAAATTTATTATTTTTATCTAAAGCACATTGAACTTTATTATTTTTATCAACACAAAAAGGATATTCTTCATTCGTTTGAATACCATTTATAGATAATCCATTTAAATATCTTAATCTTAAAATATTATCATCTTTATCTTTTATATTAAAACAATTATAATTATTTTCAAATGTTTCAGTATAATTTTTCATTTGTAATAACATTGTAATTAATAATATAGAAATAATAATTAAGTCAATGAAAGAAAATGGTTTATTATATTTAAGTCTTTGAAATAATAATATAATAATACATATGACAGCTATTATTTTAATTATAAATGAACTTCTATTAAGATCAATCATATATTATATATATAGTTATAATTTAGATTATAAAATTTATAATTTATTTTTACATTATATATATGAATCGATTATTTACCGATAATAATCCTGAAACAACATTAAAAGGATTAGGATTTAAAAATATAAATAAAACAAAAGAAAGTATTATAAAAATAGAAAAATATTTTAATAAATTATGTAAAAAACAAAAACTTAATCATTGGACATCCTATAAAACTAGACCTAAAGAATTTATTACAACTAATAAACAAAAAATAAAATATTTTCAGAAACAAAAAATGTATCGAATCCTTGGACTATTAAACCGTGCTAAAACTATTTATTTACAATACCCTAATCCTGAATTAAAACAATCTATTTTATTACTCAAAAAATGGATGAAAAATTATAAACAAAAAAAATAATATAATTCATTATATAATATTACATTAATTACATATAATTACATATTATTATATATAATTATAAATATGCAAAGATATAAATATATTTATATGTAAATTATTCAATTTTAAAATATGAACCTTGTTTAATAGGTCTAACACCAGTAGATTTTTCTAATAAATTAGGATTAAAATTTTTATTTAATATAGGCCAACTTTTAGGATCAGTATAAGTAAATCCATATATCGAAGAATCAGATACTTGTTTATTATTAATATTATTATTATTATTTTCATTATCATTTCTTATTTTTGATAACATAATATCTTGTTCTTTCCTTGCTTGAAATCGACTATTTACTTCACTTGAATTATTTCTATCAGTTCTTCTACCTCTAGTAGTAATAGCATTAATATCTTTTACAGTTTCAGGTGCTCTTTGAAAATTTGGATGAAGACGTCTTAACCAACTTGTTGAAGGAATACCTCCATTTTCAACTTCTTCTCCAATATTAACATTACTATTAACTTGTTGATAATTCCCTTGATTTTGTTCATCAATATATTCTAATTCACGTAAAATTTCAGCATCAGCTTGTCCAATTAAAGATAATTTTCTATCTATATTTTTTATTTTATTTTCTAATTCATCATTAATATTATAAACAACATTAATATTAACATTTTGATTATCAGGATCTATGTCTATGGAATTATTATTTAATGCATTATCAAATAATCTATTACCTAAACCAAGATTATTACTTTTTTGTGCAGAATCCATTTTTTTTCTATTATTAGTTTGTTCAAAATCAACTTCCTCTTGCATTAATGGTTTTAACATATTATAACCATTTTGAGTCTTATTTTCTTTTGGTTGCATATTATCAATTGAATCTTCTTCATCAAATTGTTTTTCAAATTCTCTATTAAATTTACCTAAATCAAATGTTCCTTGATTATTTTTAAATGTTGAAGGTATTTTAGAATTATCTACAGGTGGTTTATTATTTTGTTTTATCAATAAACCAGCCGGAGTTCTAATATTAGTAGAAGAATCATTCGATTTTGTATTTGGCTTAAGAGTAGTAGAATTTTTATTTTTTGAATCACTCATATTCGTAGCATATTCAAATATATCTCCTTCTTCATCATTATCTTCTCTATCAAATTTATTCCAAATTGAATTATTATTATCTTCAGGACTATGTATATTATCATTAGAAAAATTTTCTATTTTATAAGATGTAAAATATAAACATCCAATAATACTACTAATAATAATAGTAATTAAAAATACTACTAATACACCAATTGGAGTAATTTTTCTATTACTATAAATATAAACAATAATAAAAGCTATTAAAAATATTAAAACTGGATACATTTATCCTATATTACTTATATATTATAATTAAATATTATTTTATAATAAAAAGATAAATTATATATATAATATAGTATTATAAATGGGAGATTTATATGAAAATACAAATGTTTATGAATTAAAATTTAAAGATTTCGATTTAACTGAAAAAAATAAATATAAATTAATTCATAAAGATTTTATAAAAAAAAATGGTATTATAATATTTTATGCACCTTGGTGCCAACATTGTCAAGATATGGTTTATTATTGGGATAATATTGCTATTAATT